CATCGGCGACCGCGAGCGCGCCTGGGCGCTGTAGTCGCCATCGGGGCGGTTGTCGTCGCCGCGGGGCTGCTGATGGTCGTGGTGCGCTCCGCGAGCGCGTCAACGACACGTACGGTGAAGGTGCCGAAAGGGATCTCGAGCACGGTTGCGGCGCTGGCGGCAAAGTGGGCAAAAGCACGAGGTCTACCCCTACTGTGGGTGCTGACCACCATCAAGGTTGAATCCGGCGGAAACCCAAACATCACCGGTGATCAAGGCCGGTCCATCGGTCTCATGCAGATCAACACCGCCCCCGATGCGAACGGGCCGCTGGTGAAGAGTTTGGGCCTGACGCCGAAAGATCTCTTCGACCCGAACACCAACATCATGGTAGGGACGTTGTTGATGCGGAAGGCCTACGACGGTGTGATCGCCGCTCTGGGGGGACGACGACCGCCGGCAGACCTCGGGTTGTTGACGAGGCTGGCCTACTGGAGCCCGGCGTTGAAGGTGACCCTCGCCCGGGGCGGTAACCCGGCCATCGGCAACTCCCAGGCAACGACGTTGATTGTGAACCCCTGGAACAGGGCTATAGCCGAAACCTCGGCCTTGGTATAATCTCACTGTCATGCTGAGTCGCACCTATGACTTTGTGATGCCGAGCAACGGGACGACCGACGTCGACATCCCCGTGGAAAACTTCAACCCTTCCGTGGCCGCGGCTCCCGTGGCTGTCGGAGCGGATGGATTCTACAGCGAGTGGCGCAATCGGCCGATCCGGGTGCCGATCAAGGCCGGCTCGGCGGTGGTGCCGGCGACCGGTTTCGTGCCGCGCCTACGGCTGGGATTCTCTGCCGCGTTGCTGTCGATCAACAGCGCAACCACGGCGGTCGCACTTCCGAATGTGCAGTTCTCGCGGTCGCTGGTCGGTAACGTGTTCTCGACCGCGGCCGGTGTCACGACACAGGGCGATGCCACGTTCCAGGATCCGGGTGGTGCCCCGACCATTCGGGTCAAGAACGCGACCGGTGTTGCGGCGAGGAAGTTTCGTCTGTCGCTCTGTGTGATGGATCGAGACGAAGACGATCAGTCGAAGGCGGGGTAGTAAATGGCTATCGGTCATCCTCTCGCAGGTAGTGGTTTCGGTGGCGGACCGCGCGCGTTCCAGCCGATTCCGCGCAACCCCGCGGAGGGNGGTAGCGGGTATTTTCGCCGGTATTCAAACGGCGGGTCTCCAGGCTACCCCGGACAACCGAGTCCACGTCGGGTCAGGTACACCGCGGGCCCGAGCGTGCCGGACACAGAGCCGGGGGGGAATCCCACCATCGCCCCGCACGGCATGATGTTCGAGCGCGATGGACGCCTGGTGAAGATCCCGACCGGCTTCTTCGGGGGCGCGACGCCGTCTGAAGAGACCACGCTCATGAAGTTCTTTTTCTTCGGGATCATCGGCGGAAGTCTACTTGGGGCGCTGTTCGGTGCCGTACTCTCGTCTCGTGGGAGCCGCGCGCGCGACGGTGCGATTGGCGCTGGGCTCGGGGCCGCCACCGGTGCATTCTCGTCGCTCATGATCGGCCGCGGGGCAGCTCTAACGAAAGCGTGATCCGGGATGACGATCCTGACGTCATACCTGAGCGCAGCGGGGGACGGCGCCGAAGGCGCGAGCGGGACTTCGCCGATGTTGCCGACGCTTCCGCCAGGCGCTGTCCGCGGGGACGCAGCCATCGCACAGATCACGGAGATGTATCGGGTGCTCCAGGCGCAAGCTTCGCGCATCGATCGTGTGTACGGCGCGGCCATTCCGTGTGATGTCCAGACACACCACAACGAGGGCGTGAAGGCGTACCAGAAAGCCGCGCAATCTGTTTTCGATCAGATCCTCGCGCAGAATCAGAAGTACGAAATCGTGCAGTACATGTACAACCCGGACGGATCGGTCATGTCCACGACCAAGAGGAATCGACCGTTGATTCCGGCGGTGTACAACGTGGTTGGATGTCCGAGCAACGCTCCGATGTCGGGATCTTTGCACGGACCGACGCTGGGTCAGTTTGGTATTGCGCCTCTCATCTGGATCGCCATCGCCGTCGTGATTGGCGCAACCACGGTGTCGCTTGCGTACGTGGTCATCAAGAACTGGCCTCTCGCGGCCGTAGAGACGGCGAAGGCTCAAGCCGTGTGGGTGGCGACGCAGCTGGATTGCGTCGAGCGGATGATGAAAGATCGAAAGTTGTCGACGGGTGCCGCTGTGCAAGCCTGCAAGGGCATCGTCGGTGAAGCACCGAAGGCGTCTTCGTCTTGGGGCCTGTGGGCTCTGGTACTCGGCGTCGGTGGCCTTGGTGGTTACGGACTCGCGCGAGCCTTACGGAGGGGCGACTGATGGCGCTGCCGGAGAAAAAAACCAACACCGGTGCCGTTGTCGCAGGGGGCCTGGCCGCACTTGGGTTTTTCGGCGCCTTGATTGGTGTTGCGGCGTCGAGCGGGAAAAAGAGCGTGAAGCGTCCCGGGCTCGGCCGGCCGCCGCCGGTGCGGCGGGTGCGTGGGAAGGGTTGCGGGCGATGATCGGCGCAGGATCGGTACCGTCTGGATGGTTTGGTGCCAGTGGTTTACCACCGGGCATGAAGTTTGTACGGCGCACTATCCTGACGGGCGCTTCTCAACAAACTCTTGTTATCGCCGACGGGTTGGATGGTGAGACAGACCTTGGTTACACAGTCAAAGGACTTGTAGTTGAGGGAGGCAGCGCAGGAAATCCTGAGATTTACTTGCGCCCGAACGGAATCACCGCGAATCAGCGGCGACAGTACCTACAAGGCAACGTCGGTGTTGTTGCGGCGAATGAAGGCGCTACTTTGGGAATGGCGATTGGTTCTGTTGGTAATGGTTTAGTCATGCACTTCAACGTGGACTTTTTCGCTAAATCGGGTTTTCGGCGTGGGACGAATGCGCAATCTCAACAAGAAACCTCAGCTACATCGACGGCGTTGAATCAATTTGCTGGGATGTGGATTGATACGACCACACCGGTGTCGTCGCTGGTCATCGCTGCCGAATTCGCTCTCGGTCTTGGTGCCGGGTCAGAATTTGTTGTATTCAAGTGGGTGTGATGATTTAGTTCATCCTCGGCGACGTGCCCGGCGTCATCATCTGCCCGAGCGTTGGATCTTGCAGCGTCAACGCGTCCGCGAACCTGTCCTGCAGCGTGAGCGCCTGGTCCTTGAGCCGCGGGATCCCCGCACCCAGGTGCTCAAGCGCGTTCAAGTGCGTGAGTGCGTACGAGGCATGTGTCAGGCCGATGGTCGGGGACGGACTTCCTTGTGCCGCGGCCAAGTACCTCCTAGCTTCCTGTACGTGGTACGCGATCGGCCCCGCGACCTGCTGCCCTGCACCTTTCATCGGGGCCACGGCAACTCCTTGGCTCATCTGGTACGCCCAGCGCAAGATGAGGGCGCCGAGCGCGACACCACCCAGGACGCCCAGCACGATGATCAGCGTGTTGAGCGCTGAATTCTTGTCTCCATCGGCCATAAAGGGCAGCATACCACCTACGTCCAGGGCTGTGTTACGCTCGGACGGAACCCAGCTTCGGGAAGGCAAAAATGGCGCTTATTACAGATCCGGACCTTCTAGAAGACTCCGCCGCCGATGACGGCTCACAAGAGGTCTACATCAACACCGCGACCAAGACGGTCAAGTTGGTCATCGTCGGCAACCTCTCGACGGACGGCGTGACGCTCAAGGCGTTGTATTCGTTTCTCAAAGAGGAATGGAAAAACGACCCGAACACGAAGAACCTGGCGGCGTTCCCGTTTCCGATGGTCCCGATCACGGACGAGTTCTACGAATTCGTCGAAGGGTGGGACTTCTTCAACGACACCGGGCGCAACCTAATCCGAAACGCCGGATGGCTCGTGCGAAACGGGAGCAGCAACGTCACGCAGCACTGGGCCGGGATCAAGACCACGGGTACGACAGAGAGCAACGATCAGCTCTATTACCAGCTTGATGGCGCCAGCGGGGTGGGTACTGCGACGAACTTCGTCCTGGCGGGGCCAGCCAACCAAGCCGTACAGGTCATCTCAGATCCGAACGGAGACGGAAACTACGCCGACGGTTTCTCCAGGGTCACGAACATCAAGGTGTTCAATCGTGAGCAAGGTCAGATCTACTCGCTGTCGAGTACGTTGGCCAACGGCGAATCCACACTGACGGCTCCGAAGACCTTCGGCCTCGACGCTTCGACAGGGACAGATCTCAAGATTGAAGACACGGACGCCTACGTTGCGGCAGCTGTCGCGATCACAAGTGCCTCGTGGGCCGCCGGTGTCGCAACGATCAACACCGGCGCCGTTCACGGGTTGACATCCGGAGACTACGTCAGGATCACAGGCGTCACTCCGACGGGCTACAACGTGCGCGGCGTTGCGACGGTCAGCGATACGGACACTTTTACGATTCCCATCACGAGCGATCCGGGAGCCTACACGAGCGGCGGAACGGTCGGTACGATCTACAGCCTCATCCTGGTCAGGTACTTCGATCAAAACTTCTCGCGCGACATCGATTCTGGCACCGATCGCAACTTCGGAATCGTGGTGGACGTGGGAACCCACTCGGGTGTCGACGGCTCCACCTCGGCCGCAGGCAGTACTTTGACGACGGCCGAGGGTGGAATACCCACCGAGAACAACCCGCTCGCGGGCGGTACACTGATCATCCACGAAGGTGCCAACGCGGGCACGTATGTGATCAGCGGCAACCCTACCGCGACCGTAGTCACGATCACGACGACGTTCGCGAACGCCCTATCCAACCAGTCATTCACGATCTACCCGCCGGTTGCGGTCCCGGCCAGTGCCGAGAAGATATACACCAAGATCCAGTATCTCCTGCGGCAAGCAGCCGACATCGATTCAACAGACCAGAGCGTGACCGGCAAGGTTGCCGATCAGTTGATGAACTTCGTTGGTGACACGCTGATTCTGGGCCGCGCTGCTTCCGGTACTCAGCCTACAAATCCAAATGGCGGCGGAAGCGGCGTTGTCGTCGAAGGCTTTGAGAGCGGGGATACCAACCGTCTCACGTTCTACGACAACACGAATACCAGCAGAACCTTCCCGTTCGTCGCGGTTCTGAACTTGCAGTTCGGCGCCAACCTCGTGGCTGATGCCAGCGCGAAGTACTGGGTCTACTTCACGACTCTTCCAGGGGCCGACAACGACTGGGGCGAGGTCAACGCGGTGATCGTAGATGACAACGCCGGGGCCGATATGACCGGTACTGTTTCGGGTGCCGGGAGCATCCAGAAGACTTTCAACTACGATGGTAATAGTCAGGGTGGTCGCACGCCCGGCACCGACGCTGACATCACGGTTGTAGCCATCGGTTTGATCACAGGACAGTACGTTCGCGCGACAGGACTGATAGAGAGGTCCACATCGAACGCCGTTTCGCTCGTTGCCCCGCTCGAACGAAATTACGCCAATCCATAATGAGGGCGTGCCATGACGGCGCCTGCCTACACAACCGACCTCGTTGATATCGACCTCGCGCAGGCAACGACGAACTGGACGAACATTGGTACTGGCGCTCTCGCTGCCGAGACCGACTTCTTCTGCCAGAACGGAATCTGCATCTCGAAACCCGGTTGGACCGGGGATGCCACCCGCGGTGCCATCTGCAATGCAGGCTCAGGGCTCACCATTCCGAGCCCCGGCGCCTACTTCGCCTGGTTGAACTTCTGGGGGCCTGGCGCCCTGGAGACGCAGGCCAACGGCGGTTTGCGTATGATCATCGGCAGCAGCACCACCGCCTACAACGTCTGGTACGTCAAGGGTGGCGACACCATCAAGCCTTTCGATGCTTGGATATGCATGCCGCTCGACCCGGCCGCCCAGGCAGCCGACGCCACCGTGGGCTCTCCGTCGGCGACCTTGCAGTATTTTGGATCTCTGGCCCGCATCAAGTCCGGCTCTGCCATCGGTAAAGGAAATCCTTACGGTATCGACGCCATCAGGTACGGCCGCGGAACACTCCAGAGCGTGGAAGGGGAGGCGAGCAACTACGCGACGTTCGCCGGTGCCGAAGCTGTCGCCAACAGCACGACGAACCGCTGGGGTCTCTTCCAGCAGATCCAAGGAGGACTGTATCTGCAACAGGGGCACTTCCTGATGGGGGTTGCCGGGACGATCGTGGACTTCCGAGACTCCAATAGGATCATCGCCATCGCCGACACCCAGAAGGTCATCTCATCCTTCAACCTGTTCGAGGTCCGCAACGCCAGTAGTCGGGTCGACTGGACCAACATCACCATCACGGCCCTCGGCACCACTGCGCGTGGAAACTTCATCGCGACGAACAACGCCACGATCAACAAGATCGGGTGTGTCTTCACCGACATGGGCACCTTCGGGTACCTGGCGGCGTCCACCATCACCACCACCACGTACCGACGGTGCCAACTCATAACACAGGCCGGAGCGACGTTCTCTAAGTGCATCGTCGACAGTACGGCGGATTCCGTCAAGGCCATGATCAGCGATGACCCATCAAAAATTTCAAGCTGCCAGTTCGTCTCATCAGGCACCAAGCACGCCCTCGAACTGACCACTCCCGGTACCTACACTTTCCCCGGCAATCTTTTCACCGGGTACGCGACGGTTGACGGCTCAACCGGAAACGAGGCCATCTACAACAACAGCGGCGGTCTCGTGACCATCAACGTCACGAGCGGTGGCGGCACCCCCACCATCCGAAACGGATCTGGTGCCAGCACGGTTGTGAACAGCAACGTCAGCATCACGCTGACGGGTCTCAAAAACCCCACCGAGGTCAGAGTCTATGCTCAGGGAACAACCACAGAGCTGAATGGCCAAGAGAACGTGACGACAGGCAGCTATCAGTTCAGCGTTTCCTCTGGAACGGCCATCGACATCGCGCTCTTGTCGCTCGGCTACCAGAACATGAGGTTGCTGAATTTCAGCACGACTTCGGACACCGCCCTCCCGATCAGTCAACAGGTGGATAGACAGTACTTAAATCCGTAGCACGCACCGCCCATGGCCTTTACTTTTGATGGTCCAAACAAGCTCATCATCCTCACATCAGGGACGACGACTGTCGACGTGCGCGACATGTTCTCTCGCTGGAAAGATTGGGTGACAACAGGAAACGCACAGTTTCTACCGGCCTTCAACTCAGTCGGCGGCGACGATATTGATACCGGAGCCGGCACCAAGATTCCGCCCTACCTATTCTTGCTCAACGGCTGGCGAGTCCGGCCGCAAGAAGCCTCGCACACACTAAACATCACGACCGGAATTTTGTTGGTGGACGGTGGCGGGGATCCGTTCGTCGATACGCTGGGGGCGTTCATCGTCAGGATCCTCTACCAACAGCCCGTGCAGGCGATCACGGTGGCAACGGGAGGTACCGTCGCCCCCACCCAACAGCAGATCCGAGACGCGATGAAACTTGCTGCATCCGCCGGTTCGCCTGCTTCCGGTAGCGTTGATTTGCGGTTGTTGGAGCTGTACAGACTCATGGGATTGGACCCCACCAAGCCATTGGTTGTCAGCGCAACAGCGCGAACGGCGGGCGCAGAAGTCAGTCAAACAATTGTTGACGCTGCCGGCACCGTTACCGTCACGAGACAGCCGTGAGCGTCTCCCCCCTTGCCATAGCTACCGATGGGTTCGTACCCGCCGTTCCACTTTCGATCGCCACGCAGGGTTTTATCGTACCGTCTGGGGCGCCTGCCACACGCCTTCAATATTTTACGGGCCCCCAGAGACTTCAGGCGGGTTCGCTGCAGTACCTGCGTAAAACCCGATCACCGCGGTCGCTCTACGCGCCGCCGTCGGCGTACCGAGTCTCCTTGTTTTTTGCTTCTCTAAAACCTGCGCAAAAGCCCGCACCAGACGTCATCGCACTGCCGGTACCGGTAGAGCTTCCGACTCCCGAGCCGATCGAAGTTCACGAGAAGCTGCAGGAAATCCCGCCGCAGCCCGGTGTCTTGGCCGCACTGGCTGAGGAGGCCGCACCGGTGCCGGTAGACCCACCCGTACCAGTGGAGGTGCCGATCGTTTCACCAGAGCCTCAGATCGCCTCACCAGAGCCCGAAATCGTCTCGGAAGTTCCGAAACCGAAGCGCGGCCGGCTGGCGGACCTGGCCGAGAAGTTCGCGCCGAAAAAGAAGCCCTAGCCCGCGTCGCTCACCGGTGGAGGCGTGTCGTCCTCGAATATGACCTTGTGCACTGAAGCTTCCCGGTACCAGGTTGGTGACTCTTTCATGAACAGGCGATCTGTCCACTGCAAGAGGTCAGGAGGGTGTTTGGTTGGTGGAACCCAGACCACACAGGCCAATTCCCCGTCCTTCTGCCGCAGTTCCACGCGCGTGTACTTGCGGGCCCTGAAGACTTCCTCAGACGGCATTACCGTGGCGGCCGTCGAGTTTCTAGCTTTTCGATTCGTGTTTCGTGCAGTTTGACAGATTGATCGACTGAAGCCTTGAACGCATCCAGCCGGGCGCCGATGTAGTCTCTATCGCTGCGGGAGCGCTCCTGCACGACCGGCTCAACTACATCCTTGACGGCGAGTTTCAGGACCCAGGGACCCCACAAGATCGCCACACCGACGAGAGCCCCGAGAGCGGCGATGATCCCCATCGCGTAGTACCGGAGGTTGTCTAACTTGCCGAAACGCTTGAGCATACTGACATGAAGCCGGTAGTCGTCTTCAACGTGCTTGATCATTGCGTCGCGTAGATCACCGCCGAGACCTAGATTGATGGCGGCTGACGGCGAGTCTAAGATCGGTGTCGGAACGGAGCCACGTTCAGGCATCAAGGGCAGGATACCGCAGATGGGCTACGGTGGGCAAGCAGTGCTTGGCCACGTCTAGTGGTGCGCGTTCGTGAGGTCGCCCTTGAGCGTGGGTTTCGTGAGCGCCTCTTCGTCCTTCGGTTTCTTCCCCTTCATGATCTTCTTCAACCCCGGCGCGATCTTCTCCAGCGACGCGACCTGGGGCACGACCGGTGCTTTCTCGTTCCCGTGCCAGAGCTTCTTGCAGATCACGCACCGGATCTCCGGCGCGGCTTCCTGAATTTCCTCTTCGCCGTCGATCACGACCGATGTGCTCTTCGGAGGGTTGAACCAGCGCCACTGCCGGCAGGTGTGGTTGATCGGCACCGGTGCCGCACGCGGCACCATCTTGTCGAGATCTCGGATACCTTGCTTGGTCAGTATCATGGGCACCATGGGGGTTTGGAGTTGGGAGGGAGCATGGAACAGTCGAGATCTGAAGCTCCCGACTGCCCGACGAGATCTTTCACGTTGCCGACGGGGGTGACCGTCGGCGGGTTGTAGGTCGGCTTCGGTTTTTCTTCGGCGCCCACTTCGGCCAGCAGGGCGCGGGCCTTCACAGCGCATCTGCATGCAGCGCATTCGCCGCAGCACTCGGCATCCTCCCAGTCCGCCTCGGGACAGCGCAAGGGATTGTCTCGCATATCAACCGTTGATAGATAGCGCAGTTCCACGGCGAGCGCGTCCCGCTGGCGGGTGAGGGTGGCGATGCGGTCGTCTCTGATATCGTTACCTGCCGCATCAAACCTGCCTTCCATCCGGGGCCACCTGCGGTTTCGACAATCGAGAGAGCAAAACAGTTCTGTCCACCAGCCCCTCACGTAATCAACGCCGAGAACGGCGGATTGACCGGGGCCGTTCGTGCCGAGGCAGTTGGTTCCACACCATGTTTTCTCACAGGCCATTAGCGCGTCCCTCTCTCTTCTTTTGGCTTTCGGCGTCGCGCGTTGGCTGATCCACGAACCAGCCGATGTACAGTCCACCCTCCATCTTGCGATGGCGTCCGCACGGTCGGCAAACCAGGACACCTTTGTCGTCCATGCCTTCGGCTATTCCTGTGCATGGTACAAGCTCGAATCCACCGAGGGTTTCACAGCGTTTCATGTATTTCCTTTCGTCGCGTCAACTTCGGCAAGCAGGGCGTCGCGGGACTTGGCCCATTCACGCGCCCCAGTAATCTCGCGCGCCATCCCCCTGCGCACCAGCTTCACCGCCTCGTCCCTCTGCCGGGCGAGAGTGGCGATGGTGTCCAAAAGGTCGGTCGGCTCCGGCTGTTCTTCGTCGCTCATGGCTTCTCCGTTCGCGGGGCGGCGGCGCGGACACTGCCGTCATCAACTTCAATCTTGACCTTCGAGAGCGCCAGAAACTCCTTCGCGTATTTTCGCATCCTGGAACGCCACTTGCGAACCGCGCCCGCCTTCGTTGGCGACGAATAGGTCCATCCCGTTGACTGCGAATGCATGGAATGAATGAGCTGCGGCACGCCCTCGACGGACGTGCGGCAGACGAACCAGAGCATGCGCGGCTTGCTTTTCATCTACGCCCCTCCCTTGATGCTCATCGCGGCTTCTCCGTTCGCGTCGGTAATTCGTAAAGTTCGCGGATTACCTCTTGGCACTGGAGCGCGCTGTCTCTCTCGACAACTCCACGCGCTGTCAGTTGGTCGATGCAATCGACGGCATGGGCAAGGGCCTCCACGACGGCGCAGTCCACGGCGTGGCGCACGTCGCAACTGGCACCGAAGATTTTCACGCTCTCCATGGCGAGCTTGGCTGCGTATGTCACGGCTTCTCCGTTCGCGGAGCGGCGGCGAGGGCGCAGTTACAAGCGCCACGCACGCCGTCAGCTTGATCGCGCTCAACGGCCCAATCGCTACGCCCTGGGCACGCGGGACACGAACGCGCATGTGCCGCCCCTCCCTTGATGCGGGCGAGCGCGGCGTCGACTCGCTTCTCGAAATGAGTTCCGTCGTCGGCTATGAACCGCTCGGGTAATCTCAGGAATTCATCCAGCAACCCCATCAATTCGGTGCGATGGGCAGTCACGTCACACCAATGCTTGACAGCTTCGCCATGGGCCACTTCGATTTCGCCTATCGTAGCTCGCGCCTCGGCAAGTTCAGCGCGCCATTCCGTAAGCGAACCTCGCAACCGTTCCAGGTCCGCCGACATCGAGAACCCTGCGGCCTTCTCGTCGGCAAGTGCAGTTTCCAGTTTCTCGTTGTACGCCGCAAGTCCCGCCATGCTCGCGTCGGTTGCGGCTAAGTAGTCCGCAGCGGTCGATTTGCATTCGGCCAGTGCGGCTTCGAGGATGGCTATCGTCCGGGCGGCGGTGTCGCAGTCGGGGCAGGTCATGGCAAACACTTCATGGAGCAAAACGGCCCGCATGTCATGGTTACCGTGTTTTCGTCCATCCACTTCCCGGCGCCCGGCATGGGCGTCGGTTCGGGCTGTTCGCTCGGTACGATTCTCATCGTCACGTTCGTCACGTCGGACGGCGTTGGAATATCAGCGCCGCACGTTACGCACTTGCTCATGGGGTTCCTTTCAGCGGGGCGCGGTTGCACTCGTTGATGATGCCTTCGATGCGTGCCATAACTTCACGCGGGTCTTGGTTAACGACGTGCATGTGCGCCTGATCCACGGCTACCGCTCGCACCATTTTTATGCAGTCCTCCAACGCCTTGATTCTGTCGAGCAACGCAGGCAGGGCAGCGAGCGCAGCGTCTTTCGCCTCCTCGTAGGCGTCGTAGGCGTCGTAGGCGTCATCATCGCCAGTGTGCAAGGTATAAGCGCCGGGCTGCGCCTTCGCCAGCAACTCCCGCAGCGCCTTGGCGTCGATCACTCCGGCACCTTGTGCACCTGGATGAAGACCCGGTAGCGGCCGGCCGGAAGCTCGATCGACTGTATCACGTTTTGATAGCTGCCCCAGCCGCTCAGACCGCTCAGACCGAATTCGATGCTGTCGATGCAGCGCCAGTCCTTCTCATGTAGCACGAAGTCGTGCACCGTCGAAATCGCGGCATCTGCGTGGAAAGGTACGCCTTCGGACCGGACCTTGGTCACCATCTCGACGTCGGCCTTGATCTCGGTGATGCGCCGATCGACGCTCGCGACCAGGCTCTCGCGCAGATCGGCCAGTTGCTTGTTCACGTCTTCTTTCGTCAGGTTCAGGCTCGGCATTCTAGGGCTCCTTTTGGATCAGTTTTCGTAGTTTGTCTGCAAGAAGCTGGGTCTCTGTCGCGAGTTCCTGCAACTCGTCGAAGGAGAGTTCTATCGTCGTCGACACTTCAAACGTGTCGAGAATCAGCCGGGTCTTGTGTGCTCCCGATCTATCTTGTTCGTGGCCGGTAGCCAAGGTGATCCCGAGGCCGTTCTCGAGTTGCTTTGTCCAGTAGGTGCAGGGGTAAGTTTTCATCCTAACGGCCTCGTTCTGTTCAGGGCTTCTTTTGCGAATTCCACCAGTTCATTCGGAGTGATCAACACGGTCATTGACACGCCGTTAGGTTTTACGACGGTCAATACGATTGGTCGGACTCGGACGTAGACGCCGGGCGCGGCCGCCAACCCTACCGTTCCGCCGCTCTCGAGTTGCTTCGACCAGCTCATAACCCTTCAACCGCTTCCTCGATGAGCCGGTGGATCACCCGAATGTAGGCTTCTCGTCCTGCATCTACGGCGTCACTCTTGCCGAGCTTGTGTGCCCAATGTGAAAGTGCGCTGGCGCAAGTCACGGCCTCCATCAACTTTTCTTCGTTCGTTTCGCCCATTTCTTGGCGGATCTTCACCCACAAACCGACGAGTACCGACGCTATCGGATCACGTCCGAGCAACACGAACATGGGTTCGTCTGGATCCGCGTGGCTGTAGCAGTCAAACTTCCCGGGCTTGTTTTTGGTTCCCATTTTATTTCTCGTTCAACTCCGCCGCGGCCTTCTCGAACGCCGCCTTCAAGGCCGGCGAGAGGTCCGTGTAGCTCTTGGGGTTGGACATGCCGAGGCCGATCAGGTCGCTCATGCCGAGGCCGAGCACGGTTTTCTTGATCACGAGGAAGAGCTTGTCGGGGGTGATCACGTCCGCTCCTCCCGCGCCACTTCCGCCAACGTCGCTCCCCGCGGCCACAGCTCCGTGACCTCTTCCTCGGTCCCGATGGCGGCTTCGTACAAACCGTCACCCTCGCGGTGGAGCCAGACCTTGAGGTTTTGTGGACTGCGCCCGGCTCGGAAGAAGGCTTCGGTGATGGGCATCTCGCGCGACTCCCAGCGGTCGCGCGGCTCACCTTCATGGTCGACGAGAAGCCAGGTTTTCATTTGCGTTTTCGAGATCTTCCGTAGATACGGCCCGTGTTGTCGCTCAACCAAACAAAAATCTGTTCTAGTTTCTCATGAACTTCTTCGTTTTCCAGGTCGAAAGCATCGGCCTGCATGATCGCGAGAACCTGGTTCAGCAAAATGGCGTGGCTTTGGGAACTCTGAGGTAACTGTGCTGTTTCGACTTCCGAGCCCACCGCACGCCCCGCAAGATGTTGAAAAGGAGCCTTCAACGCGATCTGGGATTGCGTAAACAAACCGCTTTTGGTATCGACGCCACCCAAGGCGCCGGTAGGTGCAGAGAGACGTCTGTTCAATAAACGGCTGAGACTCAGCTTCGGCATCGCCAAAATGCTCGCGATTCGACCCACAGGAACACCGAAGTTTTCACGTAGCCGTTGCGCAATCTTGACCTTCTCGAAAGTTGAAAGGCGCCTGCCATGTTTGATGTTGCAGGCGACAGCGTGGACGAACCACTCCTTCTGAACGAGCGTGATGACCTTCGCCTCGATTTCTTTCCGGCCCAGACGCTTGGCTGCGCCCCACCGGTGCCGTCCATCAAGGCCGAGATATTTCCCGTCTTTCTTGACCACCTCGATTGGCGGAAAGACATCTCCGGCCTTCATCGCGTCGCTGTACTCGTACTCCGTCTTCCAGTCCACCTGGACACGCGGGTACAAGTTCTCGTCCCATTCGATTTCTTCCAACAGTATCAACATAGAATTTCCTTTGCTGTATTTGTGCATAACACGGCATAACCGTGCCAGACACCTCATTGCCATATTGAAAAATTACCTTTGCTTTTACCCGACGTGACCTGGCTTTGCTATGCGAAACGCGGCACAGCTTTGCTTTAGTATTAAAATATTTCCTTTGATTCGCGGGACCTCGCTGTACTTCGCATCACGACGCTTTGCGCTGTACACCGAAAAATTACCTTTGCTTCTTCTCAGCTTTGCCGCGCTAGGCGTGGCTTAACGTTGTCCACTAAAAATTTCCTTTGCTTTTTACTCGGCGAAGCCTTGCGCTGCAAAACGCGGCTTAGCGTGGCGACACTATGTTCCTTAAAAAATTCCTTTGCGTTTGCGAGACCGAACAATACCGCGACCGGCACTGCCGTGCGCTACGGGTTTTATTTGATGAACTTATACTTCGTGACCTGATACCTTCCGTGAGGACCAGGCCCTGCTTCCGCCCCTGGACGCCAGGACATCAGACCGATGTGGCCGCCACCGAACGTCCAAAGCTGCGGCAGCAGGATCTCCTCGGCAGCCTTCTTGCTGATCATGACAGCATCGTAGAGGACACGAAAAATCAGCCTCCACTGCGACAAGAAAACCCGGGCGGTGAGAATCCGGTTTCCGCGGGAACTCTTGGCAGGCTTGACCAAGATCAACGGGTCCGGAGTCGGCTCCTTCATCCGCGTGTGATAGACCAAATCCACCTCACCTTGCGGTTTCAAAATCATGGGCTCGTTCTTCGTCGGATGAAGAAACGGGAGGTAGTTCTCCTCAAAAAACAAGCTGGCACCGGCGGCTTGCAAAAGTCCACTACCCGGCCATCGGCGCGCGGCGGCGAGCAGCATCGCTTGCAGATTGTCGACCGGGCAACAGAGCGTGTCACTACCTGGCATGAGGTACGAAACCCCCCGAGCCGCGCGATAGGCCGCTTTCAGGTCGACGTGCGCCACTTCCGCCGCTTCACCGCTGGCGACGATGTTGGAAGCTGCGGCTTTGGGTGGCTTCGTCTTGGAGATGTTTCCTTTCGCCGGCCGATCCATGGATCTCACTCCGGGGAACGACAGCACAGATTCATCCAGACGATTCATGAGAACGCCCGGCAGAATGCCCGTCAACTCAATCTCGTAGCACAGGTACTCCTGCCCCGGGATCTTGATCTTCGACGGATCTGAGGTCAGTTCCGGCATTGTCGTCACTGTTTTCTTCGGGACACTCACAGGCTCTGTTTCGATCGTGGTTTCCATTGAGAGGCTCCTTTTTTATTTTCTACTAACGTTTTTGATTCCTAGATTATTCACCCGCCAACCCTTTTCCACCCCACCGCGGTGATCCGTAAGTGCGGCACGTCCCGGACGCCGTTCTTGAACTGAAACGGCAGGTCGGCTACCTCCACGAGCTTCTCGAGTACGAGCCGCCTGATCAGGCCTGGGTTAACCTTGTACTTAGGAATCGGATGCACCGTGAGTTGCCGGAGCGTGGCGAGCGCCGTCGGGGTGAGCGGGTGGGTCTTGGTACCGTCGGGGTGATGAATTGTAGTTTTTGCTGTTCCGTCAGGTTGTCTATTGTGAGAAATGACGGCGTAGCGGTGGATCTTGGGAGGCGTCACCGTGGAGCCTTCCTCACGGGGTACTTCACCAACTCCATCGCCCGAGCAGCCTTCTCACGCTCCTTGCTCTCGGTAAAGCTGTTCCAGGCGGCAACCCGCATCTCGACCCGGGTGATGTACCGGGCGCCCTGCTCTTCCTGCAAGCGCCCCGAGAGGCGAGCGCGACGCCGACGACGGGCCCGGATGTGTGCTGAGCGGCCCATCAAACAACCTCCGGAGACGAGACAGGATCGGGCGGTGAACTGGGTTTGGGCGCCTGCTCAAGCATCCTCTGCACCAGATCTCTCGCCTCTTTCAACTCCAATTCCAGCTTGGCGATCTCGGTCACCAAGTCGGAAGTCTTTTCTTCCCAGGCTCGGGCCCTGTCTATGTGCATGGCCTGAGCAGCAACCAGGTCCGCTTCCAGCTTCGCGATCTTGGCGTCCTTGGCCCCTTCGACCCGCTCTGCCTTCTTCTGTTTGTCTTTTCCCATTTGTCTCTTCTTAGCTACATTGCTAACATGCTAACGACCGCGCGTCTACCAATTTCAGCATCCCAGGTACGAATCTGTATTCCCAGTGCTGCCGCCGCATCCCACCCGAAAACGCGTACGGCCGGCGCTTGACGATGCCGAGCAGGAAGAGCTTTCGGAGCCGGTAGCAACTCGAATACTTCGGCGTGTTTTCGACCCTGACCTCGGCAGGCCGGACCCAGTTTGGATAAACGTTGATCAACTGCTGCAGCGTCGCGCAGTCGAGCGGCGCTAACCAGACCGAACTGACCGGGAGCGCGGCGCTTCCGGCGAGCCTGGCTGCCCAAGAGCCTGCGATCGAGGTGGTCACTAGATGTCCTCGAACACGTGGAAGACCAGCGTCTTCGCGCCCATCTCCACCGGAGCACCTACCGGATTGTCCCAGAGGTCGCTGGCCGTCTGCATCTGAAACGTCCCGACGTATTCTAGCTTGTCATCAGAAATCGTGTGTCCGGTTCCGAAGACCCTGAAAAAGCGTTTGACTGGTTTTCCCTTCGGGTCAACCTTGACCCAGAGCATCGGCTCGCCGTCTTGTACCTGCACCGTCAGGACGACGGCGCCGCGAGGCATCCCGATGGTGACCTTCGGCCCTCCCGGGAGCCGGTATTTCCAGATGGTTTTCACTTGAGCGCCTCCCGGCCGGCTGGGGTGATCACGTACTCATCTACGTGCCACCGCGCACGTCCAGGCCGCTCTTGTGTCAACAACCCGCGCGTAACGAGATGGTCTGCGATCTCACGCTGCTTCACCTTTCGGGGACTGGCTCCCGCGTAGATGACGCCGTCAACCTTCGACGCCGACTTCAGAATCACGCGCTCTTGCTCGGCCAGTTTGAAGTGCCGGCAGTACGGTTGGTGCTCTGTCGGAGTGCAGTCCGGTAGGTCGTCGACGGGATCAGGAACGAAAACACTGTCTTCTGCTTCCGGCGCTAGATCGAGGCGCCTTTGATACTCTTCGAGTGCAGCGTCGGCAATGATCGCGTTCGCTCCCACGGCGCCTTTGTTGTCGGTCATCGCCGCGGCCATGAACCGCACCCACGCACGGGACTCTTCGGAATCGGGTTTGAACTTGGTCACCGGCGGCCTCCGAAAAGAGAGCCAAAAATGCCTCCATCGTCGTCTTCACCGGTCAAGTATCTGGTTCCGAGCACGTAGCAAATTCGTTCTACCGGAGTCGCAGTGTCTGCTTCCAAGGCCGGTGTCAACTCATCGAGAGCCTCCGCAACTACCCAGTGTTGCGCCTCTTGGGCGTAGCCGTTGAATGCCTTTAGTTTGGCATTCCACTCATCATCGCGCTGTTTCCAGTCCGGTCTCGCGAACGAAACCGGCGGTTCTCCAGGATGCGGTGGTTGATCACCTTCCGGCTTCGGGAATTTCTTGACCCACTTGTCTTGATTCTCTGGATTGCTCATGGTCGCGGTCTCCTCTTCCTTTTCCTCGGAATGCAGAACTCCAGATCCCCCAGGCACATCGCATCCGCATGCGGCACCGGACTCGCCTTGCACACCTTCGACGTGATCTTGCCGGAGAACTTCAACCGCAAAATGGTTCCACCTTCGGGACCGTGTACCCATAGAGTGTTGCCACCTTCGTTGAACTCGATTGCGGCTGCGGGAATCATCATGTACTTCCCTCCTCAAAAATCTTGAATTCCGGTATTCCGTCCTTGGGAAAAGTGACCATCTCAGACAAATACCGATCGATGATGTTCTGGCAGTACTGGCAGTTGACGAGACGAAGAGTGGTCCGGCGCGCTCCGTCGGCGCTACCGCAGAGTCCCAGACTGCCTTCGGTGGCTATGCCCCAGTGGCAGGTCACAGCTTCCACACATCTATCTTCGATAGATCCGCTCGGAGTTGATCCGCATCCACGTGCAGATAAAAGTCGGCCGTCGTCTTCGTGTCGGTGTGCCGGAGGAACCGCGCCGTCTTGGCCAGGTCGCCGGTCGCGGCGTACACCAACAGCCCAGCCGTGTGCCGAAGTGTATGAAGTCCGTAATGATCCTTCAGCCCGGCGAGCGCCAACATCTTCTTCCAGCGCAGCCGCAGGAGCGAAAAGCTCATCGGGCCGTCGCCGCGGCCGAGAAAAAGGAACGCCTTAGACTCGACCGACTCACCCTTTTCTTGCTTGACGACCAACCACTGGCTCAATGTCGTGACGGCGGGCTCCGGCAACGGCACGAAGTCTCTGAGGTTGCCTTTTCCGATCACGTGCAGCCGATCTCCGACGAAGTCGCCGACACGGAGCTTGCAGAACTCGAACCGGCGCAGGCCGGTGCGAAGCAAGGTTCGGAAGGCGAAAGCATCTTGCTGTGAAGACCAGTCTCCGCTCGTGATCTGCCGAGCCAGCGTCTGCTCTAGGAGCAGAGCCTGGGGGATCGCGAGCACGCGCTTTTCCTCGAACGCCCGGACGTCTCGAACGTCTTTCTTGGACTTGGATTCGACGACTTTAGCCACGGGTGACCTCGATGTACGACTTCACGAACTCCGCCGCGTGCGCCGCGACGAGGCTGTTCCCGTAGGCGCGCAATTTTCCCACGCGGCCGGGATTGCTTGGAGCCAGCGGGAATGTTCCGGATCCAACAGGCCGGTACTTTCCGTCCCGGCACCAGATGAGGTCGGCGTCTCGCCAGAAACCGCTGACAACACCTGCCTCGCCAGCGGCCGGCCCTTCGATCCGTAAAGCTCGCTGTCCGTCATCCGCGAGCGGTCCGACTTGTGGTCCCGTGTTGTTGTTGTTGCCCAGGACGCCACTTCTTGCAGATCGGGACCACCCGCCCCGCGCTCCGCCCGCTTGCTGTTCGGGCCGCCGCTGATCGCCTTCGGTGCAGGCCACGACGCCAACGCCGCCGTGTTCAGATCGTTGTTCCAACCTCTCCTCTCCGCCTCCGCCTCCGCCCCGGCCAGCGTCCTCACGTTCTTTTCGCCGTCGCTCGCCCTTGGATTCGGCCACGAAATACAAACGGTGGCGGAGTTGCGGAGCACCGACCCACGCAGCGCAGGAATCAAGCGCCCCAATGGCGTAACCCGCTCCTTCACAGTCAGCCGAAACAGCGTCGAACCAAGCGAGGCCGTCCTTACTCGAAACTTGTTCACCAAAGACAACGTCAGGGCGACACTCGCGGATGAGCCGGAAGAAGTCGGGCCAGAGGTGGCGCTTGTCGGCGGTCCCTTTCTTTTTCCCGGCCGCGCTGAAGGGCTGACAAGGTGCGCTCCCTGACCAAACCGGTCGATCGTCGGGCCATCCGGCTTGACGGAGGGAGTAGGACCAAATTCCCACGCCCGTGAAGAAGTGACATTGCGTGTACGCTTTAAGATCCGCCGCCGAAACTTCTTTGATGTCACGATCGTCCACGTCCCCCGGAGCAATATGCCCGGCCTTGATGAGGTTCCGAAGCCACTCGGCGCAGTACGGCTCGATTTCGTTGTAGTAGGCGGTCATGACGTCCAGATCACCTCGTGCGAAACCCGCCCCTTGCCCCGGCTTGAGTTCGCGCGCGCTGTGCGGAAGGGCTTGAACGGAAGCCACTTCGCGCCTTCGTTCTCGCAGACGATGACCTGGCCGCGGCGCTCGCGGCACCATTCGGCCAGCGCCGGATAGTTGAGCGCCTCTCCGTTGTAATACTTGCCTTGGCGCTCGTACGGCGGGTCGACGAACCAGGTTGCCTTCACGTGTTTGAGCACAGGCGGGTAGAAATTCTCGTAGGACGTGTGGTGAACTTTCCAGTGCCGGATGTACTCGACCTGCCGGGCGATGCGTTCGCGAATTGATTCGCCCCAGAAACACATCGGCCATCTACCGTCACGTCCCCATGCTGAAAGCGTACGCCTTGGTCCGTGGGACGCGCGCCCGAGCCAGAAGCCGACCAACCACCGGGCTTCCTGACAAGCGTGGAGATCGTCGACACAATCCACCGGCGCCGGCAGCTTCATGATGGTCGACGCGCGGGACTTGATCAGGTAGTTCCAGACACCCGCGATGATCGGATTCGTGTCCGAGAGCACGACGTTGCGGTCGTGGTACCGGGTCGCGTACCCAGCGCTTCCCGCGAACGGCTCGATGATCAGGTCGTGCTCCGGCTGGGGGTAGTGCTTCGCCAGAAGCCATTTCGAGCCGTAGTACGAGAAGAAAGGGCGGAGGGGGGTCACTTATCCCTTGTTTTCGTGATCTTCGCGTACCCATTCGCTTAAGACGCGATCTTTAACATCGTGTCTGCTTCGGTTCTCCCACACGGGCCATCAATCAAAACATCAGATCCACCCGGAGTTCGTACGTACAAAGCAAACGCGTACGCGCCGTTCTCTGCAAGTTTTCTGAGTCGAGCCAGTTCGAGACGCATTCTCATCCCTTCACCCCCGTGTACAACTTCGTGACGATCACGAGCGGGTTCCAGATCGTGATCTGGTTGGTGCCTTGTTGAAGCACCAAGAAGTTCGCGTTCTTCTCAATGACAACGACGAATCCCTTAAGAATCTTCTCGACCGCTGTCTTGTTTTTCGCCTCTACGACGTACGATTCGAGTATCTCGACCGGCATCCTGAACCCCCGCGAGTCTCCACACGCAGGGCAGGCGGTCCCTTGCATGTACTCGTTCGTGCAGGCGAGGCAGATCATCGGGTGGCCTTTCTCGCAAGTCGACGCAACCGCCGCTCAAACGCTTTGTTGACCCGCGCCGCGAACCGACGCGCGAGATGAACCTTCCCGAAGTTGCGTAGAACGACGACGTCGAGGTTTACGGAAGCGCCTACGTTACGAAAGTGGCCGTTTTCGTCAACGTGTACCTGCACCAACGGCAACAAATCATCAACACGCACCGTTTTCACCCGTTGAGCACCTCTCGTTATTCTGCGCCACTCGTGTTCAGCTGACACAGCAGCCCGCGCTCGCTTGGCCCACGCTGCGGTCCAGCGCTTCGGCCTCAAAAGACCGCCCACGACCACGCGGCCGTGCGGGAGAGGTTTCGGAGGCTTCTTCACGACTTCTCCCTTGCGCCCTTTGCCCACTTTTGCCACTCGGCGAGAGTGCACCGCTGCCGCCACGCAAAACGCGTGTACCTGCCCGAGACGAAAATCACACCGGCCCCTAACGTCCGATCGAGAACATGCCGCGTTTCTGCCGGAGGGTTGATTTTTCCGTCAACGTAACCTCTCGGACGGAACCAGACCGCCCCAGCCTGCGGCGGGCCGTTCCACGTGTAATCGAACCCGGGCGTGACGCTGGATTCGCGCTTGAGAGCCGTTTTCACGGCTTTTCGGCTCGATTTTGAAGGCTTGACGGCGGGCTTTTTTCGGGGCATCTTGATCATCAATTAACCAGATGTCCCCCTTCTAGTCAATCAATTTGTTACGTAGCGTAGCCTTACGCGGTGCGGCATCTACCCTGGCTACCGGTCCGACCCTAAAAACGGCTCGCCTTTTGGATTCCTGCGGTGTAACACTACGAGTATGCCCCGCCCCAGAGGACCGCACGGCAAGGAAGTAAGCCAAGCGGTGTGCGTCCGTCTTCCCAACAAAGTCGCCGCTGCGCTCTTCCAGGCGGCCGGCGCCGACGGGGGACCGGTCTTCGCGGAACACGTGCGCAACGTCATCAGACGGTCCGTCGGTGTGCCGCTCGACTTCCAGGCCGGATACGAAGAGGGAAAGATGCAGGGGTGGGCCGAAGCGAACCAGCGAATGCGGGACGCGTTGAAGGGGGCTTGATGAAAGTCACCAAGACCATCCGCGTGGTGCGAACCGTCCGGAACGGAGATCAGTCCGTGATCACCGAAACAACCACCACGAGTGAAGGCGGAGGCACAGCCGACGTCCAAGCGGAGATGGACAAAATCCAGGCCGACATCGCGGACACGCTAGCCGCGCCGTTCGAGTCAATCGTGAAGTCGTTGCGTGACATGTTCAGGAAGAGACTCTGACAATTTTGAAAAGGAAGACGCATGAACACTACCCAAGCCAAGAAGACCCTCGCCCCTGGGGATCTGGTGATCGCAGAGACAGAAACGTCGACGTGGAACTACCACATCCGCCGCATCGAAGCTGACGGGTTGTTTTTGGGTGGTGGTGCGCCACCTGCTCTGTGTGGTGCCAAAGTCGGCTGGGACACCTTGATCCCGCTTTCCACCTACGGCTCAAAAGATGGCTTGTCACACTGGTGTCCGAAGTGCCTCAAGATCGCAACAACATGAGTTTCATCGAACACAAGACTTCACGAGCCTTCGACATCGTGAAGAAAGAACGCAATCTGGTAGACCCAGTAGGTGACGGTTGTCGCATGAATGCGGACGAGGCCCGAAAAGAGGGTTGGGACGAAGCCGCTGATGTTGCACAAGCCTTCGACGAACTCGACGGAATTATCCCGTCTAAAAACAACGGGTTCACGATTCTCTCCACCATCATGAAACACAAAACATGACCCCCCGCATTCAAACGCCGTGTCACGCGCGAAGCCCGACGCGGGCTCATGGAGAAACAATGACCACAGACTGTGCCCACGTTCGGACACTACTAAACCAAGCCGGGAAGAAATACCGATGGATTCCTGATCGAACAGGCAAACCCCACTACATCGTTCAGTTGCGAAAACCCGACGACTGCCCACCAAGAGGTGCACTCACTTACTACACCTGGGGAATCCATTTCGGCCCCGATGGTACTTTCGGCGAGTCGTGGGGAAAAATTCCGGTGCAACTCCCGCCTCACATGGACAACGACAAAGCAGAAGAGCACCGACGAATAGCCGCAGTGGAATCAGATCGCATGGTTCAAGAGTACTTGAAAAAACACAGACCATGAAAATCATCGAAGACAAGAACGCGCCCTGGGGTGGCTGTCTCATCGAGAACCCGGAACTCGTGCTCGACTCAGACACCGGCTTGTTCAAACCGCTCCCGAACGAAGAGGACACCATGAAAATCTCAAAACAGTGGACCCCACAAGAGCGCCTGAACGTCGTCTCGGCTCTCTTGACCCTTGTGCAAGACGACATCTACGCCAACCGATACAGCGTGCCAGGGCGGCCGAACATCACGTCGCTACAACACGTGATCTCCGCACCGGCGGAAACTCTGGAAGAAAACCGCGCGTCGCTCGAAGAGATGCTGAATCAAGTGGATCAAAGGGATGAGGACGCAATCCCATTTCCAGATCCCGGCTTCAGTGGAGGTCCTGTCTCTTGAACATCGTCTGGGTAGAAGAGCCACGCCGAACGCAAACCAACGTCAACGGCTGGGAAGCGGTGGTGTGGCCGAAGCAGGGCCTCGCAGGTAGAACGTTTTGGAACTACATCGTGCGCAAGATGAGTGAAGACAACCTTTCTCACCACTACCCGTGGACCGGATCGAGCCAGACTAAACAAAGCGCGATGTTGATGGCGGAAGCAGCGCTGGCTCACGAGATTACGAAAACCGCATGACCGCACCAAAACTCTCTCGCCGTGTCCCGCTCAAGCCCGGCGCCTGTCAGAAGTGCGGTCTCGTTTTGTCCGGCGGCCGCTACCTGGACGGCGTCTCTAAAGGCAACAGAGGTGACTTCGTAATCTGCCGATGCGGTACGATCCTCATTATCGACGCCGATTTCCAGCCCGTTCCGACCGTGCCTGCAGACTTCGCGAAGAGTTCGACGGACACACTTCGCAACCTCACAACCGTGTCGGACACGATGCGTAGGAAGGCTGCGGCGTCATGATGATTCGCTTTCGTTTCCACGAGATCGCGACAACCTTCTTCACGCGTGGGATGCGCTGGTGTGGGATTCTCCATCGCCTATTTGTCCGTCTCGGCGACTCTTGCAGCCGACGCTCGGGCTATCACATACGAAAACTGGTGGACATCAGGAACGCTTATTCTCAATCCAGAGGAGGATCGGTAACAACTCTGGAACGGCTACGGGCGCTCGATCAAGAGCCAAAAAACTGATACCATCAGGATGTCATGGCCGACAAGAACACCCGCATCTTCACGATGAAGGCGCTCACCGCGGCCCGAAAGGCGATCCAGCGCAACGACTGCCGCCACGCGGACTACTGGTTGAAGCAGATCAAGCTGCGCACCGGCCAGAGCGCGCCGAAGAAGCTGAAGAAGCAGCTCAACAGTTGCTACCGGAAGCAGGACTGACCATGGGCTACGCGAAAAAATGGGTGAACGACTACGGTGACATCCCCCGATGGTACTGGGGTCCGTTTCGGTACGGACTTCACCCGCCACGAAAACGCATCTCTCCTCATTTTCTCTCGACAATCTTTGGTCTAGCAGCAGGACTCTGATGAAGCTCGGCACTTCCCTCGCCATCGGTACCGTCGTCGGCGTCGGCGCCCTCCTCGGCCTGGCCGCGCTCGCCAGCGCACAGAGCCCGCCTCCCCTCCCACCGGCACCGGCGGACCAGCTCTCGGCTACCTTCGGACATTTCAAGACCCTGATGTTCTTGATCCGCGGTAGTGACAAACCCGTCTCCGCACGGCTCCAGACCCGCGCGAACGAGATCATCGACTACGTGGCCCGGCGCAACGCCGCGAAGATCTGGCCGGCGGTCACGAAGAACGAACTCGAGACGTTGTACGGGATCGCGCGGAGCAAAGCTTGATCGTATGGGACAATGGAAAAGTTTTCAGCTAGAAGAAAATGAACGCCGTTATCGCAAAAACCGACGAGCCCATTCTTTAGCGAAGCTACGCAAGCGTTCACAAATCTATGCAGGAACTTACGCGGGCGTCATGGCGAAACGTGAGTTAGACGAACTTCTACGAGATAAAACGCGGACTGAGTGACTGTCAAACCCGCGCCGGCCAATCCGACATCGCGACGTACTGTCCCGGGCAACACTGTCCCCCGCCGTACGAATCGTGGCACCACCGGCGCTCGATAGTACCGTCGGCTTTCCTGCAGCCAACCCACCGGCCGCGCCAGAAGTTCGCGTCGCAGGCATCCCGCGCGGCCGGCCGGAACAAGGACGGCGTGGGAAACGGCCCCTGTGTCTGCACCGGACACACGCCTGAAAGCGCATCCGGCCGCAGCACCATCCCGGTCCTAGGTCCGAACCCGCCGGCTTTCAGTGCGTGTGCGAAGCCTTCATCGAGGACGGCGACGCCGGAGCCGACCAGGGCCGCGGTCGAGTACGCCCCGCCCCACTTCCAGGTCGCCAGCGCTGCGAGCGACCATGTCCCGAGCAGGGTACCCCAGAGCGGGATCGGGTTCTTGTTCCCGCGAGCCGCGAGGTCGGCGATGAAACGCGTACCGACTAGGCCAAGCACGGCGACACCGGAGTAGGCGGCGAGCTTACCTGCGGTGCGGAAGAAACCTCGCTTGCGTTTCATGGAACGTCCGTCACCCGCATTTTGAGCCGCTTTCGCCCTCGAAGCAACGCCCGGACGATCCGATGGTGCCCATCGCTCACCGTGAACGTGCCGTCGTGCTCACGGTAGACGAACGGTAGACCCGTGATCGGCTTGCACAGGCCGACGTCGGTTGCCTGGGTCTGCGACGCGAACACACGGTCGAGAGGCACGATCGCGGTCTTCGACGGTGCGCTCGACGGCACGATGGGCTTGCGCCGGAACGGCAGTGGGATCTTGTGGAACGTGATCTTGGTGCCGTCGGGCCAGATGTCGCGAGAGACGACAGGGAGATCGATCTTGCAGGATTTCACCATTGCTCACGTGTCTGAACTCGGTGTGTTCGACTCGGCCTGCGCCCAGTTGAACTGATCAAATGGCAACACCGGATCCGGCGTCCAGATGTGCCGGCGCAGCAGCTTCATGACGTCGGTTTCGCAATCAAGCCGCACGTCGGGATGCCGCAGGGCAGCCAGCAGATCGGGAGGAAGTTCGGTCTTCATCGCTTGCAGTTCGCCCGGTAATACACAATCTGTCCAGAAGGAAGACCTCGATCTAGTTTTGCTGGATGCGATCGAACACGCACACGGTACCAAGCATCAACAGCGTCAAACTTCGCACAAGAAACTTCACACTCGGTCGTACTCACTAAATGCCGATCCGTGCACCTTTTCACTGATGCTCCGTGTTTGGCAGCCGCGCGACGCGCAATTCGTTTGGAGCCTTTGATCACGACTTTGATGGTCATCTGTATCGTCTCCGGTGAGCCCCGCCCAAAGTCGCGCACCCCTCTGTAACGAAATTCAGCAACGTCCCCGGCGTATTTCCGCGACCCCTCTTGACGGTGCTCAACTCGTTGAACCAGTGACGAACTCTGGTTCCAGCAGTGCAAGGCGCGCTGCATATAACTTCATTGCGTTGTGACGGAGGGTTGATCCGACCTCCGTAATTGACGCACTTTACGGGAATGCCGTACCGTGCGGCAGCGCGCTTGACGCTCTTGAGTGGGCCTTTGGCGAAGAGACGGATAGTCACCGGTTACACCTCGCAACAGAAGTTGTTCCCGCGCCGAACCCAAGTCCCCGCGCACGGTGGCAACCGCGGCGTCGAATCAGGCATGCACGACGGGACCGCCACCGGCACGTAGATCGGCTCGATGTAAGTGCCGTAGTCGTACCGCGGTCCGAACCCACCACCCACGCGTCGAAAACCACCGCCCCCGTAACGATGCCGACGGTGTGGATGATGCCCTGGGGGTAGACCAAAGATCATGGCGCCAGTATACTCCCACCGTGAAACTCGACGCAAACCGCATCACTACACGGATCTGGCAAGGCTCTCACCCCGCCCCGGGCCCGTTCGTTCAACAAGCCGGCGCCAACGTCCTGGTTCTTTGCGCGCAAGAGCGTCAGCACCCGGCCGAACACTACCCCGGCGTCCACGTGATCCACGCGCCGATGGATGATTCCTACACCGTGCCGACGGTCGAAGCGACTCGAGCCGCGAAACTCGCGCTCGCCGAACACCGAAAAGGCGCCCGCATCCTCGTGTGTTGCAACCAGGGCATCAACCGCTCCGGTCTGGTCGTCGCCATCATGCTTACGATGCTGACCGGGGTCTCCGGCTACGAGGCCGTGAGAAGGGTCCAGGCTTACCGGCTGGGAGCCCTCATCAACCCTGCATTCACGATGTATTTGCGCAGTATCCCGGACCGGAACACCATACACGACTTGACGGCGTCACCGTAGAAGGCGATCCTCTCGGTGTGGCACTCCGAGACGCCAAAAGAGGCGGCAAGCTCCTGATCGGTCTTGGCGTGGGAGGAGGTCTCACCGCGCTCTTGATCTACTTCGCGCGCCGGGCCAGCGCCGCAGAATCCGAAGCCGGAGAGTACCGAAAAGCCGCCGGTGCCGCCAACAAACGTGCTGGTGATGCCGCTGCCGCTGCCCAGGCTGCGGCCGGCCGCGAACGTGCCGCCCTGGCAACCGCCGATGCCAACGCCCGCGCAGCCGCCGCCAATGCCCAACTCGCGAACCAGGCCCGAGGAGACGCCGCCGCCGCCGGCAACGCACTCGCGAACGCCCGGCAACAGCTCGCAAACGCCCAAAATGCCGCCCAGGCTGCCACCGCACGAGAAGCCGTCGCAAAGGCTGAAGCCGCTGCCGCGCTCGCGAACGCCCAGGCCAATGCCCGACAAGCCGCAGCGACCCAACAACAAGCAGACGCGGCCAAGGCCCGGTCCGACGCCGCCATCGCATCCCTGGAGAAGCAGCAAGCCGCGGCTGAAGCCCAGCGTCGCGCTGACGAAGCTGCCGCCGCGGCGCGCGCTGCGCTGGTCGCCGATCAACAGGCTGCCGAAGAAATTCAAAAAGAGGCACGGCGCGTCCCGCCGCCTCCGCCGCCGGTTTACGTCCCGCCACCTCCACAGCAATCAATCCCGCCACGGCCGCCGATGACTCTGCCACCACCGCCACAGCAATTCATCCCGCCTCCTCCGATCGCCGTCATTCCCCCGAAGACCGCGCCCCCCACTCCTCCGAAGCCGAAAGCGACCGTGACCACGGTGCTCGACCCGACCAAGCTCAAGCTGGTCGACGACGCATACGTGAAGGCCGTGAACTACGCGCGCGATGAGTACAAGAAAAAGAAGGGCGTGACGCTGACGGCGCAACAGGCCCTGAACGTGATCGCGTCGGCTTTCGCAAAAGGGTCCGTTTTGCAGCCAGGGGCAGCCCCGGTGCCGGCGGCGACTTCATTGGGTGAACCGAGCATGTACTGGGCGAACTCCGCCGCAGTCATCAAAGCTTCGACTGCCGCCGCCGTGGACGCCGCCAAGCGCGAAGTCGACTACCAGACCGGCTCGTACAAGCCGTTGTCCGGGCCGTTCGGTGAGCCCGCGTTTCGGATCTGCTAGGTGGCTTGACGTCAGGCTCGGGCTTGGCGGATACTGCCGGACATGGCACGACAACGACGATCCGCTGAACCAACTCGGGAAACCACGGAAGAGCCGACGATGCCGGGGGTTCCGCCGGTCGAAGGGGCAGGCGAAGAGCGCGCTGCTGATGCTCCGATCGGTGACGTGGACCCAGTGATGGCTGAAGCGACCGCCGCGGCTGATGCCGAAGCGCAAGCTGCCGCAGCAGCCGAAGCCGCCCGGGTCGAGGAAGAAGCCCGGGTCAAGGCGGAAGCCGAAGAAACCGAGCGCACGGCTCAGGCAATCCGACAAGCACAGGAAAACGCCGATCGAGAAGCTACCGCAGCGCTGCAAGCAAAGATCAATGCATGCAAAAACATCCTACGCAACTACGTCAACACCGTTCGCCGGACCACCCGTGAAGACGCCGTCGAATGGCTTGAACGCATGTGCGCAATCACCAAGGACATCGCCGGGGCGGCATTTGACCAGCTTGTGTCCGAGCCAACCTTCAGCAAAGAGACCGTCGATCGCGCCAAGACGATCACGGTCACAGTTGATGAGTTCTTTCTGAAGTCGAAGACCTAGGCCGCGCCGTCGGCCACGACAGCAAGATTTTCCGGGTGCCAAGCCACCCGTGCGTCGTTGCCGGCGCCGATAGCTTGAATGACACGGCCAACACGAAGTTTGTTGTTGTTCGCAGCAAGTGCTGGAATCGTCGTCGTCAACGTGCGCGTCGTCGTCGGTGACAAATATGCAATGGCACCTATGGTCGGTACACCATCAAAGTTACAGACCGGCGCGTCAGCACAGGCCATGTGGCCGTTTGCATCGTTAGCAGGAGACGTGATCATGACACCGACAACATTGGAGTTTCCGGCCGCAGCATCGTTACCAAAAGCGCTGGTGACTTGATTGGTCGTTCCATTACTACGAACCAAGGCGCCAACCGTGAGCGCGACGCCTGATTTGTTGACGACGCGTTTGCAAGCCGACACCACATGCCCGCCTGCGCCCTCGACCTCGTTGCTGTTATCATCAACCACATTCGTGAGAAGCAATCCGGCGTAGGTAGCCGTCACGGTGCCAGCAAGATTGATGTCACCCAGCGCACCTGTGACCGTCGTGGCTGACGTAAAAAAGAACGAACCACCGAAACTATCAACAATTTCAAAACCATGAGCGTTGTTGCCGGTCGATCCAAACGGCCCAGCGATATCCAAGCGCACACTAGTACCAGAAGCGCGTATCGCCGGAAGTGAACCCGCGTTGATGCACTCAATAAGCCGAAGCGTAACTTGAGAGTCTTCGATGCTGAAAGCCTTCAAGTTTCCGTCGGTACCATCTACCAATGGCGGCTTCTTCGTTGCTGAAGATGCAATGCCGATGGAGTTAGCAATCGCGCTCTCTGTCGTGTCCCATCCACACGAATTCACGAGAAGACAATTGAACGAACAACCCATACCGATGTTGGGGTAATGACATCCAACAACCTGACAACCGACCGACGCCGAAAAAGACGACGAGGTCATGTCTAGATTGGCGACTTGTGTGCCGTCGAACAAGTCGCCGATCGAAGTCGCCAACGCGGCGTCACTCTTGAAACCGCATCCGACCCGGATCAACGTTTCCGTTTCGTCGTTGTAAAACGGAGTCATCGCAACCATGTACTGTCCTGTGACGACCTGAATCGCGGCGTTGCCCCATACACCACACATTTCAAGTACGTCACCGACGCCTTTCATCGAAAAGGCACCGAACGATGCAGGACTCCCAGTCAAGGTCTGTTTGATGCCGACGATCGTCGTGGCGCCTACCCGTGAAGTATCCCCGGTCAGATTCACTGTGAAGTTGTGCACGTTCTGAATGCTGGTCTTGAGTGATGCTACCGAAACCCCTGCGGCCTCAATGTAGAAAACGTCACCGGAATTTCCGGTCACCGGCACGGCTGGCAGATCCTCATCGAGATGAAACACGTTTCCGGCGCCGCTCACCAACGAAAGCTGCCGCGTGACGTTGCGGAGCCCCGCTGTTGTCGTCGCCGAGTCAAATCGGATCCGAAACGACCTGAACGTGTAGTTGGTAGCAAGAGCCACCGCGCCGCCACCAGCAAGCTGGACGGTCTTCTGCCGATTTGATGTGTTGACGGTGACGTTGTACCCAGCTGTGTTCGTCCCCGGCGCACGGATGAACCCGGCCATGAGCTTGTCGGCCGCGGTATTGGCGAAGGCCACCGATCCGGCGGTCGCGTCAGTGATCGTTCCGCGCACTAACATCTTTTCGTAGCCGTAGATGCCAAGCAGCAGCAAATCATCGTTGGTCAATCCGTCTGGCTTGAGGTAGTTGGCTCCGGCCGCACGTGATTCGATCGCAATGACGACTTTCCGACCCGCCCCGATGACGGGCAACTTAGTTGTGAGCGCCGTCAGTGTTTTGAGTGCAACAGCGCCTGCAGCAGCCATTGAAACGTCGGAGTAACCTAAATTGGAATCGCTTCCGTTCGCATAGCTGACCGCCATGTAACGAACCGAATTCGGATCCCAATTCATGCTTGACGTCGCATTCGGCGCGAACAACGAAACCATCACCCGGCCGCTGAGCGAATACGAAGACGCGTCCGTGATCATGCCGATCGAAACCGCCAGCACCGGCGCCGCTGTCGTCCCACGTCCGGCCACGGAAGCAGACACGTACACGATCTGCGTCGCGGTCGGGGTCAATCCAGTCTCGAGCAAAACCTCTACTTCACCCGCAATGGTTGCGAAGTAGCGCCCGCCCGGCCCGGTCTGGTTGTTCGCGACGCCGATGATCGACGCCAAGTTGGCTGACGTATTAGCTTGAGCCAACAACGTCTGTCGAGCACCGGTCGTCCCTTGGACGATCATGCCCCTGGATAACGTGACGCCAGCAGCGTTGTTGAAGGACTCTACGACCTGATTGGCGAGAGACACGCGAAAACTCTTTTCGCTAGTAGCACTCCAACGATGCCGCGAGAAGCGCGGTTCCGGCGCCGGTCTCCGTCATGTCAATATCGAGTCTGTCACCAGCGGCGAATTGTCCCTCGTTCGTCAAGTCTGAAAAAAGTGCGGTGGATCCGGTTGTGATGGTCGCAGTGATACCGGTGGCCGCACCATTCTTGAGTACCCTCACGACGAGATTGGCGCCGAGCGGGTTTGAACTTGCTTGTATCCGCAAATTGCGCACGCGGCAGGCCGGCATTGGATAGTTGACTACAACAGCATCAAGAACTGCACCAGCGAACGGACCCGAATCGGCCAAAAAATCTGTCTTGGCGCCAGCCGCACCGACGAACACACCAGAAAACTTCAAGACGGTCTTCTTGACCGGCGCTCCAGCGGATCCTTGAACCGTGTTGTTCTGGGCATCCATCTGTGGTGACGTCGCAAGGCTCGCGAACGTCGCGACTACCGAACCGGCCAAAAGTACATCTTGCGTTGTACCGACGGCGGCAGTGCCTACAACGACAACCGTTGATCCAACAGACGACACACCCGCAAGAGCCGAAGTTCCCGAAGTTCCTTGCGGCTGTGCGCCCCCGGAGCCAATCGTAAAATTACAATCGCGCCCGAAAACAATCCCGTTGGTTGCCCCTCCATGATCGATCGAGAGCACGAATCCTGCATACCCATTCAATGCAATACCGGCAATAAATCGTGTTGGACGGAACAGATTGGCGGCAACAGCAAACTGCGCGCCTATCGTGTTGCTGGCGTTTGTCCCAACTGACCCTCGAACATTTGTAACAGTGGGCGCGAGCGTCGAATATCCAGAATTGAAAATAGAGAAATCGCTGCTACCGAACAACAGATCGGTAGTGCTGTGAAACGCCGGCATCGACAGATTCGATTTACCGTTGATGTACGCGTTGAAGATTGCCCGTGCGTCGATCGTGCAAAAAGTCGAGACGGTGGTAGCGCCATCCTCCAAATAATAAGAAAGCGGCGCAGTAAACTCCGGTGCGGAAACGAGATACGTATCAGCATCGAATCGGTTGAAAACCGGTTGAAAATTCACCCCGACCGGACTTCCAGACACGCCGATGGTGCCCGTCCAACGCATCCCGCACACCGGAAACTGCCCATTGTAGTTGTTGGGCCCGTTGAGGCCGCCGAACGGAATCACAGGACGAGTAAACCTCACACCAGGCGCGCGAAGGTAGTATTGATCTCCGTTGGCAAGGGCTGCCAGTGTCGTACCTACACCGGTATCAAGTAGCGTAGCACCGGTTCGATCAACAACTGTGTTTCCGATATTGCGGAGACCCGCCGTGACGTTGCCTTGGTACTCGACTTTGAGTCCGGCAACCGTGTCGGTCGCGGGAAGGACACCTGCACCATTCGTGATCGTATAGCCGACCATACCGGTCGCTGTCCACGAACCATCCGCATTCGGACCGGCGGAGCTTGTAACGCCCGCCATGTCAGATCGATCATTCACACTGTTTGTGAGATCCGATGCGCGAAACGCGATGTACGCGTACCCAGCATACCCGGTGTCCAAGTAGTCACTGGCTCCAGCCTTGTTCAGGTAGTTGCCGTTGTCGGAACGCGGCTTGTAGAGTGCGACCGTACTAAGTGCCTGTCCGAAGCGCGGGAGCCGTTTCCGCATCTCTTCTGATGTTCTGAGTGCCACCGGACTGGTTTGCGCTGGTGTGAAGATCGTCAATGCCGCGGCATCGATGTAGCCGACATTCGCGTCGTTGCCGTTCTCGTTGTCGATGAACCAGTACCGGACCAGGGTCGGGTCCCACGGTGGGGCTGGCGTCGCGTTAGACGCAAATAACGCGAACAGCGAAACCATCACCCGGCCGCTGAGAGAGTATGAAGACGCGTCTGTGATCACTCCCATCGGAATTGCCAGAGTCGGAGCCGCCGTCGTCCCACGTCCGGCTACGGAAGCAGACACGTACACGATCTGCGTCGCTGTAGGTGTCAGACCAGTCTCGAGCAAAACCTCGACCTCGCCAGCCACGGTCGCGAAGTAAAGCCCGGTCGGCCCCGTCCCGTTGTTGGCGACGCCGATAATCGATGCCAGATGCGCCAACGTGTCGGCCTGGGCCAGCACCGTCTGCCGGACTCCGGTCGTTCCGCGCACGATCATGCCGCGAGACAACGTGACGCCAGCAGCGTTGTTGAAGGACTCTACGACCTGGTTGGCGAGAGACATCTGGGAGGCATTCTTGCAGGTTTTCTACCCCGATGGCAAGCTTCCCCTGGTGCGTCGCCCAAAACGGCTCGGACGTCTACCCCGTTGCCCTAAACCACGAGGGCACAAAAATCCCGTAGGAGTCCCAAAACTTCGACTCAACCGCCGCGCAAAAGCTGTTGCCTGATTCGACCACATCGTGACGAACTCACGTAGTCGGTCAACAGGCGCCCATCCAGGTGATCAATCTCGTGCTGCAACGCCCGAGCTAACAGACCATCGGCGTCAACCACGAATTCCGTGCCGATTGAATCCTTGGCCTTCATCCGCACGTGCTCTTTTCGCTGGATCTGCACGCGAATTTTCGGGAACGAAAGACAGCCTTCTTCATCGAAAGTAGCCCCGTTACCAGACACGATTTCAGGGTTCACGAATACTTGATTGGTCAGCGATAGCTCGGGGTGAATCACGAACACCCGTAACGGAATTCCGATCTGAATCGCAGCCAACCCAAGTCCTTTCACAGAGCCCATCGTTTCCACCAAGTCGATAACCAGCGCAGGCAGTGCCGCGAAATCGGTCACCGGCCACGATTCTTCCTTCAGCCGCGCTTCGGGGTACCGCAGGATTTTCCTGACCACTGGGTCATGGTATCCTGACACCGTGGCGCCTCGCAAGAAGACGGACCCGGGAACAGAGACAAGCTGCGGCCCGGTCGGGCCCAACTCGACAGTTCGGCTCTGCATGACCAAGCAGGCCCCCCTCTCACAAACAGTGAAAAACGGAGACGACGCTTGTGCTTTCTTCCGCGAAAAGAAGATCGGCGCGGCCGACCGCGAGAGTTTCTACGCCCTTCACCTGGACGTTAGTCATCGCGTCGTAGGATTCGAGGAGGTCTCCAAAGGTGCCGTTGGATCGGTCGAAGTCAACCCGCGGGAGTTATTCAAAGGCGCGATTCTCTCCAACGCTTCGAGTGTAATAGTGTCGCATAATCACCCCTCGGGAAATCCCGAACCGTCTTCTAGCGACATCACCTTGACGAAGCGCTTGATCGACGCAGGCCGTCTCATCGGGATCCCGGTTCTTGATCACGTCATCGTAGGGGGAGAATCCTGCAAGAGTCTGCACGGTCTCGTTGATTTTGGTGAAGCTGCGCCAGGTAGTGTGCCTCGCAAGCGCCGTGGTAAAGTACCCGCATGAGGTTAGGCTGGCTCAAAGACCCGCACGACCCGCGGGACCATTCAGCCTCGGAGCTGTTTGGTGCAGGACCGGTGCCGGCGTCGTCCAGCAACGGCGACTTGATCCTTTCCATTCTTGCCCAGACCAATCAAGACTGCACCGCGAACGGAATCGCCCAAGCTATCAGGGCCAACCACGTCTTGCAGGGGGCGTTGAATCCGCCTCTTCTGTCTCGTCGGATGCTCTACAGGCTCGCCCGAAACGCAAATCATCAGGGTGACGCGGACGAGGGCACGTACATCCGATCCTGCTTCGATGCGCTGAACAAGATCGGATTCTGCCCTGAAGAGATCTGGCCATACGACGAACCTCTAAATGCAGATCCAAGCGCGCGAGCACTCAGAGCCGCCTACGATCAGAAAGCCCCCACGAGCTACAGACGCATTTTCGAGACCGGCTCGGCCCGGGTAGATGCCGTGAAGCGCGCGCTGGCTACACGTCATCTTGTTGTGTTCGGCACACAGATCGCTAGAACATTTGGCACAGCTCCGTTCGGCATTCCGCTCGATCCTCCGGTTGGTGAAGCCTGGGGAGGTGGACACCTGCTGACAGCCGTAGACCACGCAGGAGACGCGATTCGCATCGTCAACTCATGGGGCGAAAATTTCGGAAACGCCGGCTTCATTCTCTTCTCGGCCGACTACATCAAGTGGTCAGAAACCGGTGACCTCTGGATCGTCGAAAAAGCCGCGAGGTACAGCGCGTGAAGTCGTTCATCTTGATCGCCGTTCTGCTTTCGACGTGCAAGACCGGACCGGAAACCGCGCCGGGTCCAACCTGCGCGATGGCTTGTGATCGCATGCGCGCTCTCGGCTGCGAAGCCGGAAAACCAACTCCACACGGGGTTAGCTGCGAAGACGTCTGTATGAACGCCCGTAGCAGCGGCATGATCACTCTCGATCTACAATGCATGTCGACGGCGCTGGACTGCGATACCGTCGACAAGTGCGGGACCGGGCGTTAACGCTCTTCTTGCGCTTCCGCAGCCTTCCACGCGTTGTGAATCTGCCGACGGATCCAGTGCGACACGTCCCCGTCGCCCGATTCCTTCGCCAGCTTCGCCGCCTTACGCTTCAACGTCGCCGGGATCTTGAACTGAACCACAACAGTCTCTTCATGAGGAGCGAGTTTCGCGGGCATGAGAAAGAGCTTGTCACGAATAGTTTGTCGTGACAATGTCATTCATACCCCTGTAGGAAAAAGAGGATATCCACCGGAAAAACGGAACCGGCGCCGTAACTGGCCCACGTGACGACTGACGAGTCGGAGAAAACAGTGGTTGCGGATGCACCGAACCAGGTTCGAGAGAGTTTGGAAGGGAAGCGCGTTTCCAAAGAAGTTTTCTTGCGCGTGTGATGCGGGTTCAAATCCCGTCAGGGGTACTTTTCACTTCAGTTGCGGTAAACTATGAGTATGAACGGCCCCCGCGTCCTGGTCTTCGTCGCTGAAAATTGTCACTTCTGCAAGGAGTACAAGAAGCGCTTCGGCCCGATCGCTTCACGGCTCGCTGGCCGGAAGATCCCCGTGCACCTGGGTGATGTTGCCCGAGACGCGAACGCCCGACGTTACGCCAATCAATACAGGGTTCGCGCAACACCGACCACGATCGGCATCACCTCCCGCGGGCGCATGATCCGACTCGAAGGTGCGGTCAACGACGCCGAGATCACCAAGATGTTTGAGCAGGTACTGGTAATTTCTTGACGACCGGGCTACTCTCGGACCATGTCAAAGCGTCGTCTCTCCGGTGCTGCTCTCGGTGCTTCCAGGGCCCCCGGCCACTGCAAGACCTCCCTCTCCAAGTGCATGAAGGGGCGGGGCGGCCGGAACAAGGCCAGCGGGTGCATGCGGCAGTTCAATCGTTGTCGGCTCGGCCGCTAGACTAGCGCCGTTGTCGGTAGGCTCAAGCGCCTCTTCAACACGATCGACATCTCTGTTCGCGAGCACCCAACCCTCGACGGCGACGCGGCGGTTGCCTTCCAGGCGCTCCCACAAGAGGAAATTGTCGAGCTGGCAGGTGCGGCCGGTATTGTAACCGGTGACCTCGTGGGTCGTGTCCCGGAACAGTTTGCGCGCTTCCTTGAGCCGGGCCGCGAGCACGATGGTGCCGAACGGGGTCTCGAACAAGGCGATCCGCGCGAGTCGGCGTCGGAACTTGGCCACGATGACCGTGGCTGTGTTGCGGTCACTCTTCTGGGCCTCACCGACCTGCCGAAACGAAAGCGCCCCCGTCACGACGAGAAGCGGTCGGAGTTTTGGCCACGAATCCATCTCATAGATGATACTTGCGCGCGGTGCGGCGTGTCAAGAACGACGGCCGAGAGCGCCGCGGACGTTGGCAGCCGAGAGCAGCACGCCCGCGAACACGAGAAGCCCCGCCCGGTAATCTGCGACCCAAGGCGCCTCGAACGCCGAGATCGCCTGGAAGGCACCACCCGCCAGAAAAAGCGCGACGTGCATGCCGCGGTTCATGCCCTGCCGGCGCTCGGGGAGAGGTGCTGACAGCCGCGGTGGGTCTTCTTGTGACATCAGAACAACCGCTTGATGAGGTACCCACCCAGGGCCCAGCCTAGGTGCACGAGCGCACCGGCGGCGAAGAGGCCGAGACCGGCGAGGAGGTTGGTGCCGATGCGCTTCATCTACGACACCTCCGACGGCGCGCAGAATTTTTTCATCACGCGTACCCCTTGTCGCCGACGTAGTAGTACCCGTGCCTGTCGCGGCAAACTTCCGGACGAAGGCGTCCGTGCACATCACCAACCGGCGCATTCAATCGTGTGCACCAACCGGCACGCGGCAACTTCAAGCCTTGTGACTTCAACGCGCGCGAAAGCTTTCGGACTTCTGCACGCGACAGGTTGCCCTTCATCACCGACCTCCACACAACGCCCGACGCGCGGCCTGGCGCTTCCGCACCGTCAGACGAGTCCCGCGCGGGAAGTTGATCGCGTTGCTGGTCTCGCGTTGAATGACACCCGATGGCCACACCCTGACGCTCATCGCGAACGGACCAACCCTGTCGTGGCCGAAGACTACTTTGCAAGTGGGTTTGGCCATTAGCGTCGCCTCCGGCCGAACAACCTCTGGACGCTCTTACGAAAAGACGCAGGAAACGCCTCTGGACGATCCCAGCCTACGCCCCCGTCATCATATCTAATCGGATAATCTGTGAAGCCGGATAGGCAGTTGAGGGCCACTACACTCTCCTTTCCAGTATCAGAACGCCGGTACGCCCACAAAGCGTGATTGCCAGATCGAGATTTGAAAATGAGTCTCTGATCCGGAAAACCGGAGGAGATACGGCAGTCGGGCGGATCTTTTTTGGTTTTGGCCATCAGCGTGCCCTCCGACGACGTCGACCGGCGCCTGACAAACCGCGCTTCGGAGCGAAGAGTGATTTTCCCGGCCGTACCGCGTACTCTTTCCCTCGCACCTTGATCACGGCCACGGACATTCCTCCCCAGCCACCACGGATGAAACCTGAGCGTGCTTGACCGCAGACTGCTTTTGGCAGCGTCACGTGCTTCCATCGGCCGTGCGATCTCTCGAACGCCGGGCCCGGCCGGATGCAGAAGAACTGAACAGGCATTAGCGTTTCCTCCGACGACGACTAGCGCCACCCAAAGTCGCACACTGCCGCACATCAAAATAAAGCAACGTGCCGGGTGTGTTCCCACGGCCTCTTTTGGTGGTAGCACGCTCCGCGTACCAGTGGTTCACCTTGATCGCGGCCGTGCAGGGTGCTTCACAAGAAACCTCGTTGCGCTGTCCCAGGTACGGTGGATTGATCTGGCCGCCGTAGTTTCGGCAGCGCGCTGCAACGCCATAACGGCTGGCCGCGCGCTTGACAGACTTCAACGGGCCTTTGGCGATGAGACGGATGGTCATGCTAACGCGACCTCCGACGGCGCTTGCACGAGGCGCCGACGTGAAAAACCCGCTGCGTGCGCGTGTTCGCGACTTTGAAGCAGCCCGAACCACGCCGCAGGCGATCGACCTCACGCTTCGTCCAGACGTACGGAGCCGCCCGGCCTGAAACACCGGAGGAGATCTTCTTGCCGTTCTTGAAAACGAGGTAGGCCATCACCGACGCCTTCCAGGAATTCGACCAGCTACGAAAAGATCTTTAGGCCGCACAGCGTACTGCTGGCGCTTCACTGTAACCACGCCCATTCCCTGACCGCCCCACGAATAGCTTACTGCTTCGCCGTGCGCACGACCGCACACAGTTTTTTCCAGAACCACGGGCTTGGTTTTGACCCATCTTCCGCGAACTTTACGGATGACCGAAGTTCCTTTGCGGATACAAACAAGCTCGCGAGGCTGTACTAAATGCCCCCAACGAAGATCCTTGGCCATCAGCGCTTCCTCCGGCCGCCGGACAACACCGTCTTGCCGTCATGAATCACACACGACAACTCGGTATCCTTCTCTTTCTTCCGACATGTCACATGCCGCGGGCTCAACACGAAATCGAGACGCACGACACCGACGTCGGGAAGATGACCCCAATTTCCCATGAAGTTGCCGCCGATGCTGACGCTCGTACCTGGAACATGAACACGCCGGACACCTTTCACGCGCGCCTTCGGATAGTTGCTCGTGCCCCCATCCGGTGACGGAAAAGATCCACGACCACCACCGCCGCAGTCCATGCTCAAGTCCACGTGCTCCCCCTTGGCGTGAAGCTCGACCCATTTCACGACACAACCTTTCGGTGTGCGGAAAGATGACATCAACGCCCCTCCGGATTGCGCGACACTCGTGTAACCATCTTGGTGTCGCCATGCCACTTGCGCGCGTCGCCCTGAGCCTTCTTTTTGGAACGTGCGCAATAAATTCTCTGCCAGCCTCGACGCGTACCGAGATTCACGCCGGTGCTGTAATCGGCTTCGACTACCCAGCGGCAGGCCACGGCAGGATCACGACGAGACTTGCGCTTGGGCATCACCGCACCACGCATTTCTTCGCGAACACATTCTGCGCCTGTGAGCGTTTGCTGGAAAGCGCCGCACGCATACGGGGTGCGCCCATGGGGCTAAAACTGTGACGAGTCGCCGATCCCACGGCATGCTTGAACTCGGTGAAGAACGACCCGAAATCCTGGTTCGCGACCGCCAACGCATCATGAGCCTTCATGCAAGCCCCCGACGTGGCTTCTGCAATCGTGTCGTCGAAGCCCTTCATCGCGAGTTTGTACACCGCACGCGCACCCTTGGCGTGATAGATGCGACCAGAGCCGAGAGCCATCATCGGCCTCCCAAGTAAATGCACTTGTCCCCGAGCGCGCGGCGCGCTTCGGCCAACTTGACCGCCGCGCGCGAGCGATTGAACGACAAGCCCCTACCCACGGCGAGCATGTTGGCCGTCATGGCGCCGGTCATTTCGAGGGCGGTCTCGTACTTCTTGAACGCCGTCGAGCAATTCTGCTGCTTGGCGTAGTACGTGGCCTGGGTCGCGTACTCGATCACGCGACGGCCTGTGAGCTTCGCCCTGCGCGCGTGCTCTTTCGGTGAGTGCCCGAGCGATGTTTTTCGCTGACGCTTCACGCGCGAATCCATCCCGGCTGCAACGGATCGGGCTTGAACCCGAGCGCCGCGGCCTGGACTACAAGAACCTCGTTCGTGTGCCGCGTGTTCGGGCCCATCCCGGGCGGGACGTTCGCCGCGGCGATTCCCTGTCCCGCTTGATGCACCACACACGACGATGTGATGCCATCGGGCGTCGAGAAACACGCCGTGGTCATCGCTTGTCCCGGGATCGGCGGCAGTTGCCAGACTTGGTTGAACCCGACGTCTTTCCGGAGATACGGGCTCTGCGATGGAACTGTCGGCGCAATCGCGGCAGATCGCGTACTGGCTTTGGCTCTGGCCACCATCGCCAATCCAACAACAACAACCGCTGCGATACCGCCGCCAATCCACAACAGCCAACTACCAACACTTGATGAGCCGAAATTTGTCCGACGACGCTTCGCCATGTTTTACCTCGTGGTGATGAAGTACGCTCCGACACCGGCTACCATCGCGTTCAACGCGACCAGGGCCCAGCCCCCGCCGCGCGGCAACTCCCCGGGCATGACCTGGACCGGCAGCGGTGTGATTACCGCCGGGCCGATCGCCACCGAAGGTTTGATCACGGGTGCGATCGAAGTCGCGCCTGTGGTCAACACCCGGTTGGTGAGAAGCGCGGCCTGGGCGGCGACATCCGACAACGCCAAATTCACACCCAGCGCGCGGTTGACTGCGGTGGCTGTCAGCGGTCCGATCACACCGTCGACGACGAGACCGGCGCCTTTCGTGTTGAGCGCCTGTTGCAGTGCCGTCGCCTGCGGGTGCTTGTAGCCGGCGGCTGCAGAGCCTCCACAATTCCCGTTCGGGGTCACGACCCAGCCGGCCGGGCAGGACGCGGCACCAAGACCGCCACCCCAGCCGGAGATCGAGAAGACTTCCATGAGGGCTACGATACGCCCCCGAGGCCGTCCCGGTCAACTACGAGGACGACTGCGGCGTGCTTCCAAGCTCTTCATCTACCGTCGCGATGACAGTACCGGCACCGGTGATCAACTCGAGCTGGATCCGACCGAAGGCTGCGATCCGCTCGAACTCCATGTGGATGTTGTGCGTCCCGACGGTCAAGCCCGTGGTTCCGCCGTTGACATGCAACGACCGAATGACCTGGGCCATGCTCACTACACCGTTGCCGGCATCAACTTCGTCAACCTCACGGAACCACGTCGTCGCGGCATCATTCGGATCGTCGGCGTCCTGGCGCGGACCACAGAACTCGAAGTACCACCTGACCTGAGTGGTACCGGTCGCCACAACCAACGTCCAATCGAGGACGATCTTGTTGCCGACGATCGAAAACGGCTTCGACGCGACGAAGCTGACCGTCAGAGGCTGATTTCTAAAAAGGTTGGCGGACATGGATTACGCTCGGCACTTCGATGTGGCAGCGACGAAACGATTCTGGTCGAAGCGCGGATTCTGGCTGCCGAAGTAGTGTGCAAGCCCGCTGACGACGGCCGACGAAGCGCTGTTCCGGCAGAGAACGTCGGCGATCGAGATGAAGTCCTTTTTGGAGACTTCACCCAGGTGGATTCGACGGCGACGGCGTTTTTTCATCAACGTTTCCTCCGGCGACGAGCACCTGAAAACGTCGGATGCGCGCACGCATTTACCGGACATCCCCGCGGCGTACGAGCCTGACCCTGATAACAACCGACCTCACACGCTTTTTTCTTGCTGCGGTACGGACCGAAGGCGTACCGGCCGCCTGCGGGACGACTTGTCTTCCCGACAACGAATCCGCTACCCGTGGAGACCGCGTACCACTTCGCCATCACCCAGCTCCCGTCGGCAACCAGGTCATCTTGTGTGTGTGCCCGTCGCGGTCGCTCGGCACGATTCGGCCGGCTCGGATGTTGTGGTAGTGCGACGCCACGGTGTCGGTCACGCCGTTCTTGTTCACGTCGATGTACCCGCGGTGGTCGTGGATCGGAACACCAGGCGCCCCGGCCTGCGTCGTCAAATAAGGCACGTATTGCGGCATTCCGCCGCCGTACCGTACGATGTTGTCGGGATTCGGATACCGCAAAGCGGCTCCTAAAACTGACCGGCGGGGCGGAAGCCGGGGCCGTACCCGGTCATCTGGCGAGTCAGGAACTGACCGGACTGCGTGACGCCCTGACGAACACCACCGGGAGTCACCGACATCCAGGCACCCGAGCGCATCGTGCGCGATGGGTCGGTGTCCATGAACGCGAACGGTGAAACGCCCGGAGCATGACCGAAGCCCTTCAGCATCGTCGGTGCGGATGGAACACCCGGCGCGAACGACTGTTGCGTCGGCACCGGCCGCATCCTTCCCGGCAACCCCGGCAGGTTCGGCCGGAACGACGCCATCGGCAGCAAGTGCTGTCGGAACGGGGTGAAGTGGCTGTAAAAAGCCGTCTTCATCAGCGTCGGGTTGTAGAAATTGGCGTCTTGAGGACGCGTAAAATCGGACATTCGATTCGCTGTCTGGCCCAAGATCATGCAGCCATCCTAGGTCCAATGCTTCACGCCGTCAAGCACGCACTATATGTAGGCGTCGCGCCTTACTTCCGGTTGCCAGCCTCGACCCGGAGCGGCCGATTGAAGAAGACCGTGTTTTCGGTCAACCGGAGCGCCTCTTCCAAGGTTTCCTTCACCTCGACGAAGCCGTAACCCTTGCTGCGAGTGGTCTCCTTGTCGATGATGATCTTCACGCTGGCAACGGTGCAGGTCAACGACTCGAAATACTCCTGCAAGTCTTTCTCCGTGGCGTCGTAGTGCAGGTTGCCGACGAAGAGCCGGGTCACTTTTTCAGCCCTCGGAAAGCCTCTACCACCTGCTGGAAGGCGTTGCTGACCCCCTGGGCCAACTGCAGACCCTGAGCCGTGCTGTATGCGTACACCCAGTTGAGGAGGCAAAGCAACGAACAGACTACCACCGAGCCCTTCTCATTTGAAGAGGCGTCGAACCGGGTCACCCGGTAGTGCGCCCCGGTCGGGCGCTTGCAGTGGGTACAGACTTGGACGGGCATGATGGGACCTTTCGGTGGGGGGATGTAGCGGACGAGAGCGCGGGTCACGGAGTGCCGGCCTTCGCACGCTCCTCAACCTTGCAAAGTTTGTAAGCCAGCAACAGGTAATTTATGTTGTCGAAAATTCGCGTTTCGATCGGCTCACTCGCAACCGAGCCCGTCGCGAGAAACTTATCGATCGCACGCTGGTGCTTGTGCATGTACACCCCAAGCACCTGGAACGGCGTGAGCCCAAGGGACGCGGCCTCGGCGTAGAAGTTGCTCACACGCTGCCGGTCGCGATCTTCCTGCTCCTTCGCGGTCAACGCCTTCACTTCGTAGTCGGCGCCTTTCTGGGTCAACAGCTTGTCACACGCCTCCATGCAGGCGCGGAAGTCGCGGTCTGCTGAGATGTGCGGAAGAATCATCAACTCGCCTCGGGGTGCCGCTTCTCTTACGAACGTTCGCTCTTGCTCATTCATGTTGGATCTCCCTCAAATTTCTCGATTGAAATTCCTGCCTGTTTCAAAACCTCTTCACCCTCACGCAGTCGGTAGTCTCGGCCGTAGTACACCTTCTTGACGTTGCCGAGGTTCACGATCAACTTCGCGCACATCTTGCACGGGAGGTCGGTAACGAAGATGATCTTCTCCGTCGACCGGGGGCAGTCACATTTTACGAGTGCGTTCGTTTCTGAATGTACGCAACCACAAGAGCCAGGAGTTTCGGAATCGCAACCGTTCGGAAGACCGGCAGCGTTGCCGTTGTACCCCACAGCAAGCACTTTCCAGTAGTCAGACGACGTGATCACGCAACCAACCTGGAGACGGGCGCACGTCGACCGCCTGGCGATGAGCTTCGCCATCTCCATGTGGATGTGCTCGAAGGAAGGACGGGTCATGTCCCGTCTCCGATGTACCGAAAGCGCGGCCCAAAATATTTCTCGGTACTAACCGGCTCGGTAAATTCTTTAAACGACCGCACCCGCATGTACGGTCCTCCCTTGTCGGTGTACAGACAGACGTAGACGACCATCAATTGACCGTCCGTCGCCTCATCAGAAGAGCCAGCAAGGCCGAGTACCAGGTACTTGCCTCCCTTATAGTGCTCGTACACACCTATCTTGAATTCTGTTTTCATGGCATCAAGCCTCCGATGTGTTCGTCGACCAGGGTCTTGCGGTACTGCTTGAAGCCTAGATAGTTGCCGGACTGCATCTCATCAAGCACGACGGCAACCTGTGCTTTTTCAAGATGTCCAAAGGTCGCGTCCTGCTTGAGATACCGAGTCCGAACCTCTGCGGGTGTGAAATCACCGAGCGAAGACCTTCGGAACCACTCCGGCCAATCCATCGCCTGCACAACGTGTTCTGCCGGCGCGGCGTGCAACGGTCGCTGGACCATCAGACGATCGTGAAGCTCGATGTCGGCTTGTAGGTCGCGCTTGCCTTCGTGGTTCAGATACGAGACGCGAGCACAACGACCGACGGAGACCTTGATCAATAACGCTTCTGCTTTTTCCGTCATTTCTTCTCGTTTCGTTCTTTTTTCCGTCTCCTGAGACAACACCGCATCCCAGTCTTCCTGAAAAATCAACGGCAAGTGCCACTCTTCTAGACCAAGTTTCTTCGGCACCGACGCGTCCCGCGCAGTTTTCATCATCCGAGCGATGTGCTGAAAATGCGGCTCGGCAGCTTCGTGACAACGCAGGCCGAAGAAATTTTCCCACTCGGTGCCAGAGATGATGACCGTGATCCACATCCAGGGTTCGAGCAGGCGGTTGATGACTCCCTTGTGAACCTTCAGCGTGATTAGATTGCGCGCATGCTCGACCGCACGGTTGCGCGCCTGCAACCATTCCACTACCGCTGCCGTTCGATCAATTCCGCTCAACTCTTCACCCGGCTGCATGCCCTTTTGATTCGCTCCGATGTAGTCTGGAATCCAGGGATCCATCTTCACACGCTCGATTAGCTTCTCCGTCGGAATCGCGCGCGATGACGCCGACGACTTCGTCAAGATCCTGTGCGTCATGATCTCTGAGTGAATTGCTCGGGGGTACGTGACGATGAATGTCGTCAAGCGCGCCCCGCAAGGTGCCAAGCTGTCAGCCGCGATCTTGCATTCAAAAGCCATGACTATTCCTCCAGCTCAACTTTGATCCGCACCGACCGCTCTCGATTCTTCGTGAACCGATCCCAGAACTGCGGCTTCTGATCTACCGGCATCGGCGGCACGTCTTCCACTTTCACGTCCTGGTAGCCATTCTCCTCCAGAAACATCTTGATGAGGTTGGCCGCCGTCGTCTTGCCTGAGTTATGCGGTCCCTTAACCGTGATAGTGATGCCCATGTTGCTCCTTCCACATTTTGTTTGTTCTCCCCGCCGACAACCACGAATTGCACGACCCTGACGCGGGGTAGCCTTCAGCGGTCAGTTCCACCGGTGCTCCCTTTCCGCGCAATCCGCACGCACAAAGCAATGATGGGTCCAGTCGTGATCAACACGATCAAGAGCAATAACGTCCAATCCGCCGGAGACGCGCAACGCGCGAATTCCAGAAGAGAGGACGAGAAGACAGAGCAAGTTGATTTCACGTCAGTCCATCGCGAGCTTGCGTCGGAACGATGCCACCTTGGCGTAGACCTTGACCTCGTGGGCGCCGCCGGCATCGAGATTCTCCAGGTATGCGGCCATACCACTCGCGGCCACGGTCTGAAGCGGGCCTGTGCCTTGGCCCTCAATCGTCGCGATCGTGGCCTGCGCGGTAATTTCAACCTCCAACGGCCCGTTGACCAACGCCTGGGCGAGACAGTACCGACACCCCCACGAGATTGCGCCGTGCTCGGGGCAGGTGAAAGGTGGAACTTCTGGTACGACCACCCCCGGAGACGAAACACCCGCGGCATCCATCTGTCTCTTGAAGGCCGCGTCTTGAGGCGACAGACTCTCGATGCCGAGATCATCAGGAACCCGTTGCCCGGTCAAGATCGCCTTGCCGTCGCGCATGTTCCCCTCGCGCCGTCGCACGTTCTCAACCAGGTTAACGTGGCCTTTTTCCTCCGGGGTCAGGTCGCGAGAGATGTAGCGAACTTGGTCCGCGTGCAACGCCTTCTGTCCAAACTGAAGACCGCCGATCGTCTGGTGGATCAAGCAGTAACGATCGGGACCAACGTAACACGGGAGAGAAACGCGGGCGCCACCCATGTTCTCGCGGACGAATCTGACGGTTTCGATCGCGGTCTCTTCTTTCCCTTCTTGAAGACTTGAATGGATACCACTCGCAAATCCGATTGGTCCTTCCTCATCAGAAGGCAAAAACAGACGAAACAACCCTGTACAACCGTTGTCGATGATCTCTTGTGCTCTTTGAACCCCGTGATTCATCAACAACTTCTGTACCCGCTCTGCTTTCTCCCTCCGCACCGGCACCATCCTGTCACGCAACACCTCGTACTCGGCCCACAACGGCTTCATCTCGGCGTCGATCTTGTCGGCGCGGACTTCTTCGCCTTTGATGTGTGCGGCGAGCGACGGATCTGTTAGCCATGAAGACAACACTCCCGGAAGAGTCTTGTCCTGGATCATTTCCTTGCAGCGAGTGATTTCGAGCCGGACGTCTCGAACCTCCTCGAACATCTTCGTCCACTTCCGTAGGAGTGTTTTTTCCTCCGGCGACGTGTCGTTGGCGAACTCCATGTCGGCGATCAACCGGAGATCTTTTTCGTCTTCGATGGGGATGGTGGTCATGTAGATTCCTTTTTCTTGCAAAGTCGCCCGGCACCCGACGGAACTCCGACCACGCCAACAATGACGCAGCCTCCGTCGGGCGCCTTTCCCGGTTTAACAGACCTTCGGGGCGTCACTTTTTCAAAACTCCTAGTTCGTCCGGGACGAACATCGTGATTTGGTTTCTGTCTTCGATCATGAGGCCGGCGCACGGCGCGGGTTTGCGGACGAAGCCGCCCTGGACCTCGATGGAGATGAGGTCGCCCTTGCGCACAGTTTGGATGACACGGCCGATGTTGAGCCAGGTGGAGGGGATCATGATCTGCGCCTCTTAACTTCCAGGTACCACTCTTGACCTGCAGGTTGCGGTAGCAGCGGAGTGTGCAACAGATCGGCATACGCCAGAGCTGCTATCGGAAGAGCAATGTCTTCCAGATGATCGACGTGCTGCCCCTCCCAACCACGCAAGATCTTGTTCTCGATGTAGTACGCGGTCAGGTCAGCATCCTTCACTTCAGGGGCCTTCGTCGCTCCCTCCGGCAGACCAAACCACTTCTCGACGACAGGTGTCCACAAGTTTTCAACTTCTTTCAGGCCCTCCCCGAACACCGGTTTCATGGGGCTGATCACATCCCCTGTAATGATTTCGACGACGTCGTGAACCAGGCCTGCGAACGCAACCTCGTTCGGAAAACGACGGGCCTGGAGGATGCGCGCGACAAAACGAGAATGACAAGCTACCGAATAAAAAATTCTGAGATGACCCCCGAACCGGCAGATGTTCCCGAGGCTGATCGCGATGTCTTCCAGGTTCAGTACATCGAGATCTGAAAGCTCTGGATGAAGAGCATCAAACACTTTTCTGTGGATGGACCAGAAGCGCCCTGGGCCTAGGATTGAAGTCACCGTCGTCCTCCTTCGCAAACACCGATTCCTGAAAAGGCTTCGTCCATTCTCTCAACATGCGTTTCATCTTCATCCGGCGGCAGGTACACGAGCACGTTTGCATGCGTCGGGTCAGCACCGACGAAACAAAGCCGCTCCACCGGGTAGCACCGCGGAAAGTCTTGAACGGGTCGAAGGCACCGCTGGGACAATCGCAAAACTTCGAGAGTAAACCCGACGAAGAATGCTTCCTTGACGTTTCCACTCTCCCACTCGGTTGCTAACTTGTTCCACCACACCTGCATGCTGGATGTCCCTGGCCCCTTGGCGACGGGCACCCACCGGCCGTCAACCAGCTTCAACTTGCCCCCTGGAGGATTCAGGAAAACCTTTCCGAACCAAGGCTGATTCAGACCGTCGTCCTCGATCGTGAAGATCTTCTCAGCCTGCACGGTTTCGTTCGCGGCCAAGCACGACGCCGGGTCAAGATCAAACCTTCCGAGCAAACCCCGGGCCGCCTCCACGACATGCGCCGGAGTATAGTGCTCGTTCGAGACAGAGGAATGCTGGGGGATCATGCCGACCCTACACTCGCCACGATCTTGTCCTCGTACACCCGGACGCCTGGGATCTCGGTCGCGCCCTTCTTGTGTGTAACCACGCCCTTGATCAACGCCAGGTTCGGCGTCATGTACTCGCGCGGGATCAACGCCTCGTCCATGATCTCGAACTTCCACGACGTGCGGTACTGGAGACCATCGGCGGCCGGAAACTCCACCGCGGCATCGTGCACCTGCAACGCAGTCGTCAACGCCCCTGCGTCCCCTTCAACTGCCGCAGCGCCCGCGCTTTCGAGCGCGATCCGGGCTGCATCCTCGGCTTTCTTGTGGGCCTCGACGATCTTAGACTTGATGAGCCTCTCACACTCCTCGTAGAACGTGATGGCCGGCTTGAAGAGCGCGTTGGCTGCCTTCAGGGCCTTGTTCATCGGGTCCGTGATCTCTTTCCGCTTGTCGTCCAGACGCTTGATGCTCTGCTTGGTGTCGGTGAGGATCTCCGCGGCGAACTCGAGATCTTCCTTGGTTTCGATCGTGAAGGTCCGGATCTGGGTCAAGGCCTGCTCCGCCTGAGTGACTTCCTGGACCAGCTCGGCCTTGACCTTCTCGACGGGGACGAGAGAGGTATCTGGCGTCTTTTCAGTAACCCCTGTCAGATCTACACCTACGACTGCCGCTACATACTCTTTCCACACCAGCTCTTGCCCTTGCTGCTTGGCCATGTCCTGGGCCGTGAACAAGTGCTCCTCGCAAAGCTCAATCATCGGAGCCCTCTTCGAGAAGAAAGTCTTACCGTCCGCGATTGCGGCCGTCGCTGCGGCACAAGTTGAGACGTGACACTTTCCCGCTATCCTGTGATTGTTGTGTTTGAATTCCATGTGCTCCCTCTACCGTTGAAGAAAATAGAGACCAAGACCGACTGCATCCATCATGTTGTGAAGCAGGCTCGACGGCGCCGTGGTTGGCGCCCCGAAAACCTGCGGTTTTTTCAAAACCTGTTTTTCTATTTCGGACAGCTTCGATAGAGTCCGCCGCTCGGACACTTCTTTCGGAATTTGTCCCTTCCAAGCCTTTGGGTAGACCATGCGCGCGTCACCTGAAGGAAACGCAGCGACGATGCCCCCGACCACGGCTGCGAGATTGGCTAGATCTCTCGGGTCTCCCTTCAAGAACCGCTGCTGGTAGATCTCCGGCTTCTCAATCACCAATACATGAGCCATTAGACTCATTCTGTGAAACGTCTTCGCATGAACTTGGATTCGGAATTCGAGTGTTTTCCCTTTCGTGCGTGAGAGGCCGCACCGAAAAAGCTGACTGTCCCGCCAGATTGCCCAGCCACAGCACACGAGCCCGGGATCGATCGAGAGAAGGTTCAAGGCGTGTACTCCCACGGGATCAACAACCCCTCCGCGTTCTTCACCTGCTTGGCTAACTTGCTCCAATTACGTGAAACCGTCACCTCGGCCCGCGGCGGCACATCCGGTAGCCACTTCGTACCTTCTTCGATCATCACCTCGACGAGTCGTTTCGCTGCGGCGTTGTACTTGTGCAGGTCATCTTCAACTTCTAGACACACAGAATCGTGGACAAAGTTAACCGCTCTGCTCCCGAACAGCGGCGACGATTCATCGACGTAGCATTCCCTCTGCACCGCAAACAATGCCGCCTTGGCTGCGTCTGCACCGAGCGCCTGAAAATACCCGTTGGCCGCGACCGTGAACGAAACTAAACCGCGCACGCGCTTGCTCAACCACTGCTCGATCGTCGCGTACCCACCGCCTTGCTCACATTGAACTTGGATCCACTTGAAATACGCCTCTTGCTCCGGCCAGGTCTGCTTCCACGACTCTTTGATGAAGTGCGTCTGCTCTTCCGAAAAATTGGTCTTGTACTGGACCCGCGCCCATGCCCGGAAAGTTTTCTCTCCCATGCCGCCCTGGAAACCGAAGTTCCCGATCTTGCCGAACTGCCGAGTCCCGTCAGGCCCGGCCACCTCTTCATCTCCGGCCTTGTACCTCGCCTTCGCTTCGTCATACGAAGTCCCGAGCATGGTCGAGGCGATCACCAGATGCGGGTCAATCTTGGCGTTCAACGCCGCCGCCATCCGGCTTTCTCCGACCGCCCACAAGCACGTCTGCGCCCAGGTGTGAAGTTCCAGACCGGAAAAATCCGCCTCGACGTACACGGTTCCTGGTCGGGCCTCGAAGCACTCCCGGATGCCCGGAAGCCGGCGGACGTTCTGGAGCTGGTAGCCGTTCGTCGGCTGGCGCCCGTCGTGGCCCTTGCACGACGTTCGACCGGTCTCCACCAACGAATCGAACCGCGGCTGAATTGGGTACTTGATCCCGTTCTCGAGTGCGGGGATGTGCGTGTCCACGACCGTCGTCAAGCTCGTGACCTTGGAGTACGCGACCAACGTCGGATCCAACGACGCCTCGCACGCCTCTTCATCGACGGAGATCCCGAACAACGGATCCTCCAGATTTTTTTCATCCTTCGGAGTCAACAACTCGTGCTTGTCTCGTTTCCGGCGAAGATCGATGAAGGCTTCGGTCTTCTTCGTCGGCTCTCCCAGCTGCTCCATGACCTGGACCATGAGCGTCCGGGCCTTCTTCGTGTCTCGTGTTCCTCCAGGCCGTACCAACCCCTTCTCTTTGCAAACCTTCAAGGCCGCTGCGTGATCCGCCACCGTTTTGATCTTGAATCTCTCGATGTTCGGCGCCGATGTCTTGATGCCCCAGCACGAGATCAAGTGCAGGCCCCAGGCCGCACGCGCCTGCCTAAACTGGTCTTGCAGAAGTCCGGCATCTGTTGACTCCTGCAACTGCCACAGCTTCATGGTCATCTGCGCGTCCCCCATCGCGTACTCTGCAGCACCTGCCGGCCACTGGTTCGGGTGAACGTTTCTGAGTTCACCGAAACCGAGCCGATGCGTGGACTTGTCCATCTGCATCTTGAAATGTCGCTCGACCAGCTTCGCCAGGGAGTATTCGTGCGAGGTGTACACCTCCGTCATTCCGTCGGTGTAGCCTCGAAACTGGCCCTTCGCGATGTCGATCAACTTCTGCCGAAGACCGACGTCCGTCACTCGGTCGCTCTCGTACGCCGCGAAGATCAACGGGAGCAGGTTCGGCCACTCTGCCCCGATCACGCCGAAGTCGTACGCGATGTTGAGACCGATGAAGAGCGTGTCCGTTTCCAAACTCTCTCGAACGAGCCTATAACAAGGCCCTGTATCCCCGACCCACTCCAGCCCAACATGCTCGCCGTCCGCCCAGCTGACGCAAGTCAACGGCGGCGCGAGCAAACCGATCTTGATCAGAGCGGTTTCGGTGTCGAGGGCCAGAGGGGTCAAGGACAGGACTCCAGGTTGACTACAGCGGTGCCCACTTGTGCAGCGTGAAATCTCCACCGGCACGGGTCTTGATCGCGACACACTCCAGTCGCAGAACCGCGCCCTTCAACGGATTATCGTTCGAGCAAGCGAACTCGACCGCGTCCTCCGTCACCTCGTTGTTGACCTCATCTTCATTGCTCGGGTCGATATCGTTTGACGCCGCGATGAAGCCCTTGATGTTGCCCAGCGCCGCGTCCTGCTTGAGGTTCACGACCCAGGAACACTGTGACCCCGCACGACGCTCGTTGTTGTCGCTCTCCAAGATCTTGGCTTCAACGATGAACAGATCTTCCTTCTTCCTGCTGTTCAAGGTCATGACCTTGATGATCTCGACCTTGTACAAACCCGCCAGGAAGTACACCCCCCCGGCGCCAACCTTCGCGTCCCGAATGCCTGAAAACAAACCCATGACTTCTACCCTCTTCTTTCTTTTGTTTGGTCTTCTACGCGGTCCACCGCGCACCAGTGCGGGTGGCCATTTCCGACGGACTTGGAACGTCCACGTCCGCATACTGAAGTTTTTGCAACTGCCCCGTCGAATCCTGAATGTACTTGGAATCCGCCAGGGCCTGCTGAAACCCGCTCCACTGCTGGATGCAGGCCAAGATCACGTCGAACGAGACTTCGTCCGCAAGCTGGCCGTCTCGATGCTCCCGACCCAAGAGCTGCTCGAAAGTGCTCCCCGTCGGGGGCAGGGACACGATCAGATTCTCCGACCAGGCTTGCAGGTTTCGGCCTTCACAATTGCTCGCAATCGACGCGATGATGGAGCCCTCTGCCGGCGTCGTCTCGTCGATCAAACGCCGCTGGTTATCTTCCCCCTTACGATGGAAAAATGGTCGTCCGGTCATCTCTGCGAGCCGCTCGCCGAACACGACGTGCTCCACCCAGACGATGCCGTTGTGGGTCTTCATCCAGTTTGCACAGAACTTCAGTGTGCCGTCGTCGATCCAAACCGGCACGGTGTTCGGCACGAACGTGTTCTTGATCGCAATCCAGTTCTCGTAGACGGTGCCGCCGATGAACCGACCTTCCTTGTCCAGACGCTTCGACTCGGGATCTTCAACACGCCCCTGCACGATCGCGTTCGCGACTTGCAACTCACTGTCGAGGTCCTTGTGCTTGATGATCTCCCGCACCGCCGCGCACCACTCCTTGCGTGCAGACAGCCACAGTTGTGGCGCATAAGGGTCCCATCGATAGCAGAAACCACAAGCCATTTCTCTAGCATGTCTCCACAATGAGACAGCATCTGAAATCGGCCAGCCGTCGGGCGTCTCCCAGTACATCTTCATGTGATCGAACGCGGCGTCGATCTTCGGGCCCAACACCAGCTCCACCGCCGAGATCACCAGGGAACAGTCCACGAATGTCTCGCTGGTCGCGATAACCCCGGGGGTTTCCACGAGCCGGCGCCGGTACGCCTTGCGGAGCGACCCAAGCGAATCTTTCTGGATGGTGCTAATCTCTTCCGGGTTGCAGAGCAATAGCAACGCCCCCGGCGCCAGACGATTCTCCGGCCTGACCTTCTCATCGAGAGCATCCGCCCACTCAGACAAGACCGGCCAGGTCAACGGCACCGGTGCGACCCGCCGCAGGCACCACTCCGCGATGTGGGCGTAGTCTTTGATCGACCGCTTCGTGATCGTGCCGGACATCGCGACGAACTTCGGACTAAATTCGTCCATGTACCGGGACACGCGCCGGGTCACCGCACTTTTTTTCCCTCGGAGTTTGTGAACTTCATCAGCGATAATCAGGTCCGGCGCGTACCGTCGGAGAAATCCGGATTTCGTAACCTCTCCGTCTTCATCTTTTTCATCGTCGGCCTGGACACGACCGAGCCACTCATAGGTCACGATCTCCGGGGGTTTGAAGCGCCAGTGCTCTGCGTACCGTCGGATCTCGATCTGGGTCTTGCGCTTCAACTTCGCCGGGATCAAAAGCAACGGCCGCTTCGCTCCCACCACTTCGGCCGCGAGCAAGCTGCAGAGGGTCTTGCCACCACCCACGCGAACGGGGGCCAACAACCCCCCGAAGTCGTGCAGGTCCGACAACGCCGCGGCCTGCACCGGTCGCAACTCCATCGTTCCCCTTGGTCTCTTCAACCACGCCGTCAACTCCGCGTGGATTGACTGCGAATCTTCCCACTGCCGACGCGGCAGATTGTGAACGCGATCGAGTTCACTCGACCGGGTCACGCCGCGTCGGCGGAAGATCTTGCCCATGTGCGTGTTGGGCTTGAAGTCCTGCTCGGACTTACCCACACGGGAGAGCATGTTCGCGAGGATGCTCATTTGTTAATAAACAGGATTCCCGTCTCGTAAATCTACGCATCCCGCCATTTCTGTTTGGTCTAAACGCCTTGTGCCATGAGCAAAAACGTTTTCCCATTCAAGAACATCACGCGCCAAACGTATGAAAAGAGGGCTCACACAAGTAGCGTGTAGGTACAAGCATTCTGCCCCGTTCCCACTCCACAAGACCGCCGCTACTTCAGGATTGAATTTCTTACTGCAATAAAAACAACCCTGTTCTAATGCCCTTCGTGCCTCTCCTGCACTATAAGTAAACTCTGCTACAGGAAGATGCGCCGAATGAAAATGTAGTAACGCCATTACCCGATCGCCCTCACCACGTCGGTCGCCAACGACTCCAACACCCCGAGCGCCGCCACCCCTTCGGGCGTCTGCGTGTTCACGCACATGATCAGTCCCTTGAACTTCGACGGGACGCAGTTCACGTACAATGTGAACGGCACCATACCCAGCTTCGCCACCGCGATGACCGTGATCCCGGCCCTCGCCGACGCATCTGTCGTCGCCCCCGCAACCGGCGCGGTCGAAGTCGGTACCACTGGTCCCGTTGCCAGTGTCCCCGCCGGTGTCGCCCCCACCGCCGCCGGCCTCGACAAACGATTCTTCCTTGCCGCCGGAGGCACTGCCACTGCTTCACCCGCGGGCGGCACCAGTGCCAGCGGTACCGCTTCCCGCGTCGTCGAGCCCTCGGGCGGGTTGATCCCCTTCCCCAGAGTCGCCCCGGCCATCTTCTCGGCCCCACCGCTCGCACTTGCCCCGTTCACCGGCGCAGGAGTTTTCCCCGCACTCTCCGCCGCCCGTCGTTTCATCTTCTCTGCCAGAGTTTCCATGTCTGTCTCCTTTTCGTTGGTTTCAATCCCGTGTTTCCGTTTTTCCATCTTCTCGGCCAGGCTCTCCTGGGCCATCAAACCCTTGATCCGATCCGTCGACGAAAGATTGCAGTTCTCCCGGTACTGACACCCGCCGAAGTTGTCACAAGCGCGCACGTTCGGCTCGAGATCCAGCGCCGTCTTCGCCGTCCGCCGCGCCTCGTTGATTTCCAACGCGGTCACGTCCAGCTCATCAAAGTTCCGCTCGACGTCTTCCTTCAACACCACCAACGACACCTTCTTCGACTTCGCGGCGCCCTTCGTCTGGTAGTACACCCACCGCAACTCGACCTGCACGGCGCCGGTCTCGGCCATGATCGCCGCCGCATAGATCGTCGCCTGGGGGTCTTTCCTCAGATCGTCTTCGGTCTTGGCCCACTTGAAATCCGACGTGCTTTTGTGATCACCAACCACCGGCACGTCGCCCTTCAGGTCCCAGTCGATGTACCCGTGGTACTTCGCCTTTTGCGTTTTCACATGGATGAAACGCTCGGTGCCGCACGTCTTCGGCATCGGTAGATGCTTCAACCCCGCAGCCGCGATCGGCCCCGGCTTAAACATCGTTCCATCACTCAACGTCCGAACTTCATCCGGATCGATAGCCCGCCCATCCTTCAACCAGGCTTCCAACACCTCGTGGATGATGGTCCCCTTCTCGGCCGCGACGTTCCCTAGGCCTTGGATCTTGTCGATCTTGTTCCATGCCCACTTCCTGCGACACAGTCGCCAGGATTCAATCTGACTCGGCGAGATGTAATCGCCGTCAGGGTCTGGAAATAGATCTTCACCTAGCACAGGTCAGGTCCTTCTACCTTCTATCAATCCCACGAGACGAGATCGTTGATTGCATCTATGCGCCATCTCATTTCCTCGGTCAATGAAAAACCGCCATCGCTCCCGAACTTTCTTTCGCCTGCAGCGCCTCCACGATGACTTCATCGGTCGCGAACCCGTTCCGGTCCGCCCACGTGATCAGATTCTGTGGGTCGATCACCCAGTAGTGCGTCCGCCGGCCCTCCCCATCCCGCAAGCTCACTTTCGCAGCCTTACTCAACCCCGCTAACGCCTGACTCACTCGACCCGCGGTCGGCGACGGCTCGTTAGTTGGGTACGTGTTCCACCCCGTTGAAACCCCGCGGGACGTCACGAGCAGCATCCCTTCGTGTCTCCGCACCAGTAATTTCTTCGTGGAATCCACATTCTTTGGTGACAACAAGTACGACACCAACCAGTTACACACCGCCGACCGCAGCCCCGACGACGTCGTCAAGGTCCGGTGCAGCGACGAATCTGAACCTTCTACGAGAAACCGTCGACCACTTTGAACAACCCGGTTTTCAGCCAACCACAACGCATGCTTCGCGATCCGATTCTCCGTCACGAAGCTCCGGGTGTTCACGGTCTTCAAGTACCGCGCTGAATTCACCGGGCACTCGATGTAGATGATTCTGTCGACGATCGCCTGGATGTCGTTGGTAGTAAGAGATTCGTTTGACGTGAGCAGGTCTTGGTTGTTCGCCGTGATGATCAACCTCACCGCCCCCCGCAGCGATGCATTCGCTATGTGCTTGCGCGACAGCGGCCTGCTTCGGGCTTGGATAAATTGCCTAAGCTCCGCTGTCCGCGCCCTGCCTCGAAAATCCCGCGGGATCATTTCGTCAGCCAACACCAACGGACACGTCATGATGGTCTGATTGAAGGGCCCCATCGCTTCTTCCAGCGGTGTCGGCTTCTCTTCGGTCCACAACCTCGCCAACCCCTCAGCAAACAAAGTTTTCCCTGAGCCCGGCACCCCGCACAAGTACAAGGCCGCGCACGCCTCCTCCAGCTTCGTCACAACCGCGATCCAGTTCACCAGCGTCTCGTAGTTTTGAGGACCGGCCATCCAGGTCATCCACTCATCCACCTCGGGATCGTACGTCGGTTTCAATTTCCGCAACGGACACGGCGCCTCGATGAACGTCCTGGTCGCGTCATCGAAGTGCGCGACCTGAGCAGTCATGTCCACAACGATGTTCGACGCGACGGTGCCGTAATCCCTCATCATGTCCGCCGAGTTCTTGAGAGAGATCTCCCCACGGGCGCCAACCTTGAACAAATCCACGCCGGCCGAATGCGCAGGCGCCAAGTCTCGAACCGCAGCCACAGCCACGTCCGCATCCGTCACCGGCGGTAGGTACGACCCGTTGAAGTACAGGTAGAAAGTCCGCCCTCGCTGCACCAACCATCTCCTATTGAACGCATCGCGGGAGATCCCCGCCTCGCTCGCGAAGCCATTCAACTCCTCTTCGGTGTACGGATGACTTCTTCCGTTGGCGAAGGCTCGGCGGATCTCCAGGGCCCTGGCCTGGGTGTACTCATTTTCTTTTGCAGCTTCTGTTTCTAGTTGCGACTCTTGGTGCCTTCGGATCTTCTTTTCTACTTCGTCCACCGTCGGACACTTCGGTGCCGCCACCATCATCTTCGCGATCGATTGGGTGAAATACCCCGCCAAGCCATGCGCGTCCGCGCGGGGCCAGGTCTCGACCAAGATGCTGGTCAACTGAAAAATCGTTTCGTCTCGGTCCCCTTCTTCCGCGAACGGCTCTCCCGCAAGAACCTGCTCCAGGCACCAGCCCATTTTCTGGTAATGCACGGACTTGCGCCGCTTCAAGCTCTTGACCTGCGCCTCTACCTCTTTGCGCGACACGCTCTCGACCGCAACGTCGTCAACCCGTAGCTGCTCTCGCAGCAACTCGTCAACATTGATCACTGCTCCACCTGGTGATCAAAAATTTCCATCCCCTGAGTTCCATCCGGCGCCGCGGGATAGAAGTAGAGACGCGAAGGATCTTTGCACGCAGAATCCCCTAGACCACCAAATCGCCGGTTCAACCGCGGCCAGAAAAGGTCCCACTCAGACAACAGAACCGGACGGGAAAAAGGCACGATCAATCGGCCACACCAGAGCGGAAAATTCTTCTGGTGGGACCACGTCGTGTAGTAGACGTACTCGGTACCATCCAGCTTCCCACGCAGCACGTCCATCTGCGCGTCCGTGAGCTTGTCGAGGTCCAGCACCCCGAAGTGCACGCACTTGACGTTGGCCCGCGCGCGCCGCGCGCCGTCTGGGTACTCGGCTGGCGAGAAGGCCGGGACCTTGAGCTTGTCAGTGTAGGTAAAAGTGTGCTTTTTAAGGCTCTCCACGAACCCGTCCCAGGTGATTTCCAAGGGCACGGGCTCATTGTTGGTGATCTCGGGAAAAAAGCTGATTTTCATGGCAAGGGCAGCAGAAAGTACACTCAAGCCCGTAAACGAGTCAAGAAAAACAGAAAAACTGCTTTTAGGCGTGACACCTGTACAATTCAGTTAACACGTTGAGAAGGTGTACCGCGTTAACCAGGGCGAACTCAATTCAGATAGGTGCTAACGATAACGCAGTACAGCTTTACTCTGCCGGTACCATTAATGCACTGAGAAGGTTTACCGCGTTAACTCTATGATTTTATTATCTAATAAATTAACTCAGTACAACATAAGAAATTGTGTTGTACCGAGTCAATATAGAATATCATTGAAGAATAAGGGAAAATTTAACGCAGTACAACTTTAGGTAGTCAACAAGCTACGGTGGTACATAAATTTTTTAAACAACGATCCTTCTAAGTAATATTGGCACACCCCCCCTGTACCGTGTTACCTGCTGTACTGCGTAAGGTTAACTCAATTGAGATAGGTGCAGGTCTCCTGATCAGGCAGGGCTATTTCGATTTTATGTTGTACTGCGCTATTGTACCGCGTTACGATCATTGTACTGCGTTATGCGATCGTTGTACTGCGTTAACAATTTTTGTGGTTGCAAGCCCAGTAGAGGTGCGTTAGGTTGACCTCACTCTGGCAAGGGTAAGGGGAAGGCCCACACGAAAGTGATGGGCCTTTTTCTTTGGTAACGGGGTGTGGGTAAGTTGGCGGGCGCTGGGCCGGGCCGGGCTGGGCCGGGCTGGGCTGGGCCGGGCCTACTACCCACACCGGTGCGCCGTCGGCGCCAGCCAACTACCTAGACCGCCGTCGGCGCCGAGCGCTAGAGCCCGTACTGGACCGCCGTCGCCGCGCGCTAGAGCCCGTACTGGACCGCCGCCGTCGCCGCCGAGCGCGGCGCGGCGTGGTGGGCCGACGTTAGCCTTCACCGTCACCGCAGTGGTACCCTACCTCATGCGCCTCACCGCTCTTGAGCCCAGCTTCCTCAAGCGTCTCGACGACAAGACTTTCCAGAGAGGCGTCACCTTCACCGAGGCTGACGGAATCATCTTCTTGTGCCCGAAGTGTATCCTCGCGAACAAAGGCCCTGTAGGAACGCACTCCGTGATCTGCTGGCGACCGCACGTGCCGCAGACGACCACGCCGGTGCCGGGCCGCTGGGAGTTTCAAGGCACCGGCTTCGATGACCTGACGCTGGTCGCGGGGTCGAGCAGCGTGTTGTTGAAGGGAGAGTGTTTAGAGCCGGGCGGCACGTGGGGGCCGGGTTGGCACGGCTTCATTCGTGCTGGGGAAGTCACGAATTGCTGAAATCTTCGAGAAACAGCGCGCGCACCGTATCTTTTTGCCGAGACGGCGACATAGAAGCCTTAGAACCTACGCTGGCCTACAAACCCCTGCCTCTTCGTCGTAGACCAGACCCGCGGGCACCTCGATGTCCGGCCGCTCCGCATCGTCGCCTTCTGGTGCAGGCGGGGCCCCTTGAAACGTGATTCCGTGCTCGAGCCGGGTCTCCGGGCCCCAGAGCCGGATCGCGGCCGTCAAGTTGGCTTCCCAGGTGTGGTCCCCGAGCGGAGGGTAGTGGCCGGCGCGAAGCTCGGATGTCTGTAGGCCGGAAATCTGAACGTGGGGTTGCTCGAACTTTAGGGGCGTCAGGTCGAGGGTCTGGGCGATCACGTGGTACCGGTCCCACATGCTTTTTTCGGGCTCAACCCAGGTCCAAACGCCGTGGACGAAGAAAACCCAGTCTTCCGCGAGACCATACTGGTGCCGGCCGTTCCAGGGTTTGGCGAAGGTCTTGAACTTGCCCGGCACACCGAAGCCAGGGACGCGGCCGGAGAAGTAGATGTCGGCCTGGTCCCGCGGCGCGCGCCAGCCCTCGAAACGGCGCATCGGGATCTTTTCGCGGGCGAGGGCAGACTCAAGTTCGAGTGAGGCCGCGCGCATCATCGGGTGTAGGAGCGAGAGGTCGGTGGTTCGCATGTGGGGAAGGTACCACGGTTGACACGCAGGCGTCTAACATGCTAACAAGCTAACCCAGTGGAAAAGAAAATCATGGCCGTGCGGGTCGACCCCGAGCTGCACCACCGCATCCGGGTGCACGCGGCCGAGTCAGGGCAGACGATCCAGGACGTCGTGGAAGTGGCGCTAGACAAGGCGATCCCGAAGCAGAAGGTCAAGAAGGCATGAACCTGGGTGAAGCTCTTCCGGCCGAGATGGCGCGGGTTCGCGACAAGGTCATGCCGGCCTACATGGAGATCGGTCTCGCAGGCACATTCGCACTCACGATGATGCGTAAGGCGCTCGATGACGCAACGAAGGCGTTGGTCGAGGGAGATCTTGTGGCGATGATTCGTGCGTATGAGGAGTTGAAGGAGTTTCACACATGAAATCCCGAAAAGGTGTTTTCGAGTTGGCGACCGGTCGCGAGATCAAAGCCAACCGTGGGATCCTCGGCATCTCGGCGGACGGAAGCCGCGATCTGTTTCAGGGGTACGACGGCGAGGTTGAAATCTTCGACCCGGACGTGGATCGGCGCGAGCCGTTGCTGACCCAGGCCGAGCGCGAGGAGATCTCGGCGTTCATGGTCGAGTTGTGGGAGAAGTGGGCGAAGCCTGTTTGATGCGACGATGAGAAGGAAAAACAGATGAGCAAAGACAAGACCAAAAAGGCGCCGGCACGAAAACGAAAAATGCCGGGCGCCATCAGCACGTACACCCGATTACACGGCATTACAATTAAATGGGATACCTACGCTGATCCCTGGCACCTGTGCGCCGTTGTCAACCGCTGGCGCCTTTGCGTGTGGCAGGACGGCATCTGGGAGATTCGTCGAGATGGAATGATGCGCGTTAACGGGAAAGAGGCTGTTTGCGCAGATGCCATGCTGCGCGCGGGTGAGGTTTTGTACGGGTTAACGAAAGACATTTAGGGGCATCAACGTTGCGCCGATCTAGCGCCCGCCGCCCCACTGCACCGTGTTCGACGGATCTTCGAGTTCGAGTTTCTGCGCGACGAACGGCCGCATGACGCCGGGGTTGCTGGAGCGGAATGCAACTTCGTTGAACGGCTTGGTCGTGGTTGGATCGATCTTGCGCTTGCCTGCGAGATCAACCGGCGTGTCGTGCACGGCGAGGACGTAGGAGACCAAGCCGCGTTTCTGAAATTCGGCTTCGATCATGCCGAGGAGCTGGGTGAGTTCGGGGGAGATCATGATGGTACTTTACCCCCAGGCCCGATAATTTTCGAGCGCTCAGGACTGCGGGCGGCTTCGATGGCGGCGCGGGCGGCTGCTTGAAGGCGCTCTTTTTGGTCGTCGCTGAGGTCGCTCCAAACAAAATCACCTCCTAGCGGTGGTCCCATCTTGCCAAGTATGCCGCCGAAGCTTTTGGCGATGGCAATCGCCGCGGCGTCCACCGCGTGCTCGTCCGTCGCCAGGAACTTCCCGAGGAAGGCTTTTTCGGTTCCTTCGTTCAAGGTGTGTTTAGAGATGAACCTGGCTGCGTTGTTCTCCACGAAGCCGGCGAAGACCACCACGGCCATGTGCGCGGCCTTCGCCTGGGCGAGAAACGAATTCAGGATCGTGACCGGTTGAGAAAGTAGGTTGTCGACGGGGTCGGTCATGGTGCGGTCGGTCCTTTCTTCAAGCGCTCGTGCAGACACTCGATCGCGACGGCGATCACCGAGGAGATTGAAGCGCGATCGTCGGAAGTCGCGTTGAGGGAGGCCCAACCGTTCTTCATCGCGTACTGGGCGATCTCCCGGGCTTTTTCATGGCTGCCGATCTTGATCCTGACGGTGGTGAAGGTGTCGCTCATGTGAACACGTCCCCGGGCGTGAACTCACCACGGCCGGTTTTGACGACCAAGCCGTTCGTGACCAGCAACGAGATGTAGTTTGCCAGCGTGCTGCCGTCGGGGTTGAGCGGTTCACCGTCGTGTTTGGAAACTGCCGAAGCCCATTCCTCTTTTTCGATGGTTTTTCCGGCGCCAACCTCTTGCACGATGTAATGGAGAAGCTTGTGCGCACCAGCTTTAAGTTTAGGGCGCCAATAGGTGAGGAGGTCTTCGTTGGTTTCAGGAACGTGTTCAGTGTTTTTGAGCCGGTCACCGGCCGTAGTCAGTACCCATTCATTTCCGAGGATTTCGACGTAACCACCGGTTACCAGGGACGACTTGTAGTTCGCGAACGTACTACCGGTGACTTTGATTCCGGTGAGTGTCGCGATCTGAGAGGCGGTGCGAGTGCCAGTCTTGCTGGTGGCGATGGCGTTGATCATCTTGATACAACCGTACTTCAGCTTCACTCCGTCAGTAGATTCAGGACGTCGTACCGGTGCCACGAAACGTTTCTGTGGCGAGACCTGGGCCGGATGCGGTCGCGTCTCTAAGTATTCACCACCGAAACTTCCGCCGTCGATTTTTTCGAGCTTCGCCGCACTTTCGTGGATGACGGTCATCGTCTGCTCAAGATTGTGCGTGATCTTGATGAGACTCGCGCGAACCGCCTTTAGATCAGCTTTCAGTTTCGGGGGAATCACGTGCACCTCCTTGATGACTTCGACGGTTTTTGTTGCGGCGGTAGGTTTCGCGGCCAGTTGCTTTTCTAGCTCGACGATGCGCTTCTGCAGCACCTTTGGATTGTTGGCTTCAGCTTCTTTCTCGACGGTCTCCATCGACGTGCGCAACCCCGCGATGTCGATCGGTTTGAGCTTGACCTGGGCTGCGCCACGTTCGGGAGTCTTGCCAGCATCGAAGGTTTGCTTGAGAGGAAACGCGAATTTTCCGTACACCTTCAACCACGTCGGGGAGTAGACCTGTGCGGTGCCGCGGGGCAACGTCGGTAACTCGTTCTCGAGCCCGGCACGCTCTGGATCGTTGTTTGTGATCCATTCCTTCACGGCTTTACGCTCGTGCGCGCCGACCAGCTGGAAGTTGGCCATGAACTCGGAGAGGTTTACGATCGATTTGTTGACCTCCTGCGGCCGGTGGTCAACAGTGGCAAGGCCGATGCCGTAGTTGCGGCCGATCTTTGCTGCGCGTTGGATCGCGCCGAACATTCGCGCTTCGCCGGGTTGGACGTTCTGCGGGATGTACTCATGCGCTTCTTCAAGAACGACCAGCACCGGTGTTCGGTGTCGCTTCTTGGCCTGGAAGAACCGCTCGAAAAAGTCAGTGACGAGACGACGTTGATCCCCGAGTGTCAGGTCGGACGAATCAATGACGGCTGATGTCGAGCTAGCGGCAAGAGCGTCGGCCAAGAGTCCACCAGAAGACGGGACCAGGGGCATGTCGCCGTGTTCGCCACCGATGACGGCGATGTTGTGGGCAGGTTTTTTCCCGTCGCGCCCGACGCGATACGACCAATGGATCGATGCCGGGTCGAAGATGATGACCTGCTCGCCGGCATCGAGGAGGCCTTCAATCAGCACCCCGAGCGCGTTTGATTTCCCGGATCCGGGTTTGCCGAAAAAGCTGTAGCGCTGGGCCGCGGCCTGCGCAGCCGGCAGATCAAGCCCATCGGCGAGGTGGATCGTCTTCACGACTACACCTGTAGCAGAGCGACTACAGATGTGTCAATTATCGTTCTCAGAGTTGAGACGGTACCAAGCCAGACGGATGGCGCCAGCTTCAGTTAACCAGTGGCGGCCGGTTTTTCGGTTTCGCTTCACTAGTGGATGCCCGTAGCGACGCGCGCGCCAAAAACGTCTTGCGACGGCGCGTATGGGGATGTCGAGGATGTCGGCCATTTCACGCGCCGTGAGGACTTGGTGCTCTTCTAGCGTCGCGAGCATTTCAAAGCAGGCCGGTGACCGAATAGGCACGCTTTACCCCCGATGGTCACGTATCGTCATTGCCATATGTGACTACCGGTGTAGTGTCATCGGTAGTCATGACCATAGATGACCTTGCAAGGCCCCACAACAGCGTACCCTCTACTACTGGCGTCAGGTACACCCCCAAGAGCCCGGCCGCAGTCACTTCCACCCACCATCTCAACCCCGTCACCGGCCGCACCCCTGCTACCCCTAGCGCGAGAGCAATCCAGAACCCGCAGCAGGCTGGGCAGCTCAACAACCTCTGGCCCCACCCCGTCACACGCGACCAAAGCCACTCGAAGATCAGAGAGCGCGCGATCAGCCAATGCACCGAGGCGCACAGCAGTCCCAGGATCACCAAGTGCTCGATGTTTAATCTCAACGTTGAGATGGTAGTTTCCTCATGAGGTCGGAAACGGTGCGCGTTGGGGTCCACATCTCGCAACTGGCAAGCTGCTGCGCGAGCTGGGTCCAGTACCGACACCAACCGAAATCGTTGATGTTGAAAGTCTGTGTCTGACGATCGGGTACATCGAGATCGATCTTGTGCTTCATCGTGCCGTCGGGAAGAAGCACAATGTTCTTCGCCGCGTGCACGACCTCTCGGATGCGACGATCGTTTTTTTCCCATGACCGGCACATGTTGCACGGCTTCGTCTGGATCCCTGTGACCTGCTGAACCAGGCCCTTGACGCCGTCGGGGCCTCCGCCGCCGGTGACCGTGATCGGTTTCCAGCCGGAGTTGAGAAGCTCGCGCTCCTTCGGGTTTTTGTCGTCTGGGACGTCATCGCCGTTGCCGCTCACAATTGAGACCTTGCCAAAAAACGTTCTCTCATGCAAGAGTTTACGGTGATGAGCGCCGAACCAATCAAACTGAAGTCGTTGCCGGATCCCGCCAAGATCATTCCGATGGCGGATCCTCGTCTCACTTGTGTGAAGCGCCAGAAGGGCGTCGGCAACAACAAAATGATCCGCAACGGCGTCAAGGTTGAGAAGGTTGACGACGTGTTCAAGATGATGGACGAGGTCGCGCGGACAGACGGGCCCGGTGCGTTCGAGTTCACCGTCGCCGACATGGAGGGCGGGGAACAAGACAAGTGGGCCGTGATTTTCGGAAACCAGGTGGATGAAGGGATGGTCTCAGACGTGATGAATCCAGGAACACAGGCACCGAGCAACGGGACGGCTTTCGGCGCGACACCGGGTCAACCGATGCAGATCGGCAACGGTTTCTGGTTGACGTTGTTTCCCCACGATCCGACGAAGGGCATTCTCACAACGCCTCAACGCACCATGATGGAGTGGAGCCAGGGCATGCCGTTGCCGGGGTTGGGAGGCTTCGGTGCCGCGCCGGCCTCGCCCGTCGGCAGCATGGGGATCTCGATGACGCCGGCCCCGGGGGAGAGCGCGGTCATGGACATGTTGCGCAGCGAGCGCGAGCAACGACGAGAACAAGATCTGCGGACCGAGTTTCGTCTCGCGCAGGAAGCCCAGGCGAAGCGCTACGAGGATCTGCTCGAGAAGTTGTCGGCAAAGCCTGCGGGCCCGAGCCCTGAGATGGAGATGCTGAAGGCGCAGCTGGCCACGACCGAGCGCCGGCTCGAGGACGAGAAACGGGAAGCGGCGGCCAGGCACCGCGACGACACACTGCGGGCCGAGATCACGGCGACCAACAACCGGCTTGAAAACATGATGCGGGAGGCGACCAGCCACAAGCCGGACCCGATCGCGCCGTTGTCAGCCCTGCTCACGCAGATCATGTCAACGAACCAGCAAGGTACGACCGCGCTGATGTCGGCCATGGACAAGGCGACGTCGGTCCAGGCTCACGCGAGTCAGGAATCAACTCGCGCGCTGGCGGATCGGATCATGCCGCCCGAGAAGATCATGGAGTTGCTCACCCTCGCGAAAGACAAGGGCCCTGAACAAAGCATAATGCTTGAAGGCATGCGGAGTATGTGGGGGATGATGCAGGACATCGTCAAGCTGCAGCGCGAGGCCGGTGACCAGGGTGAACCGGCTTGGGTCGGCATGATCCAGCGAGGCATCGACCAGATCGGAGGTCTCGGTCAGGCGTACTTGACTCGACAGCAGCAACAGCCGCAGTACCAACCGCCGCGGCGTCCTGTCGCGGTTTCTTCGCCGGTACGAGATGCGGCGGTTGCACCTCCAGGGCAACAATTTCGGGCGGCCGAGCCTGCTACACCGGTGACACCGGCGAAGCCAATTGACCCGAACGATCCGAACGCGTTGCGGGAGGCGGCCGCAGCGCGAGTGTATCCGATTGTGAAGCCGATTTCCGTCGAGCCGGATGCTGTTATCCCGGCTGGGATCACGGCCGCAGAAGTGTCGGCGGCCTACACAGAAATGGCGCAAGCGACACCGGATGCGGTCCGCGGCTTGGTGCAAGACACGCCCGACGGCGTATTCTTTGGCAGTGTTTTTCCGTCGATCGGACCGTTACGTATGGCGGTCGCGGCTGATCAACTTGATGCCAACGACGTCGCGAATGCGATTCTGGGTGCGCAGGCAGACCTGCACAAGAAAAACGAGTTTCCCCAGGCCATGGAGTTGCTGAAGGTGCGGCAGTTCGAGGTCCTGGTCGAGCGGCTTTTGCCGGAAGAAGACGACGAATTTATCGAGGAAGTGGTCGAGGCGTTGCAGAAGAGATTGCCGGGTTAGTGACGGGGTTGACGTCCAACCACCATTTGGTTTAGTCTGCGGTCATGAAGGCCATTCTGACCGCTCTCGGCGTCATCGCCGGAATTGCGGGTTTCGGGGCACTTGTAGGCTACAAGAACCGGGTCGTGCCGGCGGGCGCTGTCGGGATAACGCCTACAGTGTTGTTGCACAGGATTCTCGCGATCTTCGGTACGCAAAACGCAGGAGCGATGAACACGCAAGCGAAATTTGCAGCGGAAGGGGCGAGAGCGCTCGGATTGCCGAAGACGGCGGCCGGGATCTTGGCCATGGCCTATCCGGCAACCGTGTATCCACTGCCGACGGATGAGACCTGGCCCGGTACGAATCAGAGCGTGCGGGCGTTCATCGACGGTGCGAGGGCCAAGAAGTGATCCTCGGGGCTCCGGTACGATCGGTCAGTGACCCGACGGTTCCCGTGTCGAGAGTGAGTGCGGCGCAAGTGGCACAGGCGCGCACACTGCTGGAAGATCTCGGAGTCCGGAGCAAGGGTCGATCGTTGTCGCTCTGGCAGCGGATGAAGATCAAAAAGTTGGCGCCCGGAGTCGCGGCGCGCATGGCGGCCGGTCTGCACCCGATCTTGTCGAACGTGCAGGCGCTGCAGCTGCACAAGATCGTGTCAGGTTAGTAGCGGGAGACGGATTTGCACCGCCGCGTGCCGGGTTATGAGCCCGGTGCCTTGCTACTTGGCGACCCCGCAGCTTGTAGGTATACCACAACGAAAAAAGACCGGACCCCTTTAGGAGCCCGGTCTTTTTCTGATGGTGATGTAGGTCTACGCCGCCTTCAACCCGTGTCGCGAGAGCACATCGCCCGCGAGCCTTTCCAGGTCGATCTTCGTGTCCGCGTCCGCGGTGTCGCGCGCGACCAGCGAGATCGCGTTCGACCAGCGCCAATCGGTGTTGCCCGGGGGCAACTCGACCACGTCGGCGCCGTTGAAGGCCTTGACGACCGTGGCCGCGATCCCCTTCGTGGTGCGCTTGGCCAGCGCTGCCTCGGCCGCTTTGCCGTCGACCTGGGCCGCGTTCGCCGCCACGATGGCGCCGAGGTAGCCCTTGACCGTGTCGCGTGACAGGTAGTGACCCGCGACGTCGTTGACGGCCGAGACCGCAGTTGCGGTGTCGAGACGCAGCGTGCGTTCCGAAAACTCGATCGCGTCGTCGATCTGGCGACCGAGATGGATCTGGCGCACGGCCTTTTCCGCCACCATGCCGTTCCAGCACACGAGACGGACGCCGAAGACCTCGAGCTGGTTCGCGCCCTTGCCGAAGTCGCTGTTGGTCCACGAGAGCCCCCACGCGACGAATTCGCCGGGGACCGCCTCAAAGATCTCTGGGAGGATGATCTTCAGGCTGGCCCGGGTGTCCGATGCGGTGCCGTTCACCACCAGCGCGCCGGCCTTGCTCGCGGCCTGGATCAGGGTCTCCAGGACCGGGCGGCAGTCGATCCGGCGGTACCGATCGCTCATGAAGCCGCGCACGTCCGAGCCGATCGACCGGATCAGGTAGCGGCCGTCATCGTGGCCGAAGTGCTGGGTCAGGGTGTGGGCGAGCAGGTCGCGTTTCCAGGCGTCACCCGCGGCCAGACCGTCCACGTAGGCCAGCGGGATCCCGGCGCGGCCGGCCATCTGCCCGAGGGCGTTGCGGTGCAGGGTGCGCTCCGCGGAGCCGAAGCCGATCGACACCCCACCGGTGCCGGGAGCGAAGCGCAGCGCAGGCGCGCGCACGACCGCGTCGCTGGGGACCTGCGTCATCACCCGGTTGACGATCGACTGGGCGACCGGTAGACCGGTCTGGATGTACTGCTGCAGCCGGTCCTGTGCGAAAGCCCGCGACCGTGGATCGTTGGCGCGAACGCCTCCGAAAGTCGGGGGGATGTAGGTGGCGGGGGCGATGGTTTCCGTGTTCATTTGGTCTTTCCTTTTATATGGCCACTTGCGTGGGCCGTTGTGTGTCTATTATTCATGAGACTAGCACGGTGCGGGAGATATTCACGTAGGAAACGCTATCACAACGCGTAAAAGCTGAAATAAAACGTTTTTATTTGGTGAATGCCTGGGAAGACGCTAGAGTCTCAGATACAGGAAGGATAGATAAACATGACGCAAGATGGCAAGAAGATCGAATCTGTTTCAGCGGTAAAGGCTTACTTGCTGGCCGGTAACGCGACCGCGACTTTTCAAAACCCGATCACAGGTAACCGATTCACCTACAAGATCATGAAGGGCAAAAAAGAGGGTGCGCCACACTTCGTCAAAGTGCTGACTGGTCAGGACAACGAGGGGGATTTTACCTATCTGGGGTGCATCTTCGACGGTGTGACGTTCCGGGTGACTGCCAAGAGTCGGATCTCGCCGGACGCGCCGTCCGCCCGCGTCTTTGCGTGGGTGTGGGCCCGGGTGTGCACCGGTGCTGATATCAGTCCGGTGGAGATTTACCATTCAGGCCGGTGCGGCAAGTGTGGCCGGAAGTTGACCGTTCCGGAGTCGATTTTGACGGGGCTTGGACCCGTTTGTGCTGGTACGTAAACCCTGAACCTGAGAGGAGTCCCGCCCATGCTGACCTGTCCTGACTTCTGTGACGACATCCCGGTCGATCTGGCCGAACACGCCCACCAGGGGACATCCTTCTCCCCCCGCGAGCGCGGTGCCCAAGAGCGCGCTGGCTACGAGGCCACTCTCACCCAGGACTTCAACCGGCTTTTGGCCCTGGCCGACACGGACGAGAAGCGCGCCGCGTTCCCGGCGGAGTTCGACAGGTATCGGCAGGGCTACCGTCAACGGTACGTGGCGATGCTGGCCGCGAAGTCTCGGTGCGTCTCGACCATGATCGCGGGCCCGTCGAACTTCAACACGCGTAGACACGCGAAGTCCGGCGACTCGGCCGACAAACGCACGCAAGAACTAATCGAATTCCGCGAGCGCGCGCTGGCCGCGATCCGGAAGATCTTGCAGCCTGAACTACAGCCGATCATGACCGGTGACGCGGACGCAGGCGAGCGCCTGACCGACAAGATCGCGAAGCTGGAAGCGAAACAAGAGCACATGCGTCTCGTCAACGCCGCGATCCGCCGACACAAGGGCCACGATTCACAGGTCGCCGCGTTGCAGGCTCTCGGCCTGAGTGAACAGATCGCGTACGCGTTGCTGAAGCCGGATTTCGCCGGGCGCATCGGCTTCCCGGCCTACGAGTTGACCAACAACGCGGCGAACATCCGCCGGTTGAAGGGCCGCGTTGCGATCGTCGAGCGGAATCAGGCGATTTCCGACAGCTCGGTCGAGGGGACGAACGCGCGCTTTGAAGACGCCCCGGCCGACAACCGTGTGCGGCTCTACTTCCCGGGCAAGCCCGCGGTCGAGATCCGAACCCGTCTCAAGTCGTGCGGGTTCAGGTGGTCGCCGACTTCCGGAGCATGGCAGGGATACAGAAATCAGAATTCGATCGCGGTCGCGCGTGAGATCGCGGGGGCGGCCAATGTCAAAGCCTGAAACGAAGAGAAAACCGTGGAATTTTGGCACCGACATCAACCCCGGCGTCAACGGAAAGAGCCTGGACCTGATCATCGAGGCGCTCTCGCACATGCTGCAGCACAAGAAAAACCCGCGCAAGGTCGAGTTTGACGAAGACGTGATCCGCCGGGCGCTTGAAGACGCGGAAGGGCTGGCCAAAGATCTTGTCGAGTTCTCCGGCAACGTTGATGACGTTGAAGGCTGGATCTACGACGCACCATCGCCCACGGTGATCGAGACTTTCAGGGAGGCCCTGACGGACAATTTGCCGCCTTGGGTGTGGACAGAGGCCATGAACGCGGCCGAAGATGGGGACGCGGCACGAGTGCGAAGGGCGTTCGAGATCTCGGTGGTGTCGTCGTGACCCGCCCTGCGTCTGACTACGGGTACTTCGTCGACCCAGGCCCCCGCGGTCCAGGTGAATCGGTCGAGCCGATGGTCGGTGCCTTGATCGAAATGTGGCGGCCGAGTTCACACCGCGGTGCACGCGTCGAACACACGGAATTGCGCGATGGTGTGTGGTGGGTGTGGTGCGGGAACAACCGGTGGTTTCCCGATGCCGCAGCCTATCCGAAAGCGCGGTACTGCTGGAAAGCGTTCAAGCACGACGATCGATGCAAGGCTGATACGACCTACCACGATCGCATCAAGACCGATCTATTTTACCAGACGCTCGCGATCGGGATCCAGGAAACCGGCGAGCCTGGTGTTGTGTTGGAACTTGGCTTGTGCCGCGGGTGCGGGACGACGGTGTCGAGGAAGACATGAAGCCGCATCCTATTTCTGCTTTTCGGTGGCGCCTCAACAAACTTGTAGAGAGACACCAACGGGAGCATGGGTGCCAGGATGGCAAGTGTGCCGTCGAGCGCTATCTAATTGAAGCGTGGGTGGCGTTGTACGCGGCCGAAGGCGCGGCCCGAGGCGTTCCACAGCGGAGTGCGGTTGATCAGATGCAGGATCGGCTGGATTTTTGGCGCACATGAATATTTGCTAACAAGCTAACGTTTTGATAGAAAGGAAGAACCGATGTTGATCCCCCCTCTCGACCGAATCAACCGCTGGATTTTGGTCCAGGAGCTTCGCAAGGAGCCCGCAGCCTGGATGTTGTTCATGGTCACCCTGACGGCAACGGTCTTCGGCATCTACGAGATTTTGCGATGAATTGCTTCAACTGCTCCCCGCTCGGCTCCGACCGTCTTTGCCGGCAGTGCTCTGTCGAGCGACGGAACCTTTCCCTGGTTGCCGTCGCAGTTTCCATCGCAGCGTTGTGCGTCCTGGTGTTGATGGGGAACGGTGGAAGCCCGCCGGAGATCGAGGCAGACCAGACCGAGGTGACACCGTGAAACGTCGAGAGAAAGAGCGAGCCGTGGCAGACGCCTTCCACGACGTCAAGGTCTTGATCAACCGCTTCGTCCGCCGCGGTCTCCGGAGCGACGTGGTTGGACAGGCGCTCTTGATCGGGGCTGCGTTCGCCGCGTACGACGCGAAGCTGGACGATCTCGAGTTTTCCGACAACGCGTTTTATGCGTTCGCAATTGCCGAAGCGATCCGGACCGGGCGGAAGACGGTTGACACGCCGGTGGATGAGTCGTGGACAGGGATGGTGAACTGATGCCGAAGAAAAAGAAGTCGCTTCCACGGTGTCAAAAAACGTACTGCGAAAATATCGGCACTAAGTTACACGAGTGTCCGTACCAGTCAGACGTCAACAACGATCCTAATTTCAAGTGCAACTGCTGTACGAAGTGCCAAGAGGCGTGTGCTGATGACATCTAAGCTGACCCCACTTCGCCGTCGGAAGCGCGCCCAGAAGGTCCAGTACCTCCTCTACGTCAGGCCGCGCAGCGCGACCCACCCCCGGTTCCGAAAGTGGCCGAAGGGGATGTGGGCCGGTGTAACTGCTGGCGGTCAGGGTTGGGCGTATCTCGAAGGTGACAAGATGTCGGCTGTGGAGGCCGTGACTGCTCAAAATGTTTTCAAGGATTGCTACGGTGCCGGGTTCGAGTTCAAGACGGAGAAAGTCAAATGAAGTGGTTGGTGCTTTTCTTGGTTGGGTGTGGTGGGATGGACATGACCGGCCTGGCTGGTGGTTCTGACAGCGGTGTCGATGATGTCGGACACGTCATCAAAGGGGGCAAGCAGGTGTCCGATGCTGTGCAGGAGGTGGATCTTGGCGCGGTAGGAAGCGGTGGGACTGGTGGGGTCAGTGGTTCTCAGGATGACTGGACGCCGTGTTCTGGTGGGGAGTACTACGGCGGTTCGTGTCTACCTTCATGTACTGGTGGAGGTGTCAAGCTTCTCGACGTGAAGTGGTGCGCACCGATGGCATATCCGGGATGGGAATGTATAAAAGGGCGGCTCAACGGCGTCAACGTCAAGTGTCCGTTCGATGTCGCGGTTGCGATGGCTTCTGATTGGAACGGTCCGTGTCTGGGCTGCATTGATGATGAGATCGTTACAAATGGCGACGGAACACGATCGGCCTCGTACCGTAACATAGGGACCGTCCGCTACCACTGCGACGGCACTGGTGCCGGACCTATGGAAAATCTTGGAACGCGTTTGTGCGCAAAGCAACAGTGACAGCCATCCTCTCGCTAGTTGTTTGGCGGAGTTCTGGAATGACTGTAACAGGAAAGGGTATCAATGATTGATCTTGAAGACCTCAAGCGTTACGAAGAAAGACCAGAAAAAACAGTCACGTTCTACAAGGGGATTCCTGGTCGGTTTGATTTTCAAAATCTGTACCGTGAAGCGGTTGTACAATTGAGAGACGGTGATCATGTAGTAGAGGTCGGGTCTCTTTTTGGTGCTTCGATCGCGTTTTTCGTAGACGCTTGTACTGAAGCAAATAAGAAGGTCAAGATCGATGCAATTGACCTATGGGATCCAGCATGGCCCTCGACCCAAATCCCGATCTTGTTCGAGTTGTGTGAGCAGGCCGAAGGGTTTTTTGCTGCGTTCGAGTTCTTTATGAAGCGGCATGGTGCTTGGCAAAACGTGAATGTGTGTCGAAAGGACTCAGTAGAGGCATTAAATCAGTACCGTGACGGTTCTCTGGGGTTCGTGTTTCTTGATGGAAATCATTCGTATGAACACGTCATGCTGGAGCTTTCTGTTGCAAGTACTAAGATTCGTTCTGGAGGAGTTCTTGCAGGGCACGATTATTACCCTGAGTTTCCGCCGCTTCGACCGTCAGTCAACGGTGTTGCTAAAGCGGTCAATGATTTTTTCGGTTGTGAGCCTCGTCTTTTTCTTGGCGAATTAGGAGTACGGTCTTGGTGGGTAACTCTATGAAGTTCATCGTTCTCGACATCGGCTCGATCTCCCCGGCCTATTTCTCACAGCCGGTCATCGCACACCTACGCAACAACGGGCATGAGGTTGAGATCCTCCACGTTTTCGACGCCCGGAAGTGCGCGGCAGCAGATCTGGTGTGGTCTGAGTGGTGCAACGAGATTGCGTTCGAGGCCGCGGCGTCAGGTGTCTGCAAGCGCCTCGTGCTCAGGATGCGTGGTTACGACGTCTGGTTTCCGCTCAATCAACTGAACTGGGCGAACGTAGACGCGCTGGTTTACGAGAGTGAGACGTTGAAGACGTTGGCGGCGGAGCAGTTCCCGCTCATCGAGAACAAGATGTTGACCTATGTGATGCCGGCGGGGATCGATCTGACGAAGTTCCCGTGGAAAGAGCGCAAACCTGGCAACGTCTTTGCGCTCGTGGCTAGGGCAACATCCGACAAGGGCTACCAGCTCGCGATGGAGTGGGCCAGGCAGAATCCGCAACATCAGTTGCATGTGACGCTCGCCCTGGCAGAGCAGAATCCGAGGCTGGTCCGCTACCTGGAGCACTCCGCACCGTCAAATGTTTTCTTGACCGGGATGGTTGACACCGCGACCTGGCTCGACGCGATCGACGCAAATTTTCTGCTGCTCCCGTCGATCTGGGAGACGCTCTCGTACACGGTCGCGGAAGCAATGGCGCTTGGGATCAAGCCGTTGATCCACGACTTCCCAGGGGCTACGACGAACTGGAATCCACTTTGGGTGTGGAGAGATTTCAAGCGGTTAAGAGACTTGATTGATAGCCCGTATCATTCGGGGGAATACCGTGCGTATGTTGAACGACACCTCGACGGTGCCGAGCAGTCGAAGAAGTTCACGGCGTTGATCCTGGGGCTCATTCACAGCACGAACACACGCGTTCAGGCCCAGCCACAGGGACCGACGATTCATCAGGTACACGCCGCGTTTCAACAGGCCTTGATCAGCGGCAACCTGGACAAGGCTGAGATCGCTGTCCAAGCCTTGGCGGAGCAGCCCGAGGTCGCTGCCGGCGCCGCGATCCAGTTGGCGGCGACGTACTACGGGAGGGAAGACTTTTCCAAGGCGAAAGAGTGGGCGCTGGCTTCGATGGCGAACGGTCCACGAACGGACGCGATGTGTCTCTTGGGTGAAATTGAAGATAGCGACGAGATCGCGCGGGACTGGTATCAGTTGGCTTGCGTGGTTCCCGAGACGCGGTCCCGGGTCAAGATTTCACAACTAGTGGATGAGCGAGAGGAACGTCTAGCGGAGATCCAGAAGGAGTTGGACCCAAAGTTGATGCCGGGGAAGTCTCCACCGAAGTACGTCGTGGTTGTTCCAGTCAGGAACGCGGAGAAGTGGATTCGACGGTGCCTGGAGTCTGTTGAGGGCCAGATCTGCGTTGATGTTAATTGCGTTGTGGTTGATGACGCTTCAACCGACGGCACTGTGAGAGAGATCCAAGCATTCATCAACAAGAGACCGATTCGACACAGTTTCATGTTCATGGGTAACGGGATGCGGCTTGGGTCTCTTCACAACATCCGAAACGGTTTGACCAGCATCGGAGCGAATGATCCTGAGAATGTCTGCGTGGTTCTCGACGGCGACGATTGGCTCGCGAACCCCGGCGTTCTAGTGGACGTAGAGAAGGCGTACCAGGCCGGCGCCTGGATGACCTACGGCTCGTGGTGCGACACCTTGGGGAAGCTCACCTGGATGAACGCGTACCCGGCAAAGGTCGCGCGCGAAGGTCTTCACCGTCAGGTTCCATGGGCCGGTTCGCACTTGAAAACGTTCAAGCGGTTCTTGTTTGACAAGATCGACTTGGTTGATTTCAAGGACGACGCCGGGGAATGGTTCACAACTGGCGGCGACGTGGCGCTCATGATTCCGATGTTGGAGATGGCCCGTGAGCGTGCGGTCCACATTCCGGAGATCCTCTATAGGTACAACATGGAGACGCCGGACAACGACCACAAGGTTGACCCGATGGGGCAGACCCGCGTGCGTGACCTGGTCTTCTCGCGGAAGCCGTATCCGAGGCTTGAGAGACCATGACAGACATCAATTACACTGACTACTGCGAGCTTTGCCGGCAGGCCGTCGCAGATCCGGCGGTGTTCGCGACATTTCGACAACGACCGGAGTACACGCGGATTCTCGAGCACGTGACGCCGGAGCAGGGTATTGAGTACGCAAAGTGTGTTTCATCCGGTGAGTTTCGTCCCGATGTGTGGCAGACGAATGATTCGATCGGATCGCCAGTTAGACAAGAGTATCTCCAAGCTGGACGGGTATCCCCGACGACGCTTCGATACGCGAAGAATGTTTCAGACATAGCGTGGTTTTTTGGCGACCTGAATGGGGCTCGAATCGTGGAGGTTGGTGGTGGGTATGGTGGCTTGGCTCGGCTCGTGAAGGCCCGTTGGCCGAGTAGTGACTACACAATCATTGACTTGCCGGAGCCGCTCGCTCTTGCCCAGAAGTACCTGCACACGCTCGGCACCGAAGCGCATTTAGTGAACGCGTTCGAGTTGCCGCAGAAGATCGAAGCCGATCTTTTCATCAGCAACTACGCCCTGAGCGAACTTCCGCCAGATGTGATCAAGCTGTACGTCTCTCGAGTTGCCATGAACTGCCCCCGCGGGTACATCTCGGCCAACGCTGCGGCGGACCTGTTGCCGGGCTTGTTCGGCCCGTTGGGGGTGCAGCGATACCCAGAGGTACCACTCACCGGTCCCAACAACTACATGCTCTTCTGGGGAATCCCGCGGTCGTTTGGGGGTCTACCGGATGAAACCGAGATGCCTCCGCTCGGTACCACGTTCGAGCCGTACAGCGTGCCGTTGCATCTCCTGAAGAAGGCCGCAGCGACGTCGACGATGTTCATCGAGACTGGGTTTTATCGAGGCTTGTCAACGTCTGTTGCGCGAGCCGTGTTTGACACCGTGATCTCCGTCGAGATTTCTGAGTCACTGTGGCGGCAAGGGGTCGAGCGGTTTGCGGATGTTTCAGGTGTCCACATTCTTCATGGGGATTCTGGGGCATTATTGCCGGGGATTCTTGCCGGGCTAGAAGGCCGACGCGCGACCTTGTGGCTTGATGCGCACTATTCCGGCGGCAAGACTTCGGCCGGCGCGACTTCGACGGCGATTAGGGCAGAGATGGAGGCGCTCATAGGTGCGCCGCGACGAGACCACACACTGTTCATCGATGATCTATTGAGCTTCGGCGCGGAAGGTTACCCGACTGTTGAGGAGCTGGTCGCGATGGTGAAGCGGGTCAATCTCGAGTACCGAATCCGGCTCCACGGCGCGCTTCGGCGCGGGATTTTAGAGGCGTCGGTATGATCCACTGCATTGGTGACAGCCACACCAGTTTCTTTTCTGGTGAAGACGCGGTGCAACCCGAGTGGCCGACGCCAGCATCGAATCGGCTTCCACAGTTTCGATCGTACCGTCTGGGTGCGGTGCTGGCGTACAACCTTTGCAAGCCGAACAGTACATCAGGGGGTCGAGAGAAGTTGTTCAAGATTTTGGGTACACTGAATCCGGGTAGCAAGGTGATGCTGGTGTCCGGGGAGATTGATTGCCGGGTTCACATCACGCGCCGCTGGCTTGAGAGTGGGGGGACTCCGAAGGCTGCAGTAGAGCCGTGCCTTGATCGGTACTGCGGCGTGATTGACGAGATCTGGAAACTCGGGGTTCAGGTGTTGATCTGGAACGTGGTGCCGTCGTCTCCCACGGCGCCAGCGAGCCGTGCTGTTGGAACCTGTCGAGAGCGAAACATTATCACGGCCGCTTTCAACGCTGGTCTTCGAGAGCGGTGGGGAGAATGGTTCATGTCGATTCCTTTTGGAGATGGGTCTGATCCGGATCTCTACATCGACGAAAACCACATTTCACAAAAGGTGATGCAAGCGGCGCTTTCAGTGTTGAAGGACCATCTGTGATCGAAACCATCATCTTCTCGATGGATCGGGCCATGCAGTGTGAGTCACTGCTGCGGTCGATGGACGATATGTGCACCGGTATCAACCACATCACGGTCATCTGCCGAGCGACGGGCCAGTTACATGAAGATGCGTACACCAGACTGATGAGTGAAGAGCGGAAAGTCTCGACGACTTTCATCCAAGAGGGGAGGGGTTTTGGTCTTGCGGCCGCGCTCGAGGACACGGTCCGAACTGCACCGGACGGTTCGTACGTTTGCATCAACGTCGACGACCAGATCTATTACCGGCCTGCCGATTTTCGATACGCTGTTTCTGTTTTGGTTGAACGATACGCCTTTGTGTGGTCGTGGCGTCTCGGTGATCCAGATTGGCACCATCCAAATCCACATCGCGGAGGTTACTGGCTTCGTGAGAACAGCCCCGGACGAGATCATGGTTACCTTTGGCACTCAGACGGCGCCCTCTACTGTCGTGAAGACTACCTTCGTGTTCTCGATGGTGCCGCGGCCGCGGCCGAGGCAGGGCTCGAGTGGAAAAAACAGAGCCTGACTCCGAATCATCTTGAGACGATCGGAGTCACTCATCCTCATCTGTGGCGAAACCGTCGGCACGTCGGGCCCAGTAAACCGTGTTGCATGACCTGGCAGGTGAACAAGGAAAGCACGACAGCGGGTAGATTCGGTGCGCCCTGGAAGACGGTTCCTGAGACGGAGCTGGACGTTTTGGCGCAGGCTTTTCTCAATGGGAAGCGAGTTCAGAACGATTTGCTGTACAAGGATCACTCGTGGACGCAACGGTTTCAGCAACCTGACGGCATTCCGACGCACGTGCGTGCCTGTGAAGAAGCCTCCAAGTTCTACGCGAGCCTCATCCGATGATCTGGAACGTCGACGGCGTCGCTTTCAAAGGCGCCCCCAGCACGTGCGCCGGCAAGAGCGCCAAACTAGTAACGTGGGATCATTCATGTAGGTCAGCCGCGCCGACGTTTCACGTAGACATGAACGCGTTGGAGCCGGAGCTGAAAGGTGCCGGTCCCCATTACGCCTGGGTGTTGGAGACTCCGGCCTGGACGGATCGTGTGTTGTTGAAGCTCGCGCCGCTGATGAACCGGTTTGAAAAGATCTTCACGCATTCGACGGTAATGGCCAACAACGGCATCAAGTGTTATTGGGCGCCAGCATCCGGAATCTGGATCAAGGACATGCGGATTCATCCGAAGACGAAGCTGTGTTCGATGATCACGTCAGCGAAGACGGCGTTGCCTGGGCACCGGGAGCGGGTTCGGTGGGCGCGGGCACACCAGAATATGATCGACGTGTTCGGTCTCGACTCCAGTATCAGAATGAAAGAGGAGGGACTCTGTGACTACATGTTTTCGGTGGCGATGGAGAATGCGGTTTCGGCCGGTTACTTCACCGAGAAGATTCTCGACTGTTTCGCGACCGGTACCGTGCCGATCTACTGCGGCGCACCGGACATCGGCGATTTCTTCAATCCAGCGGGGATCATCAAATTAGATGAGACCTTCACTGTGAAGGGGTTGTCCCGTGAGCGGTACGAGTCGATGTTGCCAGCTATTCAAGAAAATTTTGAGCGGGTGATGGAGTACGAGATCCCGGAAGATTACATCGCGCGGCGATATTTTCAGGTGAAGGAGAAAACGCGAATGAATTTGAGTCAAGCCATCAACGCTGGAGATCTTGTGGTGGCGGAGGCTTTGGTGAAGGAGATTCGTCTGCGACCGGATGCAGGCGCGGTTGAGCGGGGCTTGGCGGCGCTTACCCTGGCGTTGGCCTACTACAACAAGGAACAACTGGCCGAGGCCGAGCAATGGTCACTTCGGTCGTTGCATGGAAATTTTCGGGCGGACGCGTTGAAGCTGCTCGGGGAGATTGCCTTGGATCGAATGGACTACGAGTCCGCGATCGGATGGTACGAGGCCGCAGGCGCGATCACGCACGAGCCGCCGATCTCTTTGGTGGCGTCTGAGCCCGGCCGGTTGGAAGAGATCCGGCGCGAGTCTGTTGAGAACGTGCGGCCGGTTCGTTTCGGTCCGCCGGACGACGAGAGTCACGCGTTGGTGGTGCAGACAACAGAAGGGCGAGACAAGCTACGGGAGCAGACGCTCGCGAGCCTAGACGCGGCCGGTGCAGGGCGATGGAGAGGGCCAAGAATCTTGATAGTGGATGGTACGGGTGTTGGTGCGCCCAGCCCGGGATGGATTGCAGAGGGAGTACGGGATCAAGGCCAAGCCAAAACTTTTTTTCGTGGGCTTCGTGCTGCGATCGCTCTCGGCGCCAAGCGCCTCACCCTGTTCGAGGACGATGTCGTCCTGGCGAAGAACGCGCTCGATTACATCGCGCGAGTGGTGCCTTCAGAAGATGCGCCGATCACGGTTTGGTGGAGCGAACTCGGTGCGCCGTTTCGCCAGGGACCGCCAATGTACCTGTTCACGGATGCCTTCATCCGCAACGTGGCGATCTCGATGTCGTGCGAAACGGCCCAGAAGATTCTGGATTCTGGTGTCGTCAAAAATTGGTCCGAGCGCCATGCAGGAGACATGGCCTATGCCAAGGCGTTTCCGGGTGCGAAGGCCGCGCTGCACTTCCCTGGGTTGGTTCAACACATGGGGGATGAATCGTTGGTGGGTGAGACCGAGATCCGTAAGTCTTCAACATTTATAGGAGTTGACGCTGATGCGATGACACTGATTTGACACAGCGGGCAGAGGTGTGGTCTAGTTGCGGGGACGACTTGACGGCTCCGGGGAGTACCCGTAACCGTGGTCGGGAATCCTCAAGGAGATCATCATGGCCAGCGCTGTGCAACGCAAGAAGCTCTGTTTCTACGCCGACTTCATCAACGCCTCGTTGAACCCGATCCGGGTTTTTCCGTTGACCCAGTTTCGGTCAACCGGAAGCTACACCGGTGACATGTTCGGCAACGTGCTCCAGGATCTGGCGCCGTTGACGGTCGGTTCGCCCGGCTGGCGGAAGCAGTTGAACGACGTTGCCCTTTGGGAGCGTCTGATCGCGGCCACTGGCGCGGTTGCGACCAGCACCGCTTCGTTGCGGATCGCGCTCGACTTCGTGACCGCCACCACGGCGGCCGCAGCAGCGACCATTCTGCAGACGTCGCTGATCAAGACGAACAATCCGATCACCGGTGCGGCCGCGACGCTGGACACTGACGGTGCGACGCCGATCCTCACGCGGCACTTCGCGGCGCGTGCGACCAAGCGCGGCTCGGCCGCGGCCACCGCGCGGGTCATGGTGTACGCCCGGCGCGTGCACAGCTATGACGCGTAGGACTTCGGGCTAGCTATTTTGCTAGCAAAGTAGAAAGGCTCGGGGTATTAATACCTCGGGCCTTTTTGCTTTGGACCTTCTCACCCTCGACATGATTGCTCGGTCGGACGCGGCCGGCCTGGAGCGCGCGATCAAGAGCGCCCGCCCTCACGTCGATCGAGTGATCGTCGGTGTTGACGGCCGGTCGGACGCAGAGACCGTCATCATGGCCGGTCAATTGGCGGATGAAGTTTGGGGCTTTGAGAAGGGAGACATCGGGCTCTCAGACGAAGCCTGGGCCGTTGACAAGATCAATTTCGCTGCGGCTCGTAATCTCGGCCGCGCTCGGGTGAAGACGCCGTGGACCCTTGTCATCGACTCGGACGAGTTTCTCGAGTGCGTTGTCGATCTGCGCGCGTTTGTTAAGAGCCTGCCGGACATCGTTGGTGCCATTGCTCTTCCCGTGCACCTGGGAGACAGTATCACGCTCGATCACCACCGCATCGCTAGGTCTGAGTTCTGTTGGAGGGCACATACCCACAATCAACTCGTGATTCCGGAAAAATGGCAATACACCGTCTACCAGGGAGCCCACGTCTTTCAGCAACTCGATCTCCGATCTAAAGCAGAGCAAGAGCGTCGTCGAAAACAGCGTGATGCCGCCAACGAAGATCTGAAAGTCGATGCAAAGGCCGGAGATCTGGCCGCCCTGTACCACGTCGCGAAACACGCCACGCATGCCGGATCCGAAGATCACGTCGCTTTGGTGAACGAGTTTCGATTGTCTACAGAGGTGCACGGCCTTGCAGCGAAGGAGCGTAGACAACTCGCGATCCTCGTTGCTTGCGGTTTCTTCGACAAGAAGGACTATGCGACAGCCGAGACGTGGGCGGTCAAGGCGCTGATGGACGGTCCGAGTCTTGAAGCGTTCTATTTGCTCGGTGACATCGCGGACCTGCGCGGACGAAAAAAAGACGCGCTGGCGTGGCACGAGATCGCGTGCATCACGCTACCGTCGGAGGAGTTTGGTATTCCTGAGTTGGTCACCAAACGGTTCTTGCGCCGAGACGAGTTGCGACGATGAAACCGCTCATTGCCTTGTGCATGATCGTCCGGAACGACGCCCGAAGTCTGGAACGTGCGTTGGAGTCGGCCAAGGTGCACGTAGATGAGATCGACATCGGCATCGATGACCGTACAACGGACCCAGACACACGGAAGGTCGCGGAAAAGTTCACATCGTCGGTGTGGACGTTTGGACACGCGGATGTTGGTCTTTCTGCGGAGCAGTGGCAGGCCGGGCTGATTCACTTCGCGAACGCGAGGAATCTTGGATGGGCCCGCGTCAGATCCCCTTGGATCATGCACTTCGATTCTGACGAGTACCTGGAGTGCCGGGTCGATCTTCGTGCGTTAGCTGGCCGCTACATGTTCACGCCGTACAATTCGTTTTCGGTGTGGCGAGCGACAGCGAATTTCGAGTTTCGTGACCCGACGCGCTTTGCCCGAGCGCACTTGCGTTGGCGGTCTCCAACGCATAATCAGTTGCCGGGCGCGAGACCGGATTTTCCGATCGAGGCGAAGGTCATTCAGGACACGTCTTTGCGATCGACAGAAGACAACCAGCGTCGGAACGAGCAGCGCAACGCTGGTATGGAGTTGTTGCGGCCGTTGGCGGAAGAAGGTGATCAGAACGCCATCTACCACCTAGCAAAGCACGACACGTTTCTTGGAAACCTCGGTCAAGGCGCGAAGTGGGCGGAAAAGTATCTGGCGTCCCAGCTAGCACACGGAGAGTTTTCGGACAGTCGCGCCACGTTGTGTGTCGCTGTCGGACAGCGGTACGGGGAAGAGGGGGAGATCTTAGCGGCGGAGATGTGGGCGGTGCGGGCGTTGTTTGATGGCCCACACCCGGATGCGTTCGCGCTGCTCACGGAGTTGGCGAAACTTCGGGGGGATTCAACCGCCGCCGAGACATGGGCAAAGGCGGTTGAGTTCGCACCCGAGCGAGACAGGATGAGGAGCAAGTGATGGATTACGACACGTACAAGGCTGCACTCGGAGACGAAGAAAAGACGATGGAGTTTCGGAAGATCATCGGGCCTCGGATGGTCTTCTCAGACGAGCGGCAGCATCAAGCGGTTCGACTTTCAAGAGATGCAGTCGCGCGTGGAGAGTTTGAGCTGGCCGAGGTTTGGGCCATTCGCGCTCTGAACGACGGTCCCTCCGTCGACGCACTCTGTCTTCTCGGGGACATCTGTCAAGATACAGGAGATCTCGATAGCGCGCTGCACTGGTATGAGCTTGCGTGTGCTTGTACTGCGGTCCGGCGCTTCGACGACTCCAAAGTAGCGGCCGGCCGCCAGGCACGTCTTCAAGCCATTCGACGAGAGATCCGCGAGGAGTGGGAGCACCGGATCCCGCTGCGGGAGATCAATTTTCAGGCGCCTGCGCGGTTTTTCGCTCGTTGTACCTTCGGGGAGGTAGTGGAGTCGAAGCGGGATGACGACGCTGATTCGGTTGCGGCTTCTCTCAAGATCCTTGTAGTTGACGAAGAGAAAAAACTTTCGTTCGATTTCATCCGTACCGTCGTTCTCGACGATGATCTCGAGTTCATCTCTTTTGCGCCTGACTTGAAGCTCCCGCATGAGCCGAACCTGCCTCACGCGATGTGGGTCCTGCCGGTGCACCAGGTTCCTGAGTTTGGGGACGTCCTGTTGCTTTCGCCGAGAGCTGCCAAGGCCGCGGCCCAAGCCACGTCACGATCTACGTTCTTGAAGCAGTTGCCGGAAGGCGCCAAGTTCGGCGCGTTTACCGGGGTGCTCTAGCGAGCGGTTCGGTGGTGTCGAAAGCCCGGGAGGCGCTCGCATAAGTGATTTCAAGATGTTGCGGCGGTTTTGGATGAACGAGGAGAGAAGTAACGGTCATGAAAGACAGGCGCTCGAAAGACCGGAGTCAAAGACGTGAAATTGTGGCATAAATCAATGGGGCAGCAGAAAACCTTGCTCAACAGGTTGGAAGTTGAGACGAGCGCCTTGTCCAGCCGTTCCTGGAACTCGCGCGCAGAGCAGAAAACCTTGCTCAACAGGTTGGAAGTTGAGACTCGCCTGCTCGACGAGGCTCGATGGGGGCTTGACTGGGTGTTGCAGAAAACCTTGCTCAACAGGTTGGAAGTTGAGACGGCGATCCCTGGAACCCTGTTTGAGAGTGAGCTTTTGCAGAAAACCTTGCTCAACAGGTTGGAAGTTGAGACCGTTCCTTGATGGAATTCAGGGGTGCAAGCAATCGGTGTGGCAGAAAACCTTGCTCAACAGGTTGGAAGTTGAGACCAGGGGCTCTTCGCGTCGTCGAAGAAGCACGCGTAGCAGGCAGAAAACCTTGCTCAACAGGTTGACACCGGGACGCTCTAGGCGTGCGCCGGAACCAGGCGACGTCGAGCCGTGCGCCTTCGCTTTTTGGAGAAAGCGATGATGGCGATGCCGCCGAGAACGGCCACACCGGCACCGACGCCAACCCACATCCAGGGGAATTTCTTCTTTTCGGCCGGTGCGGGCACATCGGCGCCCGGGGTCGGTGCGATTTCTTGACCTCCGCCAGGTACAGCGGACGGTGGCAACATCGCTGAGTAGTCAGGTGTTGAAGATGAAGGAGCGTATGTGGGAGCCGGCGCCTGTTGCGTCTGCCGTGCGTAAGCGGCTTCGGACGGCGACGGTGTGTAGGAAGGTTCAGATGGAACCGCAGCCGGTGTCGGCGCGGTGTACGCGGGCTCTTGGATACGTGGTGCGGGACCGATGTCCGGCACCGGGGCCTGGGCCTCTTCCGGTGTTGCTGTTGGCCCCGGGCCGTTGCCCTTTGCTTCTTCTCGAGCAGCGACCGCGCGTTTCGCTGCGACCGCGGCTTCGACCTGGGACGCGATGACGTCCGCCATGGCCGAGACCTGGCCGGCGGAGAGCTTCTGCTTGAGCCCGGCAGGCGCGTTCGGGATGTAGGACGAGATTGCCTTGTTGATGGCCGCGGTCGTCTTCGGGCCGACGATGCCGTCCGATGCGATCCGCAGGACAGAGTCACCGACCAGGGCACCGAGATCGATCAGCGCCCGCTGCATGCGCGCGACGGTGAGGTTGGCGACGCCGCCGGGAACAGCGGCTTTCGCACCAGGGGTCGCCGCCACCGGTGCAGTGGATCCACGTTTCGTGGCTTCGGACGAGATCATCGATGTGAGGGCGGCGATGTTGGCCTTGATGCCGTTCATGTCCGTCTGCGCCTTGCCCAGATAGGCAGTCAGCGCACGGTTGACGGCGGTGAGGGTACGAGGGCCGACGATCCCGTCCGCGGCGATCTTCAGAACCGCGTCCTTGGTTGCGTTTCCGAGCGAGCGAAGGGCATTCTGCAGCGCGAGTCCAGCGGTCTTGGAGATTGCCGGGGCAGCCTTTGGTGTCGTGGCCGGCTTCGCCTTGAACGCGGCGATCTCACGCTCGACGTAGGTGGCAATCATCGCGGCGTTGCTCTGCACCTGGGCGGTGTTGAGCGATCCCGTGCGCATGTTGGCCGGTGCACTTGAAACGTAGCGAGTCAGAGCGCGGTTGGTGGCCGCGACTGTTTTTGGTCCGATGAGACCGTCGGTCGCGATCTTGAGGGTTGCGTCGTTGCGCTGGGCACCGAGCGTGGCAACCGCGCGTTGAAGAGTCGCGACAGCGGCCTTGCTCGCGGTCGGGGCTGCGGCGGCAGGGGTTTTCGCCACCGGGGCTTTGCCGGCCTGGCGTCGGTTGGCTTCGGTCGCGATCAGGTTCGTCAGGGCGGCGACCTGGGCCTTGATCGTCGCGACCGTGAGCTTGCCGGTGCGCGCGGCTGCCGGGGCCGTGGTTGCGTAGACCGACAGCGCCCGGTTGACGGCCGCGGCCGTTCCCGGACCGACGATGCCGTCAACTTTCAGGGCCAGACGGCCGTCGTTCGTGAGCATGCCGAGGGCGACGACAGCCCGTTGAAGGGCCGCTTCGGCTGGGCTGCTCGCGCCCAGTTGCTGGTATCCCATGCCGGGATACCCGAGCCGTTGGTACCCGAACGGTGACATCATCAAGGGATGTTACCGGCGGCTCTTGCGGCGACGGCTGGTTGATTTCCGCTTGCGGCCCGAGGAGCGGCAGCGGTTAAACGCCTTGAAGCAGGTGCGGCCGGTCGACGCGCTCAACGCCGGGCCCGACTTCAAGCAGCTCTTGACCGCAGTCTTGCAATGCTGTGGGGCGCTTCCGCCGCCTCTTTTGGATGGCATCGTGAATTCTCCTGGGATTGGTTTCGACCGAGGACAGAGACAGAGTACCCCGGGCGGGGCGCTTCCGTCAACGACTACACGTTCGGCAGGTTTTCCGGAGAGTACGTGCGGTTGATCCGCACGAGTTGGATCTGGCCGTCGCGCAGGGTGATGGTGACTTCGGTGTGCGCCTTCTCGTTAATCAGACGCCCGACAACCTTCGTGAACAACTGCCAGAACGCGGGAAAGGTCACTTGAAAGCCTTGTAGAGAGCGAAGGCTGCGATGCCGCCGATGGCGAGACCGATCGCCACGGGGATGATGATGTCGGTAGCGACGACGGCGCCGAGAAGTTGAGGCTTCTGCACGAACCGGCCGCCGTCGCGGGGCATCGGTAGATCGAAGAAGTCTCCGGTAGGGAGGATGAGTCGTCGAGTGTTTGAGTTCATCCGCTACCTACTGCGAAGTCACGATATTTCGCCATCGGGGGTTGGCGTCCAAACTTGCCGATACCTAGTGTGGTGTCGAGCGCGACCCAGCGAGAGGGCTTGTGTTTTGGAACACCACACATCGCGTAGATGTGGTCCCAGCTGTTGCCGGTGTTAGATGTGATCCGGAACTTACTCTCAAATCCGTTTTCCATCGCGAGAGTGACGCAAAGCGTCGCATGATCATCACAGTCACCTCCACCGAACTGTAGCGTCCGAAGCGCGGTCTGGAACGTGTCTTTGCTTGCGATGTCTCCGGTGTAGCGGACATTTTTCACGACGGCATCGAAGATCGCGCCGAGTTCACCCATGTCGTCGCGAGCTTTCACGCCTTGAGTGACCGCGAGCCCGAGCCGGCGCATGAGCGGGTCTCTCAGTCCACCTTCCGGTGCCCAGACCAACCGCCGCAGAATCTTCACGCGATCTTCCAGCGTGTAGACGGTGTGGGCGCGGAGTTGCGGCGCAGACATCCTCGATAGAATGCGCCGTAAATGCCCGATCCGTCAAGGTCGGTTGACCCAGACGCCGCGATTCGGCATGATGAAGCCCGTGGACACGGGGCTAGTTTCGATCAACGGGTTCGGTGTTGCGCCACCCACTCGATTTGAACGAGATCTGGCGGCTCAAGCGGCGAAACGTGCTCCCCCGCCTGGGACACGTTGCCCGGACGGGAGAGCCCCTTTTCCGCAGTACGGCTCCTATTACTGTCCGCCATCGGCGCAGTGCAAGTCTCCGAAGACACAGTATTGGAATCCGGCTCAACGCAAGTGGATCTGCCACATGCCGGAGAAGAGCGCGTTGCAAAAGGTCGCTTCCGGTGCGAAGACCGTTGCAAAGGTCGTCACCAAACCGATCGTGGCTGTTTCGGCGGCCGTCTTCAACAAGCTGGTTTCGCCGCTCAGGAATCGCGTCACTTCGTTGAAGAAGGGGCGCGCGCTCAAGCTGGCTCAGTTGCGGCGAAAGTCGAACGTTCCGACCGCCGCCGAAAACAACGAAGCCGCAGGCTGGACAAAAGCAAAGCTCAAGAGCGGAGGTCCACAGGGTTATCTGTTGGCGCTCTTCGCCGGGGCGGACACGCCGTTTTGTGTGAACGGTCTTGGAATGTCGACGAATCTTGGCGTGGATCCGGCAACGATGAGTTTGATCGCGGCTTCACTTCCACCGCTGACGCTTCTCTTGAACAACGTTCTTAAGAAGGCGGGGGCGGCTGGGGAGATCGCATCTCAGACCGTACAGGCGTACGCGGCCAGTAACGTGCCTGGCTACCAACCGGGTGCACCGGTTCCGTCGGCGGCACAATACGCGCAGCAAGCCGCTTCAGCTTACGTTCCTCCAGAGGCTTCGGCTTATATTCCGCCAGCCGCTGCTTCTTACGTTCCTGAAGCCGTACCACAGTTCGAGCCGCAAGCCGAGTATTCGGAAGAGATGTACGGAGCGGTCGCAGGACAGTCCAATTTCAAAACCGGCGCATTGCTTACAGGTCTTGCGGTCATCGCCGGCACCGGTGCCTTTTTCATCTACAAGCGCAAGCGTCGCCGACGCCGGTAACCTCGATGCGCGATGTCCTTGTCGTCCTGACCACCCCGAACCGCGGGAAGTCTTATCTGAAGGACACATTGGCGTCGCTCGATCGTGCGGGGGCAGATCAGAAGATCGTGATTGTCGACGGCGAGCCGGATGAGACGATTCGTAGTACTGCTTTGTCTACTGGTTGGGGAATTGTTCCGATACCGGGTGGACCTGTTGGAAATCTTAAGGCGGTTTTTGCGGCGTTTCGTTTCGGCGCCGAGTTCGACCGCATGCTCTTCTTCGAGGATGACGTGGTCGCCTGCAAGAGCGCCGTTCACCGCATGCGCCAGATCGGCGTCCCCGACGACTGCGCGTTCATCAGTTTCTTCGACATGAAGGACTGCCCGTACGGCGCAGCGGACGGCCTGCGAAAAGTCCCTGTGATGGGAGCCGACGGGCGAGGCTTCTGGGGAACCCAGGCAGTCATGTTCCCGCAGCGCACGATGAAGTATCTCGTCGAGAACGCGCGCTACTGGGTCGACGAGGTCCCGAACAAGCATTCAGCCGACGCGCTCTTCTCGCACCAGCTCCTCTATTCACCCTGGACCGAGTACGCGCTGCATGTTCCGAATCTCGTCGAGCACGTGGGTGAAGTCTCGTCGGTGTTTTCATGGGTGCCGAAGGTCAACCGGAAGGCGACTTCATTTCGAGGAGAGGGCTTCGATGCCCTGACGTTGTGAGCCGGATCGTTCGGCTTTCGTGCCCGGGTGTCCGACCGCTGCAGGTCTGGGATCTGGATGTCGGCAGCGGGCAGAAGTTTTGGGAAGTAGTCGGAGCGCGTCTGACCGAAGACCTGTCGCGCAAGTATTCAAGAACCGAAGCCGCGAGTATCGTCGCCAGCGGTATTATTCGCGGGTGTGGGGTTATTCAGCGGGAGCATGAGTTTGACACCGTGTTCCTGGCAGGCGGCGGTGCCGAGATGCTCGGGCTGCAGGACATGCTGCGAGCGCCACCAGTCTGGATGTTCGCCGGTCGAAACTACGCCTGGACCGCGAAAGAGGCGCTTTTTGCGAACAAGGATCTGATGGTCGTGGTCGATGTGGGACAGACTTCGGTGAAGTGTTACGCGTCGCCCGGCGCCAGCTTCGTCGTCGCTCGGGATTTTTCAACCATTCCGATTGAAGACGTGCTTGGGAAGCAAGAGCGGTCGATTTGGTTCATTCGGGATGCGGTTCGAGAGGCTTCGACGATGCTTCCGAACGTGCCGCTGCTTTTGAGCCTGCCGTTTCCGATTGGGGATGACCTGGTGCCGGGTGAAAGCACGTACGGAGTGGCCGGGCACAAGACTTTCGTGGATGAAGTGTTGGCGGATGTGCCGGCGGACACCCAGGTCTACGTCATCAACGACGCCGAGCTGGCGGCCGAGTGCGCCAGGGCCCACCTTCCCGAAGGCCGGAAGGTGCTGGTGTTGACGCTCGGGCTCGGGCCGGGGGCGGCGTTGATTGAGACTTGACCGGGCTTTGCTACTATGTTAGCAAACTAGCAGTGAACCTCTTCGTTCTCCTCATGTGCGGCGGGAAGCAGACCCGTATGGGATCCTACGAGGGCGCGAAGCAGCTGGTTCCGGTGAACGGTGAACCGAATGTGGACCGAACGGTACGGATGTTGCGTGAGGTCAACCGGGTGATTGTGCGCGTTGTGGCGCCACCAACGCCCGACTGGATCATGTTCGCGTCTGACGCAAGAGCCGAACGCGTGGACAGCGTGGACCCGCTTTTCCTCGCGGCCGTCGCCGGGGCGCTTCCGCTCGAATCTCACGCGATCGACCGGTACCTCGTGCTGTGTGGGGACGTCGTCTTCTCGCCGACCATCCTCACCAAGTTGATCGACCCGTCGGTCCCGATCACGTTCGCCGGGCGATTTTCGCCGAACATCCATACCGGGCGGCCGGCCGGGGAGCTGTACGGGTTCTCGTTTTCGGCCAGCAAACGCGGCCTGGTCGTTCACCAGCTTGAGATCGTGCTCGCTGAAGTAGAAACGCTTAAGGAGACGTTGCACCGCGGCGGAGTAGATGACCCTGATCGGATCGCGGACATCGTCGAGAAGAACGCGCGGCTTTGGCGGTTCATGCACATGGCCGAGGATAATCTCGGGGCGACCGTGGTCGATGTGGATCTCTGGGACTACATCGACGACATCGACGGTCCAGACGATCTGGAGAGGTTGCCGCGCATCGAGGCCGCGATTCGGAGGCGGGAATGAGGTTTACCGCCAAGCAGTTGAGTCTTGTTCTTAGCGAGTTTGTTGGTGCACCAGCGGAGTACGCGGTCGATGACGGGCTTGGTCTTGTTTGTTTAATCTGTGTTGAAATCGTGGCGTTGAATCAAGATTGGACGGTGGTTTCACACGGGGATGAAAGCTTCAAGAAGAATGCGGTATCTGCGAAGTCACCCGAGAAATTGTTGCATGCTCTAGAGCCGACCCGATGATCACCGCCGTCATCAGTCGCTACGGAGACCGAAAGCGCGAGCCCCAAGGTTGCGTGATCGACAAGGTCGGCATGAACGTCTACCAATTGGTGGTAGAGCCCGGTCCACGACCGTTCGTGTTCGTCGAGACAGTGACGCCGAATCGGGTTGCGGTCGTCGATCGGGGGCTCACGGGTTTGGTGTTCGACATCCGGACCTTCAACACCTTGAACGGGTACCACCCGGGGTCAGATCTGAAAGTACGCGTGTACCGTGAGGGGGAGCCAGATCTGCTTTCGAGTATTGTGCTTGATGAGAAAGGCAAGGTTGGTGGAAGCGGAGATTCAGCAGCGCCGACCTGGCGTGATGGTCTCAAGACGATCGTACAGCCACGAGATCCAGGCAGTCTAGTTCTCGTGCAGGCACATGGTCGAACTGTTCAGCATCTTGTCGTTGAACAAGTTGAAGGCAAGGTCTCGATCGAGACCCTCATCACCCGAACCCCGGCTACGCCGCTCGAAACGAACATCGAGATCGCCGTGGTCCGAAACCTCGGGCCGATCAGGGGCCGATGAAGACCATCGCGCTGGTGATGGGGTTGGAAGGCTTCTTCGACGAGAATTTTCCCGAGGAGTATTTGAGTTTCGACGAAGTCGTTTATCTTTTTGGGGAGCCTCACGAAATAGAGAAGTGGAAGGAAGCCGCGGCGAAGACCGATGCGGACATCGTCGGGTTCTTTTGCCTCCACGAGAAGATCAATGGCCCCCTGGGTGACGCGCTCGCCAAGATGATCTCAGAGAACAAGCGCGTCGTCCTCATGCCCCATGAGCGAGTCGAGACCACGTACCGGTTGCGTTTCGCCCGGAAGCCTCTTCCCGAGCGGTTGGAAGACTTTCTTTGGCCGACCGTGGACCCGTCGAAGTTGATGGGGCTCGTGAACTATCACGGCTTCGTGGCGTCGAACGTGTTCACGTCGGGGGGACCGGTCGTTCAGCATCGACCGCCGCATGAGGAGAGTGGAGTGTTGTTGGCGGCGAAGTTGGTGCGGGAGGGGAACGCGCTTTTGGATTCTGCCGATGATAAAGCGTTCGCTGCGTTCGCGCAGGCGAGTCTTGTGGCAGCGCTGCCGGATGCCTTTTTCGGACTCGCTTCGTGCGCTCGGTATGAGTCGTCGTTCCAGTCGCTCCAGCATCTCGAACGCGGTTTTCTTGCCGCCGAGGAGATTTTGAGCATTCTTCCGTGGGATAAAAGAGCGCGTTTTGTGCGTCCGGCTCTCCTTGGTCTTGACATCTGTTTGCAATCCGAGCCTCCAGATCTAGAAAAAGCGAAGAAGTTTTTGCGGATACTGGAACAGGCGAGTCCGACGGATACTGCTTTGCCGCGGTACTCCATGAGGATACAGACGCAAGAGGCGCTTCAGCGTCGGTCGATCGTCGGTTTCGATACCGAGGTGCCGCAGGAAATCGTCGTACCCTTGTCGGAGGTGTTCGATCCGCCACCGAAGAAAAGTATTTTGAGTCATGAGAGGATCTACGCCACGGCTGCAAGCATTCCGAAGGTAGGGGCACAGTTTTCGTGCGTCCTCCCCCTCGACCGACGCCCGTCCCTGGACCCGGTGGAGCTTGCAGGCCTGCATCGTGCCCGGGGTTTGATCGCCGTTTCTGAATTCCAGGCTGAACAGTACCGGCGCGCGTACCCATTTCTGTCAGCGGACTTCATCAAGGTGTGTCCGCTCGGTTTCAACATGAAGCTTGACAAGGACATCGGAAAAATGCCGTGGGTAGCGGTTAGTGATGCGCCGAACGAGGTCGAGCAAGAGATCATAGATCGTGCCGGTGTTGGTGATGATGTTCGCGGTCCTGGTGAAGATCACTACCTAGAGCGCAGCAGGATCTTCTTGCACGTCCCCCTCGACGAACCGTACCGCTGCGAGGTTGTTCTCCAGGCCCAGGCCGTAGGCGCCGTTCCGGTCGTGGCCGCGGTCGGTTGTCTCCCAGAGCTTGTCAAAGGTGGGTACTGCATCCGACCTCCCGTTACTTCAGAAGCCTTTATCGACGCCGCGGCCAAGCGGATCGTACATTTACTCATGCACGAGTCGGATCGTCTTGCCGTAGCTGAAGAAGGCCGGCGCCGGACTCTCGTCGAGAACACGTGGGAAGCCGTAGCTCCGTTGTGGCGGAAGGTGTTCTCGTAGTACACTTCGGCGCATGGCCGTCGGAAATTTCGTGGTTATTGGAACCAGTCCGCACCGGCTCCGTTATCGGTTGACCGCGGACGGTGCCGGTGGCGGCACACAAAACCGAACACGGACGCAGATGATCGGTGACTGCGCCGCTGGTCCGCTCAAGGCCTATTTGAGGGCACTTGCTTCCATGACCGGGTTCACCAATTTCAACATGAATATTTCAGTCAACTGCAGGAGTTTGCCGGGTACTTCAGGTTTGGCACAAGTCGCGGATAACGACGCGAACAGCATCGATCTAGTGGTCACAGCAGCGAGCACAGCAGCTGAGTTCGAGATCATCTACAACCATTCGATGGTCAAGTAGAGACCCCCTCTTGACGCCGCTCAGCGTCTCCTGTACCTTGTGATCTCGAAATAGGGATTCGTCGGAATCCCGCTCAGGGCTACCAGACAACTGGCGCTTTTACCGCGATGGCGGTGAAAGCGCCTTTTTGCATTTTGGGGGTCAGACAAAAATGATGTTGGGACAGCAACAAAAACCGAAGTGGGGATACGGTGGATACGGGCCCGGCGGCGGCTCACTCCCGTACAACATCATGTCGACGGGTGCCGTCGCGCCGTTCGACCCGATGGGTGTCCGGCACGATATCAAAGCCAACTACGTGCAGGACATGGTCCGAATTCCGGTCGGCATGGCGCCGGGTGGAATTCCGAGCGGGAATGCGTTCACTCCGAACGTACCGGCCGCGTCGGTGCCGACCGCGGGCGTGCTCCTTGGACAGGCCCCCGATGGTCGTCCCGTCAGGCAATTCAACATCGACGGCAATCCGAACACCGTCCAGGCACAGGCCGTCGCAGCCGGCGCGCGACAGGTCGCCCAAAATATGCGCGCGATGGGCCTCACCAATCTTCCGTCGGCTCTGGTCGGCGGCCCGCTCGCGTCTCTCGCGCGCGGCGAGGCCGTCATCCTGCGATGGCCGAACGGAATTCAGGTCGGAGCTTCTCTGTAGGATCGAAACCCCAACAAAAGGACAAGGAACATGGCACGTCGAAAGCGTCACTGCAAGCACGGGATCGTGAAGAAGGGTCGTCGCAAGGGCGGCTGCTTGAAGCACAAGCGAGCCCGCAAGCGCCGATAAGGCGGAAGACCTCAACAGATTTTTCTCAACACCAACAAAGGAACAGCAAATGCGGTATCACGATTTCGGATTCGACGGCTCGCTGTCCGAAGGCCTGGCAGGGCCTCTGGTCGGCGGTGGCGTCACACAGGTGGGCACTCTGGCGGCCAGGTTGATCTTCGGGAAGACACGTCCCGCGATCAACAAGTGGGCGCCGACGATCGGCTTCGTGCTGGGGGGAATCGTCTCCGGCATCCTGGCCGCTCGCAAGAGCACGCGCGGGATCGGCATCGCCGGCCTCGTGACGGCAGGNCTGGTCGCGCTTCCTCGTCAGCTGGAAGAGCTGATGATGGGCGGGACCATGAAGGACGGTTTCGGCGTGATCACGCCGGAGCAGATGCAGGGCGCGTTCGGAGCGGATGCTCCCGTCGAGCTGCTGGATTCCGGCAACGGAAACTACGCAGGGATGGGCGTGCACACCGCCGAACAGGGGATGGGTGCTCCGGCTCCCGTCGAGATGCTGGGCAATTCCGGCTTCGGGGCCAACTTCGCGAGCGTGGGTCGCTAGTTCGTAGCGACACGTTCAAACAAATTCATCACAGAAAAACAGGAGAAAAGGACACATGGACAACCAAGGCACACTGGCAATCCGCGTTCAGGGCGTTCCGTACCCGATCATCTTCGGGGACTGGACCCATGACCGCCTGTACCACACGGTCGAGTTCCAAGGCGGCGACACCAACGCTCTTCAGGCGTTCGTCGGCGCCGAGGGCAATCAGATCCCCGGCGGCACTCGCGTGCTGACGCTGGTCGACACCAACCTCGTTCGCGGCGGCGACACGGGTCTGCAGATGGGCTACGAAGCGCTCATCTACAGCATCCAGGTCGAGGTCACGCGCGAGATGGGTCGCACCGCGGCCAACGCGAACTTCGAGCTGCAGGACACCAACCTGGTGCAGCTGTCGCGCCCGCCGCACGTCGGTGGGTACGATCCGACGGTGGTCAACGGAGGCGTGTTGTTCGACTTCCTGCGGAAGACGTACTTCAAGTTCTCCGTGAACCAGAAGGTCAACTCCGAGGGACCGATCTCGGAGTATCCGCAGGGCTCGGGCCTGCACGTGTTCAGCACGGGAACCAACGTCGAGGTCGCGGGGAACGGTATTCCGTCACCCCGGGATCAGTCGGCGCTCGTGCTGCCGATCTGGTTGCGGGACAACATCGGGTTCCGCGCCCTGCTCAACCCGTGCGCACCACTCGGTGTTGCCGGCGTGGCGGGGTCGGTCGCTGGGTACACCGACTGGACCGGCCTGACGACCCCCGTCGCCATGGGGTTCGACGTTCGGGTGACCCTGGAAGGCTTGATCAAACGTCCCGTGGTGTGACAACCCCACTGCGTTGCCTGTGAGAACAGGCGGAAAAAGGCGGGGTGGCTTCGGCCGCTCCGCCTTTTTCTTTTTGGCCTGTTGCGGCTCTACGCCGTTGCCATTTTCAACGAGTTCCGGCAAGATGTTCACACGATGCCCACCGAAGCAGAAATCGCAGCCTCGAATGGCCTGGCCGCCTCGATCATGCAGGTCGCGCCTTGGCTCAAAAAGCAGATGGACAAGCTTCAGCCGCTTGTCGATCAGCCGGTCATCCGATTCCCATTCGCGATGCCGCTTGCCGTGTCGCAGGTGATCCCAGCCGGCGCCAACAACGTGCCGCTGGTCGCGACCGATTTCCAGCTCGGTCTCGAGTACCCGTTCGAGGTGCACAAGATCAAGTTTTCACAGGACGCCGCGCACACCTTCCGTGATTGGCGCGTGTCGATCCTCGACGGCACGTTCGCGCAGAACATGCAGAACAACCCGTCGATGGTGGCACTGCTCGTCGACAACAACACCGGTGCGTGGGCGATGGACCCCTTTCCCTGGATCGTCCGGCCGAAGGGGGGGACCGTTCAGATCCGCGCGGACAATCTCGATGCCGTCAACCCCACCACGGTTGACATATCCCTCGTGGGCTACTTGCTGCAGCCGCGGGCGCTGTAGGAGCCGCTCTTGAGCGAAGCGAAGAGCGCGATCGGAGAGGTTTTCGGACAACTTCGGTTGTTGCTCGGGGGCCTCGACAGTCAGGCCGATGTCGCGTCCAGGTCGGGTGACGACCTTGAGCCGCAGCCGAATTCGCAGCCGCTCGGGGCCGTGACCGGTGTTCCTCCGGCAACACGCGTCTACGGTGTCCAGGTCAGCAATCGTGTCGGCGGCGTGATGCTGGTAGGCCCCGACCGCGCCAGTCGCTCCGTGCGCATCACGACGCCCGACATCGCGTTCGGTGTCTTCATCGGTGTCGGAGCCGGTGGTGGCGGCGAGTCTCCAAATCCGGGCGGATTTCCGATCGCACCTGCGATCCCGTACGAGATCATCCTGTCGGGGTACCAGACAATATGGGCAATCACCAATTCACCCGTCTTCGTTCAGGTGCTCGTGCAGGTCGCGCCGCTGCTCATCGGCGACCGCGAGCGCGCCTGGGCGCTGTAGTCGCCATCGGGGCGGTTGTCGTCGCCGCGGGGCTGCTGATGG